TATCGTCACTGGCAATAGCATCGGCCTCTTTGACCAATCCAGCGTCATCATTTTCCTTTGCCGCGATCTCCAGACTTTCAACAGCCTTCAGAATTTCAGCAGCGTTCACTTCCCGACTCGTCATTCTTTCCCTACTCATATGCGTTCTCCCTTTTTTAGCGACTACCGCCGCTGTTATCTTTTAACAAATTTTTTCAACAATCGAAGACTCACGAGAAATCTTCGCTCCAGCATTAACAATTGGAATCCCGGAACTCTCAAATACCTTATCCCAGTTCCAAACTTCCTTAACCGTCTTGCCGTCCACAGTCAGGTTCAATACTCCAGCACATTCCCCGTTACTGGCATTCTGTCTCAGAATCGTCGCAAACCAGTAAGTCCCATCAACCGTTGTTCCGGAAGCCTCCTGCCCTTTGGCAGTCCCCCCCATACTTAAAGGCAATCTTCCGAATCAGACTACGAACCTTTGATTGAAATTCGGCCGGAGCCATTCCCGCACCAGCAACTCTTCCCCGACCATCAAGCCCAGTATCTTCATCATCCATCAACATCTGAAGATCTTCTTCATGCTCGACCTCATCTGCCAGGATCTCCCGAATCATCTCAAAAGTCACATCATCCTTGCCCCTGACAAAATTCAAAAGTTCCTGATAATACCGAATGGCACACTGTTCCCCGTGAATGTTGTCTTTCAAAATCCCACGAACTGACGGATCTACTGCCGGGGCAAACCCACACGCCCCATTCGATTCCCAATCTGAAGGATGAAGAACCAAACACCCTCCCAATTGGATAATTCGATTTGCAATCATCCCGGCATGATTCTTCTCATCCTCAGCGTGTTGTAACAATTCCGGCTCAACACTCTTTCTCATTCCTCCCACCAACAACTGAGCCCCGACCCAATATTGATAATGAGCCATCCACTCATCAGAATAGGCCGTCCGTAAACGTCCTATCAACGCTTGGACATCCAAACCTACAATTTCAATCCCGACATCACCTGCTTTGTGGAGTTTCATAAAAATCCCTCAAATATATCCAACCACGAAATTTCCAACTACAATGTCATTAGGACCAATGTCTGCCCCGGTCTTGCTAACAATCACGATGGTTCCACGACGAGTTTTGATGCTCCAATGAGACGGCCCCATATCCCCACTGAAATAATCCACCTTGCCAATGTTGAGTTTCGTCAATGGCCCCCGCAGAGACATAAAACTGTTGGCCTTTACAACTTCAACCACCGCATCGAGATCAGGATTACTAGCTTTAATAATATAGGTAGCCCTCTTATAAACACTGATTTGCCAAGTCATCTGTTCAAGAGTTCTGATCATCTCGATAATCTCGTCTTCATTCTCCGGACTATCTTCTCTCAGAACCATCTGGAGTCTCTGTCTGGCTAAAGACAAGTCACCCCAAGCCTTATCCAAGGCCTTCTTTGCCTCAACACTATTATTAGAAGCAGTAAAACTCGTGGCAATTCTGTCGGCTATTCTTTTTTCGTTCATCCGATCATCCTCGCAATCTTGTTATACCTGTCTTCTTGCATACGACGAGCAATCTCGGCCTGGGCTACCCGAATGATCATCATCCCATTCTTGTCCGCCACCCTCAGTTTGAAGATGTCATCCATCGCCAATTGAAGCCTGCTTGTCGGCATCTCAAGAATCCTTGCCGCCTCCTTGGGTAACTCACTGACATAATGATTCAAGACCGCACCATAGAACGCCGGCTTCTCAACCCACGATGCCTCGATGAACTTGACGCTCTTGCCGTCTCCAACCCTCTTCCCATCCTTCATTATCGAGCGACCACACAACTCTGCGACCACCCTCTCAACTCCCTTCTTATCCCGGAACCGAGACAGAAGCTCATTATCAAGATGTTGGCAGTTCGGCATATTGTCACCCAGGACCTTCCCACAACGGGAGCAAGTCACCCAGTCCGCCAAACAGTTGTGAACCGCCACGCCATTCAAGATATACGAATGATCGCCATCCTCGTTCTTGACATGCACATTATGAACATCACAGATTAAATCTGTAGGATCGTTCCTTGTCACCCTGCGAAGCATATACCCACCAACATTCGATACTCCTGAATGATTCGCCTGTTGATTTCTGAACTTAAAAGTTCTCCCAGCTAAAATTCCAGCGTGTCCCTTTCTCGTATTGACATACCACGCTGGCTTCTTACCATTCACCTTGGACTCGGAGATATTGGACGGAACACTCAAGAACATCAGCATTGATAACACTTGTTCGCTCAATGCTCGACTGCAACTCGCCGTCGTAAACCGAGCCGAATCCTTCCGGCAATGCCCGTCTCCGCTGATGTATGCTCCGAGAATGCTCAACAGACTTTCATCGTCGAGATCCATCACCCATCCAGCAAATCTCTTTTCATCACAGTATTCACCACAGGTCTTCTGCATCCACTCTGCCATCTCCCTATCGTGAATCACAATCCTGCGACTTCTACCGCTTTTCCTGTTCCGTTCTTGAGAGTAAATACTGGACTCGGAAATGCCCCACTCACGAGCGGCAGCCATAATTTCATCTCCAGCCGGTTCATCAGCATGAAGAGAAAATTCAACAGACATCGGCTCTCCCTTGTCCGACTTCTGCAAATTGCCCTCGGCGGCGTAATATCCCAACAGCACGCACTTGAACTTATCCAGCCCTGCCCTATTTGCTTCTTTTCGTCCCATCGGAACGGCAACATAATCACCCTTCCTCAATTCCGCCACTGGAACCCATCCAAACTTCACCTTTTGAACCACAGGCTCAAAGACCGAACTGCATTTCGGATTAGAATTCGAGTGCTTTTGCTTGCACGACTCAGAACACCAATGGTGAAGAATCTGATCCAACTTCCACGGCTTTGAGATACTCCGTCCCATCTCCTTGCCGCATCCAATACAAACATCGTATCCGATCAATGCCCAATATGGATGCTCGCCAGTCACATAAGTATCTGGAATTCCCGTCAATGAAAGCCTTCTCAATTCTCCCGGAACAGTCTGTCTCGTCCGTATGGATTCGACTTCGGCAACTCCTCCCGTATGCGTCCTCACCTTATCTCCAACCCGCACCATCTCGACGGTTTTAGTCGCTCCATCCAGCATCGTCACCGGAGTACCAGAAATAGCACAACCCATGCTCATCGTGGTCAACTCACCCTTGCCAATCTTCTTGACCAACCGGTCATGCTTACGATCCGTAGCAACCAAAATATCGCAATTTTTCACCTTGATACCAGAAACGATATAATTGTGATCTTCCTCAACTTCAATGTTATATACTGGAACTTCAATCGTATCTGCGATCCTATCAATAGACTCAACCCTGCGAGCAATACCTTCCTTGCAAGCAATTGAAGCCCTGTTGTTTAATCTTAAATCTCCAGACCACACATCAAAGGAATTCTTCACCCGTAGATATGGACGAAGAAGATCGCTCGACTGACAATCAAGCTCCACTGTCGCACATCCACTGTATGGACCATCATGCCAATTGCCAGTAGTGGAATATGCCATCCCAAGAGAAGCCAATAAGAATTCAACACCACGAATCATATCGTTACTGGCAGACTTAAAGCTGACGACATCCCTTCTGGAACATCCATCTCCATCGATTAACCCAGCTAAAAATCCTAATTTTGCCTCATCATTCCATTCCATTAAAATGTCAGTATGAAACTTCTTTGTAGCCGATCCCCTACCACAAAGTGAAATCATCATCTCGGCAAGAGTCTCGTGTCCAACTCGAATATTACATCCGAATTCAGAAGTATCACGACTATCGACACTCCCATTTACGTTTCTCATTAGTTTCTCACCAGAATATCTCTGAGTAAAAAATGGCACCTTATAAGGACCGATTTCCTTTAAAACCGAATCAATAGCTTGACGAGCAATAGTCTCCTCGTCCTGATGACAAGTAAACTGTGTTACCTTTGGATGCTTAACCCCATCCTTATCTGCTCGTTCTACAATAGATCCCTCTGCGGCATAAAATCCAGACAACCAAGCCAAATCCTTGCTAATTTCAATATCACCACTACATATTGGTTTAGGCTGAAGTACCCACCAGTTCCTACCTACAGAACCCACCTCTGTAATTTTCCATTCATCTTCAATGTTTTCTTTCGCCCAAATACGATGTCCAGCAGTACATCCTACAACATCCAATTCACCCCGAATCTTCAACTTGACAATGTCGGAAGCATATTTCTTCGAAACAGCCAAGACTTCTCTGATTTTTCCTTCTCCAGAAAAAACAAAATCTCCAACCACAATATCCTGAATATTATTTTCCGTCCCATCTGACATCAATACCCGAGCGTCCCCGGTGAAACAGTAATAAATATCGGCCGTCTGACCCATCTTGTCCGTGTAAGTCAAAGGCCTCAGAACTGCATCCAACAACTTCCCCTTGGACAACTCAGGCACCTGGACGTGTTCCAGATAGTTCTCACCACCCACGAATGTCCTGAAGGTCGCCAGGAGAACTTCATTCGTCCAGGCGTTACCATTATTGTTCACCAGGTCATTACAGGCCGGCTTGATATGAAATCCGTTATCTTCTGTGGCGACTGAAGCGACGATTGTGCAATGGGAGAACAAATAGTTATCCGGGGTGAACTGTTTCCAATCCACTTCGAGATCCCGAGCGATACGCATACGCCCGTTACCTGTAGCCAAACGACTCCACTCCTGCCGTGGATTCAACAGGACAGTAGCAACGGGCATATCCAGGGAGACTGACCGTGCCCCTGCTTCCGCCAAACAACTATCTCCTGTGCATCGTCTGTTCATTTGTTATTTCTCCGTGAACGACCCCTCATCATTCCACTTGTAGTGTCCAGGAGAATCCTTAATCAGATATTCATCCCGAATCATACTGTCCCATGTCTTTTCGAATACAGACTTAGGCCCATTAAAAGTAATCAAACCCAACATTTGTTTTTCAGTGACAACCTTCTTGCTATGAATGAGAACAGATCTTATCTGATCCGCAACCTCGTCTTCCATCTTCCCAGCCATAAAGTCCTTGGACGCTGTCCACATTTTATGGCCCTGATATTCCAATTCGTCCATAGCCTCATTCAGCCCAATGTCTATTGCAGCATCAGCCGAGTCAGGTCTCAAACACAAGTCGTCAGACCGTCTCTCCCAACCCACTGCCTTACTGACTTCAGGAGTAATCCCAATCTCATCCCGTCTCTGAATAATCCGATTCATAATCGGAACTTCCTTCTCCATCATCTCTTCAAAATTATCCTGATCGATGAAGTTCTCTCCGGGGCTTGGTAGATACCGACCCCAACGAACCAACTGATACAGGGTTGCGTGTTCGACCTGCTGCCTCGTGGGATAACTCATCCCTCCCGTCTTCGACGCCTTACGGTAGTTCACCAAAGACATAAACCCGTCAACGACCGCATCCACAACACCCTTTGCATTAAAAGGAATCCGATCTTTCACCGGGACTGGATGTATCCCACTAAATGTCTCATTGATAAGAACTTTACCGGGATAATGTGAACCCTCATATAAAGCGATTTCCAATGGAATACCGTGATCCTCATCCAAGACCAAATTACTCACCTGAATCTTATTATCTCGAACTGAACCAACTGAACCACCACGACGCTTGATCTCCTGAACGACTTGAGGAACAAGATGCTTCACAGCATCAGTTACTTCCCAGTCTTCTCCAGCAACGTATTTCCTGGTGACAATATCGGCTATTCGAGCTTCGTTCATAGATTCTCCAAACGAGATGAGGAGAGATGGCGGGATCACCCTGAAACCATCTCCCCTCCGGGTGCAACGAACCTGATTACGAGATTTGAACCGACGGCGGACGATAAGCAGACTTGTTCCGCTTTGTGCTCGTCTTGCCACCGAGGTCAACATTCTTCCCGACGAATTCGTTTGCTTCCTCAACTAACTGTGGCTGCTTCTGGCCGCCCATAGATGTGAAGCTCGTTACGCGAGCCGGGGTTGCAATCTTGTTCTTACCCAAAAAGGCAATCGATTCGTCTTCACGAACACGACCTGCCGTTACCGTCTGATACGCTTTACTGTATGCCATACTTTTTCTCCTGTTTGTGATTACCTGAACTCTTACAATAATCTTTTCAATCTCTGTGCCTGTTCTTTCTCAAGCAACAAGACTGTCTTCTCTTTCCTCACGATTCCAATCATTCCATCCGGATACGACTGAACCTTGAAACCCATACCAATATCAACCGGTGGCGGTAATGCCGTTTTAACATCAATCCATCCCTCATCATCTGCCAAGATCTTCGCAGCAATCATTACCTCTTTTGAAGCCTGGATATCATTCATAGAGCTGCTTCTCCACCTCTTGTATTGATATTCATCAATCTCTGCCTGCGAAACCTTACGACCAGCTTTACGTTCCAATACCGCCCATTCCTGATGAATCCTTCTCACCCTCATCTGTACCTGTGACTGGCTACATTCCCCATCACAAGTCAAATTCTCCGGACTCAACTGATTCGTTAGATCCTCAAACTTCTTCCTGAGATTTGGATCTAACTCATTCATCGGCGAATTCTCCGCTGAAGTTCCTTCTTGACCACCTTGGCCACCTCTCCCCTCCAGGTCGTCGCATTCGACAAGAAATAGGCCACAATCGATGTCCCACTATCCTGCCCATACATATCACTGACGTTGTTCAATGTGGACATCGCCTCCAGATAAGGCTTGGCCGCATAATTCCCATTCTTCCAGTCCTGATAAACCAAAGACGCGATCATCCCCAAAGTCAGCCTGGGAAGATCCTCAAGATCCTTCGGGTCAACCGCAGCCCTGCGACCTCGACCTGCCCCTGCCATAATCTCCTGACTCGAAACATCCTGTCCCTGGCTGTCCTGCTGTGTCACCTGAACCGAAACACCTTCCGGAACCTTAACCTCAACCTGAGTGACAGCCTTACTTGTCGGCACCTTGAAACCACATGACGGGCAAGTCAGCAACTTGTCAGACCGAGTGAACTTCTCCTTATTCATCTCAACCTTGCACTTCGGACAAGTTCCTACCCCACTCTCCTGTTCCTGCTGAGTCAACCGATATGTCCTCTCAGGCCCACACCAGTACATCGCCCTGCGAGATCTCATTCCGTCAGAAACTGAAGAAATTTTCGCAGTTTCTTCAAAAACCGATCTTTGTGCTGGTGGTTCATCTCCCGAAGTCGCCTGAACATCCGTCAACAGATCTTCCACATCCGCACGCATTCTCCGAACCGAAGCCATAACACTCGCACCCTCAAAAGAAGGCATAGGCATCAATTCGTCCACATCATGCTGACTCTCGGGACCACCACCCCAGGCAACCGTGATCTTATTGGTTTTCGTATCAACAGAACGAACAACCCCGGTGAAATACAGATCCGTTACCACAACGGGCTTCACAATGTCCCCAGGCTTATACATTAAAATTGCATCACCAAAAGTTGTGCCATTCAACAGGCTTCCTCTTCGATTCTTCATAGATGTCCTCCACTTATAATCAAAATATTGAAATTTAATTACACTTTGATCAACTGATCTCAACAGGCCACATCGGTCGGAATTTACGATCCGTCAGGGCTACCCTCTTCACGTTCCCGATAACAAAGCCCTTTATGTGCTTATCTTCCATGTCATAAGCGTAAAGCATCTTCCGTAGCCCACCCTTCAATCTCCGATACCTATAACTATATGGAGCAACAATATATTTCTTTACTTCCCCAGAGGTTTCCTTCTGATAGGTCAAAATCACCTGGACCAATCTTAAAGCACCCTCCCGAATAGACATCCTGGTGTTCCTCAAGGCATACAATGTCCCATAAGCCGGTGTCTTGCCCACCTTCTTTGGTTTCCTCTTGGGTGCCTTCTTTTCCTGTGTCTCAATGAAGGAGATCCTGTTTATGTCCTTCTTAATGGCTTCTGCAAATGAAAGTGGCATATTAAGGTTTCCTGTTCGATGCTGTTACGGAATCAGTCAGACCACATCTGTCAGGTTCGGTCATAATCCCCTGGATATACATATAATCTGACTCATCCATGTCCGTCTGCGTTGCGTGAGCCTTTACCTGGTCTGCCATATTATTCGACCAAGAAGCACAAAGAATCCCGTTATGGTCATCTATTGTCCGGCCCTCTATCTGATACCTTTTCAACCAATACATCGCCGGACAATACTGTTTATGGACACAAGACAGACATCCTTGACCGGGAGGTCTTGGACTTGCCGCATTTACAGGATATGGAAAAGAAAAAGACAATGTTCTACCTCTTTCTTATTGCATCTGGAAGATCCTCTGAACTGAGAAGCTCTGCGGTGCCCTTCACGACGATTCCTCCCACCATCCTATTCATGAACCAGCCCTTTGGCATTACACACACCACAATGTCATCCAGCCTCTTCCAAGGCACAACTGTAAGAGATATGTTTGCGTCCCCAGACTGGGAACTCATCATGTCATTGATTTGAAGATTCCGAAGAACGTATGGATAATCTTCCCCTCCAAAATCATTTCCTGGGCAAAGACCCATTAATGGCCCCTGAGTTATTTTACCTCCAACCTTGAATACCCGATGAATTGGAGAATCCAGATCTTCCTTGTTTCCAAGAACGGTTATTATCCCGAGAACAGGCTTTCCGATAATCTGTTTCTTGAGAAGGCCTGTAGACCCAGTTACTGTTCCTGAGAATAGAAATGTCTTTCGTTGCCGGAAAATCATAATTGCCTCCACAAACCCGATCAGGTAAAGACGGTTGCCGTAAAAGCCTGAATCATTGCCTTCAACTGGTCAACAGTCATAGGGCTGATAGCTGTGGCAAATGCTGCGGCATCCAATGTGGTACTGAACCACTTACCCTTGCCGGCATCGTCCCTGCCGCTGTACCCCTTAATGGCCGTCACGCTATCCCCCAGCAAAATGCTGCAATTACCGCTGGTGCCCGTTGAAGGAACAAGTGAACCCATCAAGGCGATTGCCGAAGGGGCATTACTGCCAAGAGCGGTGGTCAACTGGGCTTCCGTGTAAACATTGGTGCCAGTACGAAGTACGACATTGGCAGAGTCAAGCCAGGCATAGGGAGCCATTATTCTGAGCTTCCCATCTGACCCCTTGCTGATCAAAACATTCTTAACCTGCACCGAAGCCACCGAATAGCTAACTGTTTGTCCAACTGTTATGTTCATAATTCCCCCTTATAAAAGACCCAATATTCCACTCCCGTTGATACCTTTAGCCAGTGTAAAGACCGGGCTGTCATACATTTTTAACCCCTGTAAACCCCACATGGAAATGTAGGTACTTGCAAAATTGAATGTGCTTCCAGGGTTGACCTGCAATGTCCCGACGAATGTACCGCTTTCAATGTCGGCATATGATTGAACTTCGACATGGCCAAGGAAGTAAGGATACTGACCTGTTGGAGTGCCTGAGCCTGAGCCAAAGACTACATCGCCGTAAAAGTTTCCGCCTGAGACTTGTACATTTGACAAACTGATAGCTCCAACAAAAGTGCCTCCTGTGATAGGGACTTGCGTGTATACAGTAGAATTGAAAGTCCCCCCTGAGATTACATTGGCATAACTATAACCATATTCGTTTACCGCCCCGTGGAATGTGCCTCCTGAGATATTGTAGTAAGTCAGAAAACCTCCAAAGACTTCACCACCTGAAATATCATTCTGGGTAGTCAGTCCATCATTGAAAGTTCCTCCTACGACAATTACAGCAATATTGACGGTGCTGTTGAATGTTCCGCCGTAAATCAAAAACATCACATTGAATGAGCCAGAACTTACATCCCCGTCAAAAGTCCCGCCATAGATTGCCCCAGCCGATCCTCCGCTTGGCGTAATGACAAGCCCTGAGCCCGTGAAATGACCGTCTGTTATGACGCCACCATAATCAACAGTAAAGCCTGAGCCCGTGAAGGCTCCGCCTGTTATGTTACCGTTATAACCATTATTGAAATTAGTCCCGGTGAAGGTTCCGCCTGAGATAGTCCCAGCATTAAGTGCGTTGTCGCCGTTCCATGTGCCACCTGTGATAGCTCCCGAATTGTTAGGAGTACCCGAATATGTCCCGCCGTCAATTTGGGTCGCATAGTTGATTACCACCGTATCGGATGTACATGTCCCTGTTGATGGATTGGCTGAAGCCCCCGTAAAATTGGCAACATCAATGACAACTGCATCGCCTGTTGTTGGCACTGCGGTATCCCAGTTGCCGACATTGGTCAAGTCGCCGTCTATATTTCCAGTCCAGTTGATTGTTGCCATTTTAGTAACCTCCTACCATTGACAGGACATAAAACTTGTCGGCACCCGCATTGTATCGGACTGCCAGAATGTCCATTGCATTGGCCGCCGTTGACCACGCCAAAGGCGTTGTGGCATTCGTCGGGATAACAAATTTGCTACCCAGCGTAACCGTTCTGCTTCCAACTCCATCCTGCTTTATTTCCCAAGTGATTGCTTTCCCGTCTGTCGCATTTGTGGGATTGGCAAGAGTCACATTACCCGTGAGTGTGACCCTGAATAGATTGCCCGTAGAAGCATCAGTGTTAAGAGTGGCAGCATAAGTGAGAGGGGTAACAACAAGTCCACCACCTGCTGAACCCTGAACACCTTGCAATCCAACACCCTGAGATCCTGTAGAGCCTTGTAATCCTACAACACCCTGAGATCCCGTAGAACCTAGAGGACCCTGAAATCCTTGGGAGCCCGTAACTCCTTGAGATCCTGAACCAGTGACACCCTGAAATCCTTGTGTTCCAACTCCTATATTTCCCTGAAATCCTTGATGTCCTTGTGTCCCAACAGCTCCCTGAGATCCCGTAACTCCCTGAACTCCCTGATTACCTTGCGGTCCAATATTACCCTGATTACCTTGAACCCCCTGATTCCCAATTCCGACAACACCTTGATTACCCTGAGTCCCTAAACCTTGAGATCCTTGTGGACCAGTAACTCCTTGAAACCCCCTAAACCCTTGAACTCCCTGATAGCCCTGAGCCCCGCCACCGCCGCCACCGGAAGACGGGTCTGGAATAGACCCAGTATAAGACAAATAATTGAAACTGTCTGGAGAACCAACCCAATCATAAAAAGCCTGACTTGAATATTGAGTCCCACCAACAAGGTCTATAACCTGGGAACTGTAATGGCCAACAGTATCCGACAAGTTTAATCTAACTCCGAGTTGTGGTGAGGAAAATTCTTTTGTGACGACATAGATGTCCATAAATTATGCCCCCTTAATCGAATCATTCCCAGCCTGCCGTTCCCGATTGGCTAAATTTGGAGGATTAACAGTATCAGTAACCGTATCTACCCCGTGAATCCCTTGACCATCCCGAGTCTCTACCCTCGTCCCTGTAACCACCGGGGCTAAAACAGTTTGGTCTGAAACAATATTGCGACCCAATTTGATAACTCTCGTCCGATTCATTTCCACTGGACCCGCTGCCTCACCATCAAATGCCGGTGTCCCGGTAGGAAGCCTGAAATCCTTCGGCCAATTCATATCTCCTGGCTTGGCTGTCGCTTTCCCTGGGGTGAAATTCGTCCGTGCCGCCTGTGATGGGGCAAGTTGACCCGCAGAGATGTCTCCACTGTCTATCTGAACTCTGTCATTGACTGCCATAATTATTCTCCTATTTTCCAAAAATCTGCATCGCCTTGAGTGCATCAGCCAGGTAAGGCTTTATAGCCGTTTCCATCAGGTCTTTGATTGCATCAACCGCTGCCTTCTCCGGGACATTCCCTGTCTTAATATTCGGAAGATTGTCGTCGATCACCGCTGCCGCCGCCAGGATCGCATCAAAAGCCTGATCAACATTCGATAATGCCTCATCCTCATCGGGAGTCACGGCCGCCGTCCTGAATTGAGGAACAGATACCCTTGGCGATTCATCACCAATTACTTCTGATGCAACAGTTTCTGTCATCTTTGCGATCCTCTCATTCATCGTGCCCCTCCGCTATAGCGTTCGATTATAAAATTTTCCGCAATGTCTTTGGTCATTTCTATACCGTCTTGCCCCATCTCGAACTTCTTGTCCTTCAACAACTTAAGCATATCTCCTATCTGCTTGCCTGGACCTATCTTTAAAATCCTTTGGATATCCTTACCATCAATCGGTAATTCTTCGGCCTTTTGAACCGGGGCCATTAAAGCATCAATTTCCTTTCGTAAATCTGGTATCAAATTTCTCGGAGGGATTGTCCCCAAACAATCGGCTTCCGCTAAATCCATGATTGCTCCCACCAGTTCGGCTCCAACATCCCGTATGAATCTCCGAAGTGCTGAAGGCCCGGCTTCAGACCTCGACAATTGGTGTGGCCTCATATGTCCCTCGACTATCCCTCTCACCCTCGTAATCGTCGAAGAATCGAACTTCAGCCGTCTCAAGATCGCTTCGGCTATCTCCCCGGATACCTTCTCGTGACCTATAAACCGAATCGTCCCATCTAAAATATCCTGAGAATCTGGCTTGCCAACATCATGCAATAAGGCCGCAAGTTGACTTTCAACCCCCGGCTTAGCATTTTGAAGCACCATCAGAGTGTGCCGGAGAACGTCCCCCTCTTGGTGTGATCCCTTGGAATATTCGTGTTCTACCCCGGACATCGCCTGGACCTCGGGTAAAACATACTGAAGTAACCCTACAGCCTTCATCATCCTGATTCCCTGTGCTAACTTTCCCAATTCCATCATCTTGACCAACTCGCCCTGAATCCTCTCCCCGGACATTATCTCAATCCTGGAAGCATTCCTCCTGACCGCCTTCAAAACGTCCATTGGAATATTCCAACCGTATTTTGCCTGGAACCTGACAAGCCGAAGCATCCGAAGCGGGTCATCCCTCAGTATCTTGTCAAAATCAACCCCTGGGTGCCCGCGTAGGACACCATCCTGAAGATCCTGTCTACTCGTCCCCGTCAGGTCTACAACCTCCCCTGTGGACAAATCCTTGAGCAACATATTGACTGTGAAATCTCTCCGCTCAATATCCTCCTTCAAAGTCCCATACTCAACAACTCTCTGCCGACTTTTAGGGTCCGGGAATGATTCCTTCTGAGTATCAACGAACTCGATTGTTGCCCCTTCTGTGGCATATTCCTCATCGTTATGGACAACATTGGCTTTGAAAACGATCTGCCAGATAGGATACCCGGCACCCAATCTTCTCGGGGTAGATGTCTCAACCGGAAATAACTGATGCAACCAATTGGTTAGTTTCTCAGCCCCATCCTTCATTTCAACGACAATATCCAGGTCTTTTGCGTCAATTCCCAACAACTCGTCTCTCACATAGCCACCGACCGCGTGAGTCTTATTGGCAAAAACCGTTCCACGTAGAACACTTTTCATCAGACGCTCCACTTCCTTCTCAGAAGGTGAAGCCTTAATTTCCCTGGCAATAGCGTTGAGTTCTGCAACAATATCCATTTTTAACCCCTGTGAACAGCTTCTCGGAATGTCCCAGGAGTCCTGGACAACTCCGCTCTGGCCATAGACTCAAAATTAGTCGATGCCTTTCTGTCCACATCCGGGTCACGCTCATCCGATGGCTTGTCCTTAGTCCGATACCGATTAGCTGAATCCGACCGGGGAGGCTTTATATCCGGCTCTTTCCGCCTGTTTTTGGATATCCCACCCGTGTCCCTCATCAAATCCTTATCCTTCCTCTGGGTCTGATGCCCTCTCCCTGCCACAATCACCCCTTCCTGAAGTGTTGTGTCTCCCTCGAAAACATCTTCCAGGACAGAATCAGCCACCCGGTCCGCTATCATCGAAACTACCAGTCTCCGGACTATACGGTCAGAAGCTGACTTACTCTCCAGAAAGTCGAATTCCGATTTCAATAAAGGCCACATACCGATCTGTTTGGACAAGGCTTCCGGGTCCTTAGTCCCCTCATCAAAAGCCTTCATCAACTTGTTCCACTCATCCTTGCTGAACTTGTCCTTGGCCGGTTCCAACGCCTTCTTAGCCTTGTTCATATCCTTTTCAGTCGCTACCGGTGGAGGAGACATCATCATCGATGCCCGGCGAAGTTCCGTCCTGGCTGTCTTCCCGGCAAAATCCCGCATCGCTGCCGTCTGTGGATTGTCCTGCTCATCAAACCCATCAATGTTCAATTGGAAGGCCGGCTTCCCGTCCTGACTCTTAAACATCGTGTTTCCACGCTTGCCACGAATAGGCTGTCCCCCGAGGTCCTTGGTGAACTTCTCAAATTGCTTACAAGCCACAGCATCCCCGAATAACTGATCCACCATCTGTCCTTCGGAAGAATACTTCATATCCACATTCATGACCTTCTTCGCCGAGTCATACTTGAAACCATTTGTTTCCCCACTGAACCGGCTCAAGATATCTGTCGTTGTGCTGAATTTCTCCTCAGTCATCTCGTCAATCTGGTGATGTAAGGAATCCCGGTCAGCTTCCTCAAACTCCCCACCATCAACGACTTCGTGCATCTGGCCCTTGATATCTTCCTGGAGTTTCTTGTCATCCGGCTTACCCTCTGCCGCCAATCTCAATTTACAAGCCAAGTTTGTAGCCTTGGGGCTACGAAGGAATAAATCCTGAACCTTCTCCGCACCAAAAAGAGAAGCATTATCTGCAAGCCTTACTGAAGAACCAACCGGGTCTTTCTCCCAGTCAAAGATGGGGTCATCGTGAGTCGCAATAATAACCCGAGCCTTATCCCCATCTTCTTTCCCAAATACCTTATCAAATCGTTCCCTCTCCTGGTCTACGATTTCCTTGGAATACTCCTTGTGCTTTTTACCCTTTGAAATGTCTATGCCGACATCCCCGACCATATAACCAATGTCGTGATCCGCCATTATCCCCGCTGCCATTAACTTCTGTTTCCCGGTAATTGGTATCCCGTTGCTCTGTAAGTCATTAAGCATTGTCATCGAACTTCTTACGTTTGAAGCCACATGCCTGATACCATGATCTCCCAGGGATCTGCGACGTGTCTCAACTTCCTGTCCAATCAACCGTTTAACGCTTTCCCGAACGAACTCATCAACATCCGCCTCTTTGATCCCTGCCAGGGACCCGTCACGAACACCTTCAATGACTGAATCAGACATATCATCCACAAATTTCTCGGCCATTGGACGAGAGACACTGGACATGCTCTTGGAATATTTCTTCAGAAGCGTCCGACCATTCTCCCGGAGAGCTGAAGACAATTGTCCCACATTCTCTTTTGTGACCGGCTCTGTGCTGTCAATCTTGGATTCCTCGACGGAGTCATCATCATACCGGCCCAGATTCACCGCCATGTTTTCCTGAAACGCTGCCGGAGAGACACTGGTATAATCTCCCAATCCCTTTGTGGCCGCCAAACCCTCAGATACCGCCTTATCCACCCTCGTCTTCTCGTCCGGTGAAAGCTGTCCATACTTCTTACTCGAACCGTCCGGGAACTTGATCTCAACCCCAATCGAAAGCTGTGATGGATCAAGTTTATGAACCTTCCAGTCCTTCGCCTCTGCACCGAATTCATCAATCAACCTGTCTTTGATCGCGACCTGACGATGCATTCCCTCGGGTATCCTGGCCGGATGTGAATGTTCCAAAGGCTCCCCAGGCTCCTTCTGCTCTGGCTTCTGTCCTTCAGTCTTCTTTCCCTCATCCTCGGGCTTCTTCTCCTTGCCCTTGTCATCCTCTTTTTTCTTAGAAGGCTTTGCCTTTTCCTCATCTTCCCCAGGACCACGCTTCTTCCCAGTCTCATCAGGCTTCTTGGATTTGCTCTTTCCCTCATCCAGAATCTTTACCTTCGTTCCGGGTTCAATATCGTGATCCTTTTTATAAATCTCGAACTCTTTCTGGGTGTCGAATTCGATGGCAACCATACTCCTCGAAGAATGATCCGAAGCATCAAACAAGTAGACTGTCCCCTCAGTATTGGTTTCCGAGGCATCAGATTGTTCATCGCCGGAATCCGACTGTTCAGGATCATCCTTTTGCTTCTGCTTCAGGAGTTTCTTGACCCGTTGTCGAATCTGTTTCTTGATTTTCTCATCAAGCTGTGCCCGTCGAAGAACTTGTGTGATCATTTCTTTTCTCCATGTGCCTTATCAGCCTCTTCTACCGCCTCTGCAATGTCCTGTTCCGTGGCATTCGGCGGCAAAGCGTCTACCAATTCCTTAGACAAGGCATCAAGATCCGGTTTCTTCTCTTCCGGCTTCTTGTCTTCCGGTTTCTTCTCTTGCTTGTCATTATCCTTGGTGACTTGTTCCCCGCCCTCACCCGTAACAGTCCCACCATCAGTCTCAGGGGCCTCTCCATATCCCTCCTGGAATCCGCCATTACCCTCAGATGTTTCTGCACCAGCGGCATCTTCTCCTGGAGCACCACCTCCGCCAGGATCGCCTCCACCGTCTGTCCCATCTCCACCTTCCGGCGGACCCTTGTAAGTCAAACCAAGATACTTCGCCGCCCTCTGGACAACATCCGTCTGCGTGACCAAAGCCCGACCAACCTCGATATTAACTTCTTCGGATGCACGATTGAATGTCGAATCCTTGACAGTAAACAATGCCGCCCTCAACTTCGAATCCATCTCGTCCGCATTCAAGTTGAACAACTCGTAAATGACCTCGACCGGCAAACTTCCCTTACTGTATAACTGGAACAGACTGTCAAATACTTCGGCATTATCTCGAATCGTCAAACGATTGAATCCAATGGTAGGATACCAATACTTCTTGGCCCCATTCTTATCCTCATCAAACCATTTATGAGCCTCACAAATCGGGATAAACAACTGCTTCTCGATGTAGTTCCGAAGCACTTCCCGAGTCAATAAGAACATCGTGTTCAGGATCTCAACGGTGATCTTCGTTCCGGAAAACGCTCCCTCACCTGTCAACAATTCCCGAGTTACCCCAAGAGCAGCGAACACCTGATTCTCAATCTGTTCGTATTCCCGGCTGAAGTCCAGCATACGTTCCTGGACACCGATCTGTTGCCAGTTCACTTCGTAGTTGGTAATAATCGAGTATTCAGGGTCCATATATGACAAGTCAACCTGAGTCCTCAAATCATTAAGTTCATCTGGCATTAGCCCAGGAGCTGTGATCAAATTCTTCGGAGTCATATTCCGACTGGCCAAACTCAACTGAGTATACCGGTAATGCTCCTTCTGAAGCATAGGAACCAATACCCGCTCCAGTACCGATGATCCTAAATCCATATATGGCGACCGGCGACGAGCAATATGATGAACGAAAGATCCGGTCAACGGGTCTGTATCCATTACAATACAGCCTTCTTTTTTAACCATATCCCGCAGTTCTTTCGGCACCCCTTCAACGATCTGATTATTCATCGAAGACCGATCAAAATCTCCAGTGGGAGTAGAACTTGCCGTCTCTCCTCCATCTGCCTTAATCAATGAAATCAACCTTTGAGGCCTATATTCAACCCTCTTGTTGTCCGTGAATGGAAATTGGAAAACATAGACTTCCTCCGGGGGAAGCATGATTGCCCGACTCCACATCTTCTTCTTGTCATCCCATTCGTGGAAGATGTAGGTATTCCCAATCATATTGGTTTCCCACAAGACATTTTGACACAACTCAAAGGCATTGATTACCTCAAGTTGATAGGTGAAGAAGTTGAGGATCTCCTCGCTCAATTCTGCCTTTTCCTTTGGCATCTTCGGCATATTCAAAGTGAGCTTCGACATCGGCAAATCTGAGAGTAACTCCAAAGCCCGGCCGATATAAGAGTCTGTCCTGGCCCAATACCGATACCAGGAGTATTTTTCATGAAGTGTTACTGGCCAATAGAGCATCCCACCATTCTGCTCATTCATCTGAACGAAGTAAGTCGGGATGTCATACGCCCCTGTGCGATCGCTCAAACCATAGGCATACGAAGTCCTGTAGGCTTCCAACTTGTATCCGGTGCTATATGGAGCTGCGACTTGACTTGTATCAATCAACATTCCGGCTTCACGTTCACGCCCACCAGATGCCGACCTTGAACCAAATCCGCCGGAACCAGTTGCTTTTCTGGCAATTCGAGCCCGAACAGGATCGGCCGGTCCAACAGTTACTTCCGGACGAGGTATCCCCCCTACCGTTGACGCCGTCTTGATTTTTTTTACAGTTGCCATAAATTATACCACCACTTTCGAGATCTTACACTCAGACAACCCACGTTCCGACGCATAGAGTAATCTCTTCAGTCTTCCAACCTTCGCTCTACTTAAGGGATCAATATTCAATATTTCTTCATTGTCTGCCAGCATCTTGTAAATTTTCCTGACTTCCCCTAATGCCCCATCTATCCCCGAATTGACCACTTTAGCCGAAACATTAATCTTTATCGCCTGATCTTCTTCAGCTCTCCTGGCTGCCACTCTTGCCCTATCCGAAGCAACCTTTTGAACCTTCTTTACCTCAGAAGCATTAGCCTGTTCTTCAACTTTTTGCTCCTGTTGCTGATCATATCTCGCCTTGGCATCCTGCATAGCCCTGATCAATGGATGACCAGGAGGAAGACCGCTTAGATCCCCCAGAAGTGCCTTTTGCTTCTCGGCCTCATTCCGTAGTGGATGTCCTTCCGGAAGCCCATTCTCAAGCCCCTTGGCCTCCTCCCGTGCCAAAGACGCCTCGGCATCTTTCGCAGATGAAAGCATTCCACCACTTATCCCGATCTTCTTTACTATCTTTAATACTGTCATATTATCTCCTTTTGGAGTTACCGAATCATTGTCGTAGACCGTCTTCGCCCGACACTATACAAACCACGAGGATGTTCCCCGTGTTTCTTCAGCCGGCCAACGATGAAAGACGCTGCCGTCTCTACCTTTCCACCCATTGCCGGAGTAACCCGGCCACCCGTTCCTGTCGAAATATTGGCCGGACGCTCTTTGAACCCGTTATAGCATTTCCAAACCGCCCGGCAGTAAGCATCCGAAATATCGTCATGTGCCCCTCTCCGAACCGGGGCACGAACAATCGTTTTATCCTTCGACCTCTTCTCTGCCTCTAATGTCAGCATCTCCGGAATCAACACGGGATGGTCAAACAGGACAAGCAACTGTTCAGCATAAAGCCTCTTAACAAGCTGATAGACTTCACTATTCAACGAGTCTGAAAAGTTCTGCATTTCAAATTGAGCCATGTGTTCGTTCAAGAAAAGTTCTGCCAGGGCGTATCCATTGTGCTGATCGAATATTCCCTCTTTAGCTGGAAACCATTTTGTCAGATCCTTGATCTCCGCTACGATATCATTCATCCGAATCAGATCCATCTTGGCGAATTTATTGCATAGACGATATGGACTATCATCAATGTCCCAAATATCGGAAGAACCAGAATACCACACGTTGGCATAATCAAGAACGATTTTATTAGTTGTAGTGTCTTTATGGACCACTGCCACCGATGAACCGTCATTCTTGAATCCCAAGTCAATCCCGTAATAATATGGAACATCATGAACACCCCGAGAAGGTGCCGGAGAACTTACAACACACTGTTTAAATTCTGCCTCATCCTCAATCCATGCTGTAATTGTATCCGAGAACTCTCCCCCGTACTCACACATGAACTTGGTTCTGTCTGCCTTTCTTGCGGCCTTAAGAATCTCCGTTGGACACTTTGTCGGATTAACCATCGCCGAATACATCTTGAACCCGAGGGTGATTTCAGGATTCTGAAAAGCGTCCTGCCATAACTCGTAGAACTTTCCGAACTTGGCATATGGAGATGAAATGCAGATAACCTTTCCATCTCTCCTGAATGTCAAACGAGAAGGTTCCAAAGCGTTGTAGACTTCAGATCCTGAGAAACGTCCATTGTTGTCAATAAAATGGGCCATCTCATCCATAATGATCATTATGGCATTTTGTCCACGAAGTGCGTTGGAAGAACATCCCCCGGAGATTGACAACAAACTGGCCTTCTTCTTTCCGGTGAATTTCATATCCTCATCTGTCTGAATATCGAAATAGGTCTGTGTAAGATGGTTCATTCGATCTTTGATGAACGGACATCTCGTCGCCATATTCTGTGTCATATCAAAGACAACCTCGGCCTGCTCATCAGTAGGTGCCACGTTCAATATTGAGATGACCGCCCCAGGATTCTGATCATAAAACTTCGCCGGGTCCCCATGCTTCAGAAGTTTATACATCTCATAGTTTGAGATACAAGCCGACAAGGTTGATTTACCACTACGACGCCCCCAGGCTAATATCAAGTTCTGCCAGATTTTCCCCTCTGTAAATTCAACATTGCACCTCTTCTCGGCATAGAGCCAATGAAGAAATTCCGCCTCATTGAAACGATAAAGGATGTGCTCATTGACAATGTCTGGAACATCAATCGTCTTCTCCCCTTTATCAAGAGGCATTCCATACAAACAATTATGAACCACGATCCCATTTAATACGAAATTGTTAGTAACGGGAACGGAGATATCATAGACATCTTTTTCTCCCTGTGATTCTATTGATAAAACCCTGTCCCAACAAATATCCCCGTCAGATATTCTCCTGGCCTCCACATTCTTCGTCCAATTCGCCAACGCCAATAAAGAAGACTTATTAGTCGTTTGAGCCCTAATAACAGATGGAGCAGATCTTGGAATCCTTCCTCCTCCTTTTAAAAATTCACTTCTAACTCCTGTCGCAAATTCCCTCACCTCTACTGGTAAACAATCAACGTGGGAGAAAGACCTCTTACGACTATTGATTATTGGCCAAGACTCATCATATCTTCTTTCCCAACCCATTGGGACTCCAACCCTGGAAAAGAAACGTCTCATCTCAGACACACTGTTAATAATAATTTGCCAAGCGTCCTGTTTCCCAAAGTTTGTATCCGTGTCAAGATGAACAACCGTGCTTCTGACTCCAAATCTCCTCAATAATAGCCCAATATCATCTATCAATACCCGATTACAAGAAGTGTATAAAAGTGTAATTCCAAGTGTTTTCCCTCGATGTACCGAAATTCCTCCATCTGTCGCGAAAACGCACTTAAGGAATTCCTTCTGGGCCGATGATGACGATTGGAACACGGCATTTGGTACTCTCTTTTCATGACAAGTCTTTCCCAAAACACCATGTTTATCTAAAAATATTCCAACAGCACTTTTGGTGTTTCGGTCCCAACCCTTCGGTCGTGCCGCATAATGAGTAAAACATCCTTCCCCAGCACGAGAACGAAATATCATATTTGAATCCATTCGAAGAACACAGTCTTCGAAATATCTTTGAATCTCCCATTCTCCATCTGCCACCACTAATCCGATATTGGCACAAGAACATGAACCATCACCTACCATCAAACCGAGAAATCCTGCCTCCCAGTCCTCTAATCCGGAGTTTACCTTCGCAAATGGCTCTAATTCGGTAATTACAAATCGATCTCCCTTCTTTAATTCATCTAACCGTCGATATCCATAAGGAACCTTTACAAGATGATCCCCCGTCAATTCTACCCACCTTTTTGTCAATTTCCCTGTTAAACGATAGACTTCCTTAATTCCGTTTTGAAATACCCCATTCGATGATGTCCATTTAATTTCACCAGTGGTCTCGTCATATGTTTCAACAAGAGAATGTTTATCATCAAAGTATTGACGAAGAGTAATGGGTATTCCAGAGTCTCCCACAATGAGATTGTCACCAGATGCACATTTTAGGGTAAACTTCTGAACGGGAGACAAGGTGATTCCAAGCCCCCAGGACGATTCCGAGAAAGTAATGACATCCGTGATTTCTGTCGTCCCGGTGACGAACTCTTTGGAAAGTTCTGCAAGAAGATTATTCGCCATCCGAACCTCACCTTTGGTTCCTTACCTGCTCAAAACTCTGTCGTAGATCCTTCTTCCAGTCCGTAGTCACCTCACCGAACCTTCTAAAGAATAGATCCGGTATTTCCGTATCCACGCCCATCTTGTCAAATGTCTCTTTCGCCTTGCCCATAAAGAACCGGAAGATGATAATCATTGCCGGGGAATCAACATCTACCCCGCCCTGCTTCTCAAACTGCTGTTTCGTTTGAGCCGCCTTGATTGCCTTCTCCAAGACCTCGGCCCTTTTAAATGAAATGACGGAAGCGTCACGCAAATCACCGTTATGAGTTGCAACCAACTCATTACCCAGCAAGTGATCTGTCTCCTGGATAACCTCATCAATCATCGCGACAATGTATGATTCGAGGTCTTCCTTCCCAGCTATTTTCAGCCGAGCAGCAAGACTTGGAGCACCCTTATGATACTCTTCCACAAGTTTCTGCCGGAATTGAATTACATCAGATGCCGGCTTTACCGTAGACAGACCACTGGATTGCCAAGGAGGCAAAACCTGTACCTCAGATGTTACTCCGGCCTCTCTATCCGTCTTGTCAAAGTCGTTATCGCTCATATTATCGGACTATGTCCGAACTCCAATCTCATCCATGTCGTCTGTTCTGCATCCCGGAAGGTCTGCTCGGATTATGATATGGGACTCTCTTCTCAACTTTCGCAGTCAAATCAAAGTCAATATCATCAGCCCGAGGAAGTAAATCGATGTCAATCAAACCATCCTTTACAGGTTGTTCGTCGAATGATATCTCATCCGTTCCTTCAAACCCTGGCGGAAGTTTGTCCGCCATATCAACATCAATGGCTCCCAGTTCCAGGGCTGTCCCATCCATGTCACCACCATTCGGATTAACATCCAAAGGCTCGAAAATCTTGCTCATCTCATCAATTGGCAGTTCCTGTTCGCCATCCAAGTTAATGTCCATATTCCCCGGAGCGAAGAAATCAACATCCATATTGCACGGACGTTGTTCAACAACCTGCCTCTTGATCGGTTGAGCCGGCTGATCAATCTGAACCTGAGTTGCCCCGCCACGTTCGTCCATCAATTCAATCGGGATCTGGGCTTCACCCTCTCCCTGGGGAGTCATCGCTTCCAAATCATCCAGAAGTCCCGGCAATGATGTCGGACCATCGAAGTTTGTCTTGAAAGGAGCACGAGGATCAATGTCCGTCATCAAATACGGATTAGTTCCGTCCACCTCTATCTCCGCCTCCGGTCCATTGAAGAAATCAATCTCGTTATCCGCCTTCTTCAATTGGAACGAACTGGCGTCCACTTTACCAGCATATCTCGACGATTCTGTCGCATCAGCCTTCTTATCCAGCCACTTGAAAGCAGCCTGAATCTTACGAAGATTGCTCGCCTTCATCGCCCCGACCTTCTTCACGACTTCCTGGGGCACCGGGGTAAGATCCCCCATATCGATTAAAGTGCTGTCCAGCAACGACTTATCCAAGTCTCCTGCCGCCATAACAGGTAGCATTGTTGTCCGGCAATAAGCCGCAGTCTTGGCTGTTGTCTTGTCCCCGGCCAAGAAATCGTCAAATCCGTTCCCGCAGGATGCAACATCAGAACCGATGATGCTGGTGTCATTCATTGGCAAAATGTGGTGATCACCACAAGAACACCCATAGACATACTTGATAAACCGCTTGTAGGGGGAATTACTTGCCGCTTTGACAGCCGCCTGACAATTCTTGTATCCCCTGGCATCAATGGCAATTCGACCAATAATCCCTTCCATCGCGAACATCTGACGAAGACCTGTAGAGGCAGAAGCCAACAAAGCTGCCGGATATTTAGCCCGGAGAGCCGCCACGACCTGACTTCCACGCAATCCCCGGTTCATCTTGTCCCTGGCAAAGAGAATAACGGCCCCAGCATCCCCCAGGTTCTCTTCCGGGATGTTACGCTTGACTGCACCCGCAGGCTCGTCGATATCGATATCTGGACCGCCCAGACCCCATTCAACCTCAACCTGTGGCTTAATGTTGTTCGGGTTCCTCATTGACTCGATATTCAAGATTGATCCGTCCTTTAGCCAGGAATGGTCCACAAGTGAGTGATCTTCAATCGCCGCATCTTTTCTAAAAATAGCTTCTAAATTCATTGTTCAGATCCCTCCATAGCCGCCTTAACCTCGTCAGTTGAAAGAACATCTGAGCTGAATACAGGTTCGATGGTCTTCTTATCCTCGGACATTTTCCATAAACACCTCGTTGTCTTATGGATCAACAGGTTATTCCCGGACGCTGTGAACATAGACAGGGCCTGACGACTGTTTGGGAGTCGAGTCACAAACTTCTTATTTCCATCCAGAGTCGAATCGATTCCGATGGAACTATGCCAGCAAAAGCCCTCAAAAATTTCTTCGTTCACAGCAATGTCCTCCTACTAACACCAGAATATCAATAAAAACTTACACCAACTCAAGAGCCTTTAAACCACAAGAATCTCCCTTATAGACCCTTCTTATGGCATTCAAGTTCTCCCGGATGACCATGAAGATCTCGTAAGACTCCCACATTCCCAGGGCTTCCATCCTCCGTAGGCACTTATTATAGGCATATCGAGTCCTCACCTGGGACAGATTCATCATCTCGGCCGTAACTGTGAAACTACTGGTGTAGAACATCAATGTGAGAATCTCCATCTCTTCCGGGGTAAAGAAAGAAACCTTCTCCTGGGTAAAGTTCACGAAGATGTCAAATACGGAGTGAATGTAGAAGATATATCGAAGCCGGCGACGAATACGCTTGATATCATAGCAAAGTGACGGCTGGGACCGGTTCATGATCCGCTGAACGTCCTTCTGCTTCTTTCGAGAGACAAAGATGAGATATAGAATATCCCGGTCCTTATCATTCAAAAAGCCAAAAACTGACCTGAAAGCTCTAACCTGCTCGACACTGAAATATGGAAGAATACCTTCTTCAGTCGTATTTGACGATCTGAGATTATCAACTTTCTGGCCTATGTAACTTACGGTGGTGGACAACGTGAGCCCCTATAACAATTGGTTTACCAACGACTTCCGACGGAAATTCATATCCAGATACCTTACCGATAAATTCCAATGATGTCACGCGTAAAGACTCGGTAAATTGTCGAACATAAAAACTGAAGAAAACTTTGAACTTTTTGCGTGGCATTTCTTTTGTAACAACCCCATACAATCCCTTGAGATATCCATCCTTTACTAAAACGACATCTCCGTTCTCCAGGGTGCCACTCGGTTCTTCCTTTAATCCAGCGGAAGTTAAAAATTCAACAATTTCTTTTGGAGTAAAAGGATGTGGAGATTCACGGTCAGGAACCACACTCGTAATAAAATGACAACGATTGATCGCCTCAATATGTTCCCGGTAATTATCACAATTTACGAAAATGTAATACTCCCCAGAAGCCGACATCTGGTCATTGCAAACAACTTTAAAACCCAAAAGATCATCCCTGAAAACTACTGTTAGTTCCCTGGAGATGGCTTTCAGGTTGGTGTTGGACAATGTCCTACTCACCATAAGACATACCCAAATTTTATTCATTTCCAACGCCCTGTGGCTATCAGTCTTGGGATTTTCCAGAGAATTTTATCAGCCTTCTTCCAAAAACTCTTTGTTTTCCCGACAACATCCTCCTGAAGAAACCAGATCAACATCGCCAATTTCGGATAATCATTACCACACCTGGCCGGAGATCCCATGATCTCTTTCATCTCGGCCTCCACTGTAACCTCTGTGTTCCGGCAATTGAAGACACGACATCGTTGTGCCGTATCTGGCTCATTACATAAAAACATTTTGTGGGGACCACACTTGGATAACACTTGGGGGTTCTGACAGAATCCCAGTTGCCCCTTGCCCTTCACTCGAAGTCTGACATTATGGGAACAATTGATAGGTAGTTTACCAAGATACTGTTCCTTACGTTCCTTGAGATACCTGTCTCTCAATTCAATATACCTGTCAACAACTTCTTGTCGGTCTCTCATATTATCCTTCCATAGTGACGACAAACTCATCCATCTGCTTTTTACTTCCGTAAAAGAGGATTGCTTCGTCCATCCTTATATTGGCTTCCCGGAGTTCTTCAAGGCTCGGGATGTGTCCTAACTTCCGTTTCAACTTCAAGTATTCATACAAAAGCAGTTTCAAATTCTGACGGCGAGCACACTCTATCAAATTTTTGTAAGTTCCCCAGTTCTTTCTTATGGACCTCCAAGAAGGCACACTCACCGGGTCTACTTTACGAGCTTCCCTAAATCTTTTCACCGACCATAAATTAAACTGGGGAACAGATTTGAGAATGTAGTCCTTATCCACATCAAAAGCAATACCACTTCCAAACGCTTTTCTCACTGCTTCGGACCAACTGCCAAAAGCCTTCCGGAAATCATTGGTATTTGGATCTGTTGGAGCACGAGTCTTTTCAAGGACTTTGGATGATCGAATCTTATGATCCCTGAGATATTTCAAGAGATCCTCGGGAGACAGCTCTGGACGATCATGTTTCTCGTAGTGCCTGATTTTCTTCTGCAAACGTAGTTGTCTGCGTTTGTAATCCGGCATTTCCAGATAATCGTCTGGCCTATTAACAGGCATCGCTGTCCCCCTTGGATGTTATCCTACTTCTTGACAGGCATCGCGGCACCCTTGCCCTTGGGCACCACCGACGCCACATCAGCCGCCGTGACAGCCTTGCGTTCAACACCGTCTTCGGCCGGGATCGCTTCAACGATAGGCATCGCCTTGGCAATTCCTTCCACCGTCTGCTCCATCGGGTCAGTTGCCGAAGGATTCTCTTCCCAGTTCGGAACACCACCAGATGCCGCGAATTCCCGCATAAACATCTTGATGTCCGGGGTAAGCAATTTCCCGTAAGACTTCGACTGCTCATCGAATCCACCCGCCGGAACCGCACACATAGAACGGAACACCGACAGATTCTTCTTCTTGGCATCCAACCGCTTCCAGGCCCCGTCTTGAGCCTCACAAATGTAGGCCTTCGAGAGCCACACGTTTTGAGGATAGGCCACCTTATGCATCTTCAATGCCGGCCCAGTCTTCTTGCCCTTCTTCTTCGTGGTTACGAACCCAATCTTGGAGGCATCAAACCCCTCAAACATCGACGGGAAACGCTCGACAAACGCCTCCATGATGTCTTGAACTTCACGGTCACTATAGAAATCTACAAACTTCGACATACCTAATTACTCCTTATTTTGTTTACCGACTCATCCACCAATCACTAACAACTGCTGATACGCACAGGCCCCCAAATTACCGCTACCATCAGCCCGAATAGCCATAGGCCAACTGCGAAACACCTTGAGAACCCAAGAACATTTACCAGCTCTCATCATTTCTGATGTTTGCTTCTGATCTTCAAACAAGAGACTGAACCTCGCCATATCCAGAACGGCGGCGGCAATCTCTTTCTTATTCTTCTTCTCCAGTCGCCTCATAATGTCCTGGAGCCTCTCTCCTGGAATCACAGCATTCACGGCCAATTCATAGAACGGAATAAACACCTTGCGATTCCGAGTTTGTTTTATCGGAATCATCTTTCCCAGTTCCGTCCTGGTACACTTTGGCTCACTGGGTAATTTATACCCATCAACCGACTTGCCCATGTGAAGTTCTAACGTGTTACCAGAAATGATTGCGATAGCCCCAACAGGGAGAGCAAACTCCGTAATCCCAACTTGGTTTATCTTCATTTGTTCTCCAACTTCCTCAGAATCTCCTGGGACTCTGCATCCAACTTCGTCACATCCGGAGGTGTTTCCCACGGAAGTTCCACAACAATCCCACTCTGTGCCTTCAGAATGATCTGGAGATTGACAAGCATCGCCGCAAAAGGCGGTGCCGCATGAAGATGAACCACAACCTTTCGTTCTGCTAAATCAGAATAAGGTGTCGCAACCTCCATATCCCACAACTCCTTGATCTTTCCCATCACCTGATCAGCATAGACCTGAATGTTCTCAGTCGTAGGCTCATCGGCAACCTCGACGATCACATCATACTCTTTCCCAACATGCTTATTCACAAACGACCCTGATACTACAAACATACTTTTCATACTGTTCTCCCTTTATTCCCGGCTTTATGCCGCCACTGCTTTGTCATTGTTAATCCGAATACATCTGCCCCATTTATAGGGATAACGATCCGGACCCATATCCGATCTCAAAACCCACAATATCGGAATCCTGTACCTCTTGGTGATGGTCGGGGCCTCGAAGTCGGTGAAGTAAATCAGAGCATCATACTTGCCTTCCGTCTCCTTCAGCACCGGCTCCAGGTTAGTACCACCTCTCCCATGAACCTTCCCTGTGAATTTGCCCTTGTACTTATACACAGCACAAACCGCACAGTCAGCTTCATAAACCGTAACCGTAACCCCATTTTTCCATAGCCACTTGATCTCATTAAAAAATATGGCCAATTCCTGATCGGATATTGATCCGGAGGTGTCAACCCCCACGGCAAGGTTCAAGACGTCCCCCTTGCGAGTCCCAGGCCTTGTATTGAACCTTCTACTGATTCTCTTAACCGTATAGTCCAGAATGCTCTCGGCACAAGACGCCACAAACATCCTCAGCACCTTTGCCCAAGGAATGATAGACTTTTCCTTCTTGAGCAAGTCTTCAATCTGTGCCAGAACAGCCCCAGGAATATTATCGTAACTATTATTGCAAAGATCTTGTGCCTTGCGAACAATATCCTTTGCAAACTCCTTGGCCACAAGATCGTCCTTAATATCCTCCCACATTCCATGTGAAGACATAATGTGAGACAGAATCCCGCCCTTTCCAAATTGTCCATCAGCACACTGCTTTTTATATTTCGGATTGTCTTGAAGATGGGTGTAATACCACATCGAAGATTTACCTCGTTCAAATCCGTAATGTTCCGGAATGACATAATTCCCCGGCAAAGTGTCATTGGGAATAATCCCATTGACCACGAGGTCCTTTGCCACATTCCCCCTGGTATGGTCCTCGAAAATTAGAAATAGGTGTCCAAAAACGATATGAATGATTTCGTGTTCAAGGACTCCCAACATAAAGGTCCATCCTTTTGTTTTACCGTGTTCCTCGAAAATGTCTCTAAAGAATTTTCGGCTCAGATACATCTTAACGAATCTGTCCCCTGGAACCCGTCCGACCGCTGCCGTCTGAACGGTATGATCATCCTCCACGAAGATCCGTTCCATTTGTTGTATGATATGCCCGTAAAACTCTTTGTGACGAGCAATGTCTACAATCCCTTTTATCAACTCTTTCGAAATATTTATAGAATTACTTGCCATAATATCATCCCGACAGGATGCTCTCCAATCCCATTACACCAACTATTTTATCTTCAGTCTCCTCTGAACCCACGATGCCCTCATATTTTCCCGATGCTTGTCAGATTTCGGGCTTCTGATTTTTGCTTTACACTCTGGCGTATTGCGTCCAGCCATCACCTTATCCCTAAATTCCGGCTTCTTCCATTGAACCCTCAAAGATGAACTCATCTTATCCTTATATTCAGAAGTATTCATGGCAACACTCTGCTTGAGTTTCCATTCTTCTGAATGTTTTTTACCCAACCTGGCCTTACTCATCTTTTCCCTAGTTGCCGCTGAAGCCTTTTGACCAATATGGGCTTCACGAATCCTGTCCTTGGTCTCTTGACTCGTTTTATGTCCCATCTGTGCTGCACTAGCCTTTGCCTTCCACTCCGGAGTGCTCTTTGTCAGCCGCATCTTAATCTTGGCCTTCTCCGAATAAACCGTATTTTCAGGATCAGCCGTCTTTAGATTATACCCAGATAGTTCAACCAAAGAACGATGAGTTCCCATCCATATATTCTCACGTATCATTCTTTCGCTGGCCAGACACTCTTCGAGAATAATAAATTCAAAACATCCCTCTCCATGTTTATTCCAAGCATTTTGGAGAAAATTATTACGATGTTTACCACACCGAAGAGAAGAAATATGTGCCTTCCACCTGTGCCAAATATGTTTGCTACTACCAATATACCACTTGCCATTGACAATATTCCCAATGCCGTAAACCCCACAAGTCCCCGTACCTGGACGAACAACCCCAGCCGCATCAACATCTTTTGTCGTAAATATACTCATAACTACTCTCAACAGATAATATTGCCGGTGGCATTGAGCCTGTCCTCCCGTAATCGAACTTGAATAACTTCTCTAATCCTTGAATCTGAATCCGTAAATAACATGGCCGATGCTTCATCCAGTGGGATTGTCTCAGCCAGAACTAACCGTTTCGCCACTGATAAGTTCTCCTGATGAAATAACGTGTATACCATTTGGGGGTCAAGAGCAAAATTGGACAGAATCTCGTTAAAGTCGGAAGCCTCTCGTGCTTCCGATTCGGAGAATTTCTGTCCTCTTATTTCTGTCCAACCAATTGCTGCCATTCCCCATTATACGCCGGAATGAGAATTGTTTGACAAAAATTAAACAGGATAAGAAGGAATCGGACGTTCAGGACTATTGGTCCCAGCCTGATCTTTCTTTGATTGTAAGTGATACTGAACCACATCTGTTGAATGACAAACAATTGCTATCATTTTTTTCACCAGATCGTCAGAAAGCCTTGTACCGCAATAATCTATGCCAACCATCGCATTGACTGAACCATTCTTTGTAATTCCGCCAAGAATCGTAGTCTTGATGTTCTTTTCCTCGAAATGGTGTTTGCTGAAACTGTCATCCATATCCTCGACCTGGAATACCACAACCCTCTTATTGTTCTTCCGACAAAGAATTTTGTGATTACACTCTGTGCATTCCGGAGTCATAATCCCTGTATGATGAGAAGAACCTGCAAGAACCGCACTAATGATTTCCGGAATCAATGAAACGAGAATACCCTGAAGCCTTGCCGCCTGATAGGATACACCCGGTCTAACAACCTCATGAGTGCAACTTAGCTTCCAAACCGGACGACTTGGCAGAAATTCCGTTCCGTTATGAAATCCTAAGACATAAGCCCGGTCAGCATTCGCAAGTGCTCTCAACTCTACGATGTCTGTGTATACATCCCAATTTTGTTCCACCTCTAAAATAACAGGATGTGTGGTGTCAAACCGGCTAAATGCCATCCGTATCTTTCTCCACGATCTTTTGACGACCAATAGGAGAATAAGAATTATGGAGGCGATGATACCTCCGGCCGCCCTATCCTTCAACACACCACTCGAAAATTCTATTCCAAACATATTCCACCTCATCAGATTTAGTCCAAGAAACTTGCCTCTTCCGACCTAATTAGTCTACTAACACTATTCAATATCCGTCAAGCGGTAGAATCAATATGTTCCGGAAAACCCGGTCCCATTGATCCCACTACCCCTGGTTCCCATCAAACTTGAACCTGTCCCATATGCTGTTCCTCCAACAACATTACTTGGGTCAGGCTGCGTGATAAACCCGGTGTCTCTCCATACCTTCGTCGTGACAGAACTGGTGTCCTTTACATAACTTGAGTCTCTAAAAGTTGCAGTCCCTGAAACTGTCCCTCCCATATCATTATAGGAATTGTTGTAAAAAAACGCAGTTGTGACCGTTCCCAGATTATATGACACATCGTAGAAATTTGCAGTTGGAACTGTCCCCAAGTTGTAAGTTATATCGTAGAAATTTGCAGTTGTTGCTGTAGATCCAATATCGTAATAAGAGTTGTTATGGAAATTCGCCGTTGTCGCATCTGCTTGATTTACAGATGTGTCATAGAAATTACCTGTTCCTACAATCCCACGAATCGTGAAGATCACATGATTCAACGATGAATTGTAAAAGTTTCCAGTTGTAATTGTCCCAATATTGTAAGAAGTGTTATGTAAATTGGCCGTTGTAACCAAACCTCCCCCATTCTGGTTTGAAGCCGAATCATGAAAATTTCCAATAGTCACCTGACTTTCATTCCAGGATATTCCGTAAAAATCCCCTTCGGGCAATACAAAAAAAGAGTTGTTGATTGCAATAAAATAAAACTTTGCGGAAGATACTGAACCCATATTCCGTGCCGAATCATTGAAAATTCCGGTAGTTACATTGAAATAGTTTTTGGAACCGGAATTAAAAGTGCCTGTCGTCGAAAAACCATTATTAAATGATTGGTTGTTAAATATTCCATTCGTCGCATACAGCAAATTCGAAGAATCATTGTTAAAAACCCCATTAGTTACCGTTCCATTGTTCACAGAGTAATCATAGAAAGTAGCATCGTCGAGTGTTCCATAATTATAGGTATGATCATAAAAAAACACTGGTCCAAGTGCCCCGGTAAATAATGCATTAAAAGACCCACCGCCAGTTGAAACATCTGCAACCTTAATACTTGAGAATGTCAGAGAAACAGAAGGACCATGATGTATTCCACCTGCAATGAATATTGAGTCTCCCGCAATAGGGAGTGCTCCTGCTGAAATAGTCCGAGCAGTATCTGTCCACCAATTAACAACCGTGTCCCATTTGTAGTCTGGTGATCCCTGTTTATCCTCAAAGTATATATTAGCCATAATTCTCCTCAGTCCCCAGGCACCATTTAGATGCCTGAAGTCCTGACCGATTTATTATACCAATACCACTGCCAACTGTTGAATCACAGCGACAATCATCGCCTCAGTCACACCCTTGGCCGTAAGATCCGCGTCAGTGTACTGAACGACAACGGGCTTCGGCTTGCCGTCTACCGTCTCATTGTGCCCTGCATATACCACAACCTTGTCCAGCATTGTCCTAATACTCAAAGAAGGACGATCTCCTTCCGGGAATAGAGATGCAATCTTTGTCATCATATCTATCGCATCTTGGCCTCCACCCAGGGCTGCGGTCAATTCCGCAGCGGAATAACGACCAGTATTCTGCCGAATGACAGAACCATCTGCTGCCAACCAACAATACGGGACCATGAAGATCATGCTTCCGTCTGCATTCTTGCCGATGTTGACCCCCATTACCTCAACCTTTGCAACCTCGTAACTTACTGTCTTATTGATGTCTACTTGCATTGTCTCTTCTCCTTTTTACTTATAAAAATCCGAGGACTCCTGTCCCCCTTATTCCATTCTTCGCTGTCCCAACTTGAGCCAGCCCCGTCCCATAATGAACTCCTGGTGCTACCTGATGAAGTTCTGGAACGATTACATTCCCGGTATCTCTCCATACCTTTGTCGTCATTCCTGATGTATTCATCGAATAACTTGAATCCCTCATCGTCGCCGTCCCTGAAACATTCCCGGTCAATCCATTGTATGAGTCATTATTGAATACCGAATTGTTGACCGCTCCATTGTTTCCTGAAAAATCATAGAATGTCGCAGCCGTAACCGTTCCACTCGTATGATTGGTTGAATTATGATGGAAAACCCCTGTAGGTATTAAGTGCTTATTCAACGACGAATCATAGAAACCGGCAAGTGTCGGAATCGTCCCGTGATTCTCAGAAGTGTCGTGAAAAGAACAAGAGTTGCCACTTCCGTAATTCTTTGAGGATGCCCAAAAGTTGGCAGTACTACAAGATCCCGGAGCCGTCATTTGCGATGAGTCGTAAAAATCGGCTGAATCCGCGATACCGCGATTTTGAGAAGTGTCATAAAACAGGGCATCATTTGGACTACAAGTTCCTGTCGTGTCATTATACGCCGAATCGTGAAATTCCCCCGTCTCAACACTCCCAGTATTTTTAGAAGAATTATGAAAATAACCAGAACCCACCTGATGTGAATTGTAGGCCGTATCATAAAACGACCCGGAATCAGTTATCCCCGCATTGTAAGTCGTATTGTGGAAATCCCCCGTAGACACATGGCCACCCAAACGATTCGACGAACTATTATTGAATGTTCCCGTAGTTACTGTTCCCAAATTGTAAGATGTCGTGTCAAAATGCCCAGTTACGACTAACCCTGTCGTGTCATTAATTGAGGTGTTTTCAAAATATGCCTCATATTGGACATAACCATAATTTACCGATGATCCATAAAAATTGACAGTCCCCCATCCCCTTGACCCGATCCATCCACCCACAGCATTATGTGACGTGTCAAAGAATGAAACATCATATCCAACATCCACTGTGTTGTATGAACTATCGTGAAACTCTGCATGGTCTACAGAACCTTGGTTCTCAGATGTTGAATAGAAATATCCAGCATATTCATGTGCAAAGTTCTTTGAAGCATTGTAGAAATAACAAGTCGTAGTCAATCCATACACATACGGACCGTGATTTTCCGAAGTATCGTAAAATTCCGCATAATTCCAAAGGTATCCAAAGTTCTGAGACGACAGATGAAAATACCCGGTATCAACTTCACCAGAATTATATGTGTCTCCACTCCTGAACACGCCTGTCGCCGCAGCACCATAACTGTAGTTGTATGAATAATCGTCAAAGTAAACATACAATCCATAACCATGATTTACGGAATAGTTTTCAAAATAACAAGTTCCCGCTCTCCCATTGTTGAACGAATAATCATAAAAATAAACAACCTCGGTCCCGCCCGAATTCAATGTTTGATTGTATGCCGAGTCATGGAATTCCGAAGTCGTTATAAGCACCCCATAGTTGGCATTAAACGAGTTATTCCAAAATTGTGATGACCCTACCTGGCCATTGTTATTGGAATTGTTATAGAAAAGAGCATCCGATATGCTCGAACCATACTCATTTATTGACGAGTCATAGAACTCTGCGTGCCGGACACTTGGATATGTATTTGAATAATTGATTGTGTCATTGTAATAGGATGCTGTTCCCTGAACATCCCCCGTGGTGTGATTGTATGAAGTGCTATAGAAAATAGCATCCCCGGAACTGAATGGGATTCCTCCTACAATTCTCTTCAGGCAAATACCAGCATTAAACGAAGTGTCGAAAAACTCCCCGCTTCCAATTGATCCTGTGGCATCATTGAAAGTGTTTTCATAGAAGACTGAGAAAAAGTCTATGAGTCCCAGATTCGCCGAGTTATTGTCAAAACTTCCACTTCCATTGATATGTGCCAAAGTTCCATTCATGGAGTCGTTTGCGAAATATCCACCATCTCCAATGATCTCTCCTTCGTTAAATGACCCTTGATTGAAATATCCCCAACCGTAAATTATTCCGGTTGGTTGATTTCCAGCATAATCGTAAAACGAAGAATGATAGATTGACCCCTTATTACTCGACCATCCCCTAAACATGATTTCATCAGTTGATGCACGAGTGCAATCGACTTGGAATGTTCCTCCTACTGGCACATAAGCACCACCATACCTTATTGCTCCAACATTAATCGCGATAAGACTTATAGGAACTGATGGTCCGTGGTCCATTTGTCCGACAATATAGATGTTGTCATTTACAAGCGGGATCGCCCCATTGGGATTTGAAACGACCCCTAAATTGTCACAACTATGCCACCAGTTTCCAGCAGTATCCCACGCATAATCTGCTGGACCCGGTGATCTCGTATCCTGAAAGTAGAGAGTTGCCATAATTAGCCTCCTCAATACCCTGGGACCATAGATAGAACTTGAAACTTGTCTGCGGCACCATCGTACCTGACAACTAAAATATCCATCTTGCCTGGATCAGTTGAAAACGAAAGTGGGCTAGAAGCACTCGTCGGGATATTGATTTTCGAATCTAAGGTGATTCCATGTCCTCCAGAACCATCCTGTTTCAAATACCAACTGATAGATTGCCCATCAACATACCCGGTCGGATTCATCAATGTTATATTACCCGTAAGCGTTGCCTTGAAAATGTTCCCCAGCCTCATGTCCGTATTGACATTCCCCGAAACACTTCCCAAAGGCACAATTGAAGAAAATCCTACGCCACCCTGCGGTCCTGTCGTACCAACATTACCCTGAGTGCCTAATGGCCCCTGAAGTCCTTGTAATCCAACACTACTCTGTAGCCCTTGGAATCCTTGAACACCTTGAGGACCTGTTCCTTGTAATCCTTGGAATCCCTGATAACCTTGGAATCCCTGAACACCTTGAGGACCTGTTCCTTGTAATCCTTGGAATCCCTGATAACCTTGGAATCCCTGAAATCCTTGAGGACCTATTAATCCCGTTGTTCCCTGAAAACCTTGGAAACCTTGATTACCTTGAACCCCAGTAGCACCTGTCGTTCCTTGAACCCCAGTTCCCTGATATCCTTGAAATCCTTGATTACCTTGAAGACCGGTGCCTCCCGCAGATCCCGTGTTCCCTTGAACACCTTGTGGTCCTGCCACAGTCCCTGGAATACCCTGAAATCCTTGGTTTCCTTGAACACCAACAGAACTCTGAAATCCTTGAGATCCCTGGTTGCCTTGAGATCCGGATGATCCCACAACTCCCCGATTACCTTGAAAACCTTGCTGACCATCAGCACCTTGCAACCCTTGCAACCCTTGAAGTCCCTGAAATCCTTGAAGACCTTGATTTCCCTGAAACCCCTGATTTCCCTGGAATCCCTGATGCCCTTGGAAGCCTTGAAGACCAGTAGAACCTTGCAGTCCTTGTGGCCCCTGAGAACCTTGAAGACCAGTAGCACCTGTAAAGCCTGCATTTCCCTGAATACCGACATTCCCCTGAGAACCTTGATTCCCCTGAGAACCTTGTGTCCCCTGAGAACCTTGTGTTCCAGTTCCAACCAAACCTTGATTACCTTGTGACCCTTGTGAACCAGAACCACCAGACGATCCCGTTGTTCCCTGAAGACCTTGGAATCCTTGAATCCCATTACCTTGTAATCCTTGAATACCTTGCTTGCCTTGCGGCCCCTGATACCCGCCAGGACTACCATCATTACCAGTAATACCTTGTAGTCCCTGATTACCTTGTGGTCCTCCTGGATTGCCAGCCGGCCCTTGTGTTCCAGTTCCAACCAAACCTTGATTTCCTTGAAGACCCTGAAGACCAATAACTCCCACAAAACCCTGATTGCCTTGTGTCCCAATAGATCCGGGTGAACCCCCAACGCCTTGATTGCCCTGTGAACCCTGATTACCTTGATGACCTTGAAATCCCTGAGTGCCTTGAGTGCCAGCCGATCCATTCACCCCACGAACACCTTGAGGTCCTTGTACCCCACCACCGCCTGAACCTGCCGGACCTTGAGGTCCTTGTACCCCACCACCGCCTGAACCTGCCGGACCTTGAGGTCCTTGGAATCCGGCCCCACCAGCTTCCACATTTCCATAAGAATCTTCAGGATAAGATTCAAGATAGACAAAATGCCCCGTGTCATCTCCAAACGGTGGCGGCTCAAGTTTGTAGAACCACTTGACTTCTTCCGGGTCCTCAACAACCATCCCAATGCCAAGAAGCTCATCCGTTGTAATCCCGGTAGGATCTAAATTGATGACCAAACGGACAGCATATTCATATCGAGCAATTGTCGCCCCGACAGGAATATAAGCCTTTAGCGGAGCACAGAAGAACCGCATCTTACTTCGATATACTCTCATGGTCGTCCTTAAATAGAATTATGCCCCACCCCGATCCCGGAGTTTGGCCTTCAACTATGAGAGAAATATAAAAGATTCCGCACAGTAAAACAAAAAGCCGACAAGTGTTCCCACCTGCCGGCCTTCAATCCATCATCACCCAGAAAAGGCTATTTCAATTTGAGAGCCACCTTCCGAGCTTTCGATCCCTGGGTAATCGCCTTGATCGCCGGACTGTCTGCCGGTAATCCCAAACCAACCTGTGCCCCATCACAAAAAGATGTCACCCCTATCGATACCATCGAAACATTTCCCATCCAGGATGTATTCATCGCAAACATCGTGTCAATACTCGTCAATACCCAGATCTCAGTAATCTTCGCGATCGCGACCTGATTCGACACAACATTCTTCGCAATGTAAGCATCAATCACCGGGGACAACACCGCGTAATATGTACTATTACTTGCCGAAATAGTCGCTGAACTCTTTTTGATCTGAGAGACAATAGTTGCTGCCACCATTTTCTGATCCGGAGTCGGATTGTCCGCCCCAATCCAGAGAACCGATGCCACCATACCTGCCTGCGTAGCAACGGCTTGCACCTGTGGCTGAGTACACCCAACCATCAGAATTCCAGCCAATACAACCCCACCCAACCAACCCCATCCAATCAATGTGCCAATCTTCTTCATACCTTGTTTCTCCTTTTAGTTTTGGAGCGTCGTATCGGGCTTGAACCGATGACATACTCGTTGGCAACGAGTCATTCTACCACTGAATTAACGACGCAAAAAAATCAACTTCTTCCAGGCCTCTTATGAACAATCGCCTCTTGAAACATCCCAAATTCGAGATCAGACATCTCAGCCCAAAAATCATTTCCGGGTACTGTACCATCATCCCACACCAAAATGCAACCCCTGGGAACCTTTACCGGACACATCACAACAACCACATCTCCCTGACAATCAGGACAAACCTTGCAAGAACTGTAAATTTTTCTACACTTTCTGCAAGACTTCCCAAAGACGTGAGCAATCTCGAACTTACTTTTCACAACAAGGCGGCCAATTTCTGATCCCGAGGCAGCTTCTTGATCTTCATTTCAAGCCTCAAGGCATCTCCGTGCCCCATCAGGACACTCCGTCTTAAAATACTGACTGGTAGTCGGCCCCGAGTGTATTTGGCCCCCTTGCCGGCATTGTGCTGTCTTAAACGCCTCACAATGTCCTTGGTGATCCCACAATACAGAGTCTTGTCCTTACACTCCAAGAGATAGACACAATAAACCCATTCAGGCTTAAGCCCGGAACGATAAACCCATTCTTGTCTTTCCTCGGTCTTCATTTTACCGCCAGACAATCCCCATCCGTATTATAAAGATCCCAGGCGAATTCACAGGTCTGATTATCCGCACAAGTCGTGCAGGTCATCCTTTCCTTCGTCGGAACAGTCAACTCATCCTTGACCATCTGTTCCACAGCCTCTTTTGTAAATACTTGTTCGTATGTCATTTCTTCTTCCCTTTCTCCGGCTTCGGAGTATTAATCTCCCGAACCATATCCATCATTTTATTGACGACCGGGACAACATATTTCTCACTACACGTTGTCCTGATGACCATCCCTGGTCTTAATAGGGGAGAAGAAACCTTAATATCGTAAGTGTTATTCATATCATCCTTTTTGTGGCGGAAGAAGTGAGACTCGAACTCACAATGGCTTTCACCACACATCGTTTCCAACGATGCCTGCTAACCAATTACAGCATTCTTCCATTACTCTTTAGCAAGGTCGTAAAACTCTCCCTTGATCCAGCGATCACGGACTCCAGGCTCCTCAATACACTTGTCGTGTATAACTGCCAACATCTTCTCACCTCGAAATGTTCCATACCATGTCGGAGGAATCTGACTGACCGTTGTGTCCACTTCTTCGTTACATATACAGCATTTCATCTTTACCTTCTCTTTCTAAATGGTGCCGGTAGAGGGACTTGAACCCCCACGCTTACGGCATTAGCTTCTAAGGCTAACGTGTCTGCCAATTTCACCATACCGGCAATTCAACCTGGTGCTCGAAGGGGGACTTGAACCCCCACGACCTTGCGGTCATCAGCCCCTCAAACTGATGTGTCTGCCATTTCACCACCCGAGCAAATTATCTCATAATTAATGATCAACGGTCCACCCGGTCGCCCTCGCTATCAACGGCATCTGTTCTGTCATAATGTCCTTAATCGCAAAAGCAATATCCCGATGCTCCTTCTGTGTGTCAGGCCCTGTCCTCACTTCAAGATAGTGCAACCACGATCTGACGTTCCCATTCAAATACATACGACTCGAAGACGCCATCGGGAGAACAAACCTGGCACACTCTTTCGCTATCCCCTTCGCCACCGCCTCAGAATACAACTTTGATGCCCCTTCCAGGACCTTATCACATTCTGTCTTCCACCATTCCTTGAGGTCAACAGGCAAGTCATCAATCGAATTCTGCCGGTTCTTCGTGTCCTGTCTCCTGATTTCTATCGGCTCAAATGATTGAACCTTGGCATACCGTTGACTGAATTCCTGAATAGACAACGATGAGTGTCTGGCAATCTGAGCCGTAATCGCCCGGCTCGTATTTACCTCGACACAGACATTCGCCATCTGAAATGGTGACCAATGCTTGTGCTTGATGCAATACCGAATCAGACCTTCAATATCCGGGTTATCCTGGTTGGCCGGATTCGAAACCCTTGCACAATAAGCGATAAATTTCTCGGCGTCCGGTGTGATCCATACTAATTTTACGTTCATATTTTCTCCTGAGTGTAACTGGTTAGCCGAAGTCCGCATACGGGGTGCGACCGACGCTTTCGTATTCTCATGAGGGTCCGTTTACTATCTCCCGTCCTAACGGATTATCCTCTCCTCCGAATAACTTTGGTACAGGTAGAGGGACTTGAACCCACATGATTTCTCGCCAGATTTTGAGTCTGGTGCGTCTGCCAATTTCGCCATACCTGCAATCTACTCACCCACAATATCATAAAAACGAAAACAGAAAAGGAAAGAGACGAGGTGGGTTTTCCACTGTCCTTTTTGCTGACGTATTATTTCAACGCCACGGTTCACCGACTAAAGATGCCGTTTATCAGACTGACGCTTCTCGCACGGTATGGCTATATATGTCTTTTGAACATATACTCTCATTCTTCATAGCCATTGGTCTATTGTCCTGAACCACCTTTGGGGATAACCCAGGAACTTCTAATTGCCCCCGCTTGTGCCAGACTCACACTCGCAGCCATGATTTATCGGACTCATCAAAGCGAACGCTCGTCTCTTTCCCAAGTCACATTATACACTCCCGGAACATCCCCGAGATTGTTTATTTTAAATTTGAAAGCAGTTCTTCCAAAGATCCCGAGTCAATCATCCTCATCCCGGCCATCTTTCGCTTCACATCAATCTTCTCAGCCTCGATCATGTTGGCGATCTGATTCGTGCTGTGTTGAGCATACCCACCCATGACTATCTCCACCAGACCATCTCGCCAACCCTCAATCCAACGAACAATGTTATCGTCCTCATATCCCTCTTTGAGCCGAGCCTCGATGCTCGCCTTGAACTGTTCCCATTCAGCCAACCGAGCCTCTTGATTTACATAAGCCATCAGATTCCATTCCGCCCAATGACTGAAGGCAAGTGCCCCATGATACTTTCCCTTTTTGGCATCCATCGCCTTAAGTTCTTTGGTCGCCTGTTCAATCTGATCCCGAACATGCCTCATCACCTTTATCGTTAATTTACTCATACTGCCACCTTCTGAAATGAACAATCCTTACCGTCACATTCTTCATTCAAGACCTTCTCAGCCCGTGCCACGAGCTTGAGAGTCGCCTGGGGAACCGCAAGACCTTCCTCTTTGATCCCTGCCATGTGTTTACGCATCGCCTCACCAAAATGATTCAGATTGTACCGGAAGTTGATTCCACCCAGTTTGCCACGGTTTGCATACAGAATCGCGACCGCACATTCCTTAACCTGTCCTTGTATTGTCATTTTCATACCTATACATTGCCGAATTAGGCTGCCGATACGGAAAGAATCGTTTCCTTTTTACCATCACGACGAGCCTTTTTAGCCCAGATACGACGAGCCGTGTTCTTACCCCTGTCCGCCCGAGAACACCGATCCACGGTCGCCCTGCCGTACTTCTTGATATCCGCCTTGTCACAATACTCAGCATCACAAATCCGAGGAACTCCATACGCTTTCATAAATTATCCCTTAAGGCCTATCGCCAAGCTTTAACCCCTTACTATCCAAATCCCTGTAAATCTTCGCAATCCGATTCCCGTTCAACCTTCTGCGTTCAGCCGACGCAATCCTGGTCGTAAGTCTTTCTGACATCTCAGCACAACCATTCACACATTTACCCGTCTTCAACCATTCCCTGATATCTCCGACTCTCCACCGACATCCCCGAGACATCCTGGCCGTTTGAGAAGTCCCATATGCCGGCATCGGAAACGACTGATACTCAACCAATCTCCTCATTTGCCAGGCCGTTCCAATATTCAACCATTTCTTAACATCTGCAAGAGAGATGAAAGCATTGTCATTCATCAACGATATCCAGTCCGATTGGTCCTTCATTTCAACCCTCTTTTTTTCTTATTCCAGGCAATCATCAATTTCCACATCTCTCGATTTGTGACCAAGTCCCCACACTTGCGGCACTTAGCCGTGATCTCCCCACCATCCCACTCGACTCCCGGCTTCTTCTTACAGCAATCATCTAAGAAGTAGTTTGGGAGTTTCATATAAAGACATTGCAGATTGTACCACAGAATACGGAAGATAATTGGCGTCCGATGCAGGTTTTTACTGCCTATTTAAAAGGCTGACCTCGCACTACAGTCAACCGACTTTCTGTGTCGCTTTGGAAGCAATCAACAGCTACCCGCTTCAGCTTTCAGCATCACGGACCGTTATATCAGGGTTCCACCCCAAACACATTTTGGCGGAAGGAGTGAGACTTGAACTCACGCAAGACTTTTACACCTTGTACGGTTTAGCAAACCGCTGCATTACCACTCTGCCATCCTTCCAACGACTCATCTACCTCATCCACTGCCGGGACAACTCCTATCGGCAACCATCCCAACAAATCCAGCCCGGTCCGACAATTACATCCCATGATCCAGCCCTTGTGATCTCCCTCAACAAGATGCCGAACCGAAGCCTGCCCACATCCACAAATATGCAACTGCCAATAACTGCAATCCGGGTAGGACGCTTCCTGAATCAATCCATTGACCACTCCATCAATCACGGAGTCCACCCAGGCAAATGTCTCCCACTATTACACTTCAAACAAGCCACCACCAGATTCACCGGGTCATCCGTTCCACCCTCACATTGCCTCTTCAGATGCTCCACGGTCGGATATCCAGGACTTCCATTATTAGCCTTCGGGTCACATTCCCTATGACACCAGTGACATTTTAGACCATCCCTTGTAATCAAAGATCCCAATAAGGCTCTCTGCTTGGTGTATCTGATCCTTCTGCTCATTATTACTGTTCACCGATATATTACTGATCACTAATAATTGGTGGGGAGTAAAGGACTCGAACCTTTGAACCTCGTTAGAGAAACAGATTTACAGTCTGCCGCCGTTGCCGCTTGGCTAACTCCCCGAAAAATTTTGGAGATGCGAACTGGACTCGAACCAGCCTATGTTCTTTTGCAGAGAACCACCTAACCTCTCGGTCATCGCATCTTATCATCTTGATCAAATATAAAATCAAACAATGGATCTACTCGACTGTGCTCAATCCTGTGACATCGAGAACACAACAATTTACACTTCCTGATTTCTGGAAGTAAAGTTTCCCACTTATGATTCATCTTCTTACCTATCTCAAATTCTTTTTTATCTCCACCTTTATGATGGAATTCCATCGCCGCAACCTCACGACTTGTTGGTTCCCACGAACAACTTTTACATTTCCCACCCAACTCCTTTACTGCCCTAATCTTCGTTTTTAAACGTCTAATTTTCGACACACAAGTAGGACAAGTTCCTCCTCGCCATGTTTTTCTGGGAACTCCACAAATCTTACAATCGCTCAAACCAAATACGGGTCTCTGACCTTTAGGCGTTCTTCCTGATAGCCCCTTCGATTTGAACACTCGACTCATTATTCCCAAAGATACTCCCAATTTATCAGCAATCATTTTCTGGCTTAAGCCGTCTTCAATCATTTTATCAAAAATCTCTAAGGGAAGATCGAAAACACGCTGAACTTCCTTTTGACGAATATTTGAGATATTCTTCTTCTGTTCTTCGTCCAGAATAATGTCACGAACCCAGTTACCAACTGAGCCATAAGAGACTGAAAGTTTTTTTGAAATATCTCCAACAGATAATCCGAGCGACCTCAAATCTCTTGCCTTGATTTTAATTTCTTCGTTCTTTTTCATAGCACCTCCATTCCCTGAATAATGCTATTACTGGCCTGTCAAGTCAATGCTTTTTCAAGACCTGCCTAACCACTTGGCTAACCCGTCAAAATACTTACCGACACTTCCTTCGTTCACGAGTCCGAGCAATTGCCGACCCGACACACCCTGAACTCCTCTTCGTCCGAGTGCAACCATTCTTGATCTTCGTACTCTTTGGACTCGCTGTAGACTTTCTCATTGTTTAAATCCTCTCATTTTCATCCAATCCCTTATCGCCTCTTCCTCGCCATCCTCAACACTTCCCGGTCCCTCCAACATAAAATTATCAATGTGTGAATCAATATTCCAACCCCTCAATATTCCCCCTGCGATAGAATCATATCCTCTCCTCCTAGGACTCGGGTTCTCTTCGTGCCTCTTTGCCTCGGCTCTTTTCTTAAATCCAAACATTGTTACACCTTCACATCCAACTTCTTAATATCCTTTGCCCCAACCGCCCCCAACAGATACGGTGTCGGATCAATGATATAGTCCGGCAATTCTTCGTGACTGTTGAACTCATCCTTCAGATTATATGTCCCGTGACTGAACATCTGAAGATGAAGCATACAACACGAATGCCCAGGGATATCCGGACGATGCTTCTCCGGCTTCAACACCGGGATCACATTCCCAATCTGACACCCCTTCCGATACACCTTTCCAACCTGAACATAGTCCCGAGGCTCAATCTCTCCGTAACAAACGACCCCACTGGCCCCTTCCACCTTCACAACCTTCGTATCCAGCCACCAAGGACATCCAGCATCTTTCCCGGTGAATGGTTCAATGCTTACCACCCGGCCATCTTCAACCAAAACAACCGGCGTCCCATTGTTGCAATACAAGTCCACTCCACAATGTCTGTCATGCTTCCTCATTGCTCCAAAGGCTCCTGGGTGACTCCCAACCGGGATTCCCCTGATCGGTGACACCAGATTGAACGGAAATAGCCACTGAATCTCCCTGGCGGCCACCCGAGCAATATCCGAGGCATCTGCCAAGGCCCCATCTCCTGTGTCCCCACAAGCCAATTCCTTCTTGACTGTCGGCACCATCAGAACACCCATCTTCTGCAACGTCTCCATATTATGAACTACCGCAGGCGAATGTAACATCATGGTGTTCATCGCCGGTGCCATAATCACCGGCCGATTCCGATCCCAGGCCGTAAACACCGAAGTCAGCAGATTGTCACACAGCCCATTGGCCATCTTCCCAATCGTGTTCGCCGTCGCCGGAGCAATCACCAGACAAGAAGCCCACTTCACCAACTCAATATGCTGAATGGGTAGTCCCTTTTCCCATTTGTCTGTTGCAAGACATTGAACCGTAGCATGACCGATCGCCTTGATTTCCTTCCGCCAGGTCCACTCGTCTCCCTCCGTGTAGACCTTGACCCCTGAAACCCTGGCCAATGCCTCCGGGTTGTAAAACATTGCCGCCTTGTCAGTCATTATCACCCTGACCTCAGAACAATTCGGAATCGCCTCCAAAGCCTCAATGATCTTCGGGGCAATCTTTGTCGCCACACTTCCTGTCAATCCAAGTAAAATATTCATGCCAACCGTTTCTTTCTTCCCTGTAAGATATCAATAGATCCCACAAGATATTCCGCCAATTTATCACCCGACATCCCAGAGAACCCGGAGATTCCCCCGTCTGCCCTCAAAATAGTCAACGAATGTTTGTCCGCCCGGATATCCCTCAGGTCATTCCCGACAACCATATCCGTCTTCGCAACTTTCATCTGCTTCTTCATCGCCTCCAGCAACTCGTCCTGGGTGCTTCCAACAAGCAACTTGAACCCCACCAGGAATGTTTTCGGACAGAAATCCCGAATCTGCCTGATCAACTTCGGAGTCTTCTCGAACTCGATGACCATCTTATCCAGATCCGAACTGATCTTGCCTTCGTGCTTTACCGGGGCATAATCACTTACTGCCGCCGCTAAAACCACAACATCCGGCAAATCAAACAAACCAGAACCAAGCATCTTTTTCAGACCTTCTGCATAGGAGTTGAAATCAGAATATTCCATTGGTATGTATCGATCCCCAAAATCATCGAGGAAATCATAGCTCTCCAATAATGTCTCCATCGCTTCTCTCGAACCAACCTCTTTGAGATTCAGCCTGAAATCGTGAGGTGCCTTACTGTCCTTGGCGTAAAAATAGTGAACCGTATGCCCCATTTTCAAAAAGGCATTACAGAGATGACAACCAAATGTCCCCTTTGACATATTCCCTACGTGCCTGACACTGTCTATCGGGGTCTTTGTTCCCCCACTCGTTAAAAACACTTTCATCCCACTTTCCCTTTCTTCTCCCAGTCCCTGACTGCATCACAAACCCCAATCGTAAAAGGCTCTCTATGATCATCACATCTCGCCGCCTCCTCATAGAGATTCTTGACATTCCCACCTCGTAACAATCTCCCGGCCGCGTAATCATACCCACGACGAGATAAGTATAGATCATTTTCCAGTTTACGATCCTCAGCCCTCTTTTTAAGTCCCAACATAATCTCATCTCCTAATGCACATACATTGCAGATGTCTTGTCTCAATACGGAAATAAAATTCCTACAATACCGAAAATCACAATGGGTCTTTTTTTGCAGGCGTGTCTGCCAATTCCACCACTCCGCAGTTATTAGCCACAGAGGAAGGACTCGAACCTTCACGCCCTTTCGGGCACCTGTTTTTTTAGAAGTATCCCATTGCTGAAGGTACTATCGGAATTAAAATTCTGCCAAGTCTTCCAACTTGAATCTCAAATCAAAATATCTCTTTGTCAAGTCCGGGTCCCCCTTCATAAACCCAAGACTGCCAATATCACACTGATGTAATGCACATATCGGCCTGTAATGAGGAGGAATAGAACACTTCCCGTCCACTACGAAAGGCATCGGGGGAACCTTCTCACCGGCCTTCTCCATCGTCTCGGCGGCGAGTTCACAGTATTCTCCACTGCAACATGCTCCCATATTCCTACAGGACTTCTGACACTTTTCCTTTGTCAGATCGGCCATCTGCTGCCATAGATCTATCAGTTCTTGTTTCATAATATTTGGCTGGCGAGAGAGGACTTGAACCTCCAACAACCCGGTTAACAGCCGGATACTCTACCATTGAGCTACTCGCCAATCTTTCTCATCATCGACCACTATCGTTCCCGAGACATTCGCCCCGGTCTTACCATCCCGATTCTTCACCACAATCCCATCAACAATCACCATCTTTGCCGAACTCACTATCCCATCAGCCGTAACACTGTTGATATTGATGCCCAGATCCGCCATCTCCTTCAACAAAACTCCCTTACTGATATAAACAATCTCACTCGGTGTGGCGGAAGAAGAGGGACTCGAACCCCCAATACCTTTCGGTACATCTGCTTTCGAGGCAGACTCCTTATCCAGTTCGGACATTCTTCCTTTTAATCTCAAAATCCTTAACAAAGTCTTTACCATATTTTCTAATTGCATACTGAATAAACGGCTCCATCTCCTTCTTCATTAAAACAAGAACTCCTGGACACGCCTTTAATTTTGCAACCACCTTGTCATTCAACCACGATTTAACTTCTACATACTTCCCATCAGCCATTTTGAAGTCTGGAAGATACTTATGAGTCTTTCCATCCCATTGATATTCAAACCTATCACTATTTCTCTCAAACTGAATCCCGTGATCAATATTGAATATGATCCACGCTAATTCCCAGGAAGAGTCAAACCAGATACCTTTATACCATCCGTGTCTCCCTCTTCCTGCTCCCCTCTTGTATCCTCCATAATTTCCGTAAGTATTCTTTTTTGCCGCATCAGAAATCTTACGAACTCTCTCAATCTCATTTCCAACTGTTGATGCCATCCCTGTAACTTTACCAGTCAACCTATTGGAAATCTTTTTACTTATTCGACCTGCCACGACAACACCAAAGACATCCACATTCTTCCTTCCGAGTCTTCCGGTCTTTTTACCCAACATGCCTCTTGGATTATGCTCACCACTCTTTGAAAGGCTGTTTTTTCGTTTTGTCTCCGGGCAAGACTGAACAAACTCAGAACAACAAACCTTTCCAACTTTCAATGTAAATCTGGCTGGCAGACCACATCCCGTCTCACATAGCAACAATCCTGTTTCCAGTTCTTCCTTCGCAATATCAACATAACGATGAACTATCCGACAATACTTCTCGTGTTCTCGAAGTCCCCGCTTTTCAAATCCGCCTTTTCCACAAAATCTGCACTTATTCATATTCGCACCTCCACTTTAGGTGCAAATATCAAACAATTATTACAATCGAATCAGACCCGCTACCAGTTACGGCATTCTTCCAAAATCTCCAGTTCACCGGACAACCGTCTTACTGATCCGATTCATACCCCGCTGAGTATCCAGATAGAAGTGCTTCGCTCCCAGTTTCTCCAACTTCGTCATCGCTGAATCCGGGAGAGGCATATCCTCCACATCCTTGAACTTCGCATACAGATGCACCGGTGGTAACAGAGTACACATACCACCCTTTTCCAAACGGCCACGCCACCGAGCATCCATATCGATATTCTCGTCAATATCGTGGTGGAACTCCTTACCAGTTGACACCAAGGTCTTGACCTTACCATCATTGCCAACCCACCAGAGTCTATCTCCAGGCTGATGACCAATGTCTTGATACTTAGCCGCCACTCTCTCCGCGATCTCCGCAAACCTGTTTTTCATTTCACGATTCCTTGTTTAAACTCTTTCAAACGATCCAGTCTGTCCGGGAGTGGAACAAAATGTCCTTTCTCCCATCTGTTTACAGTCGCGAATGATACTCTCATCGCCTTTGCAAACTCCGTCTGAGTCATCCCAGACTGCTTCCTGATCCCCTTAATCACTTCAGGCTTCACATCTTACTCCATCGTTCCGATGCCTTCAATGCCGCATCACGAGCTTCTTCAATCCTATCGAAATCCTTCTTCGAGGTTAGAGTGTCATTACGACCAGGCTTCGACACACTCCACGAATAGGTTGTCATTCCCATCCCGACCTCTATCGGCCCAGTATCCCCGGTGACAAATACCTCACACCCATTCGCCTCCTTCACCCATTGCCCGCCCTGATACGGCCCAGGATCAGTTGTCCTTGTCCAACCCTCCATCGGATCAGCCGGAGGCTTTGGTGGATACATCTTGTTGAATGTCTTCCAATCCAGACCCCCACCAATAGGATCTTCAATCTTGCAGCCTTCCAATGTCTTTGGTCGAGTCAACTTGAAAGCCTTATCTTGTGCATCTACCAAATTTTTGGCTTCGATCACCTCGACCGTCCTCACCGTCCACTCACACGGTATCTTGAATTTCATAAAAGTCTCTTTCGTCATCAACCACAATACATCCCAAAGTTCTTGTCAAATAACTCCATTGAGAATATGCAATGGCGTCAATATTCAACAACCTCCGTCCGATCTCCTCGTCCGTCATCTTGTTTCTCCTTGGTGCCGAAGGCGGGAGTCGAACCCGCAACACACAATTTTTAAAACTGTTGCCTCTGCCAATTGGACCACTCCGGCATTTTCAAAACTTTGGAGAACATAAATAGCACAATCCAGATTTCGACCCTAACGACACCCGACCATTACAGTTAGAACATCGTCGTTCTTCCTTCATAATCTTTTTCCCACGAGACTTCCGACCTCGATATGTATCCGTAAAAGAATGACAGTTGGGACAAAGTATCTCTAAATTCTCTATCCTGTGATCGTGACTATTCCCATTTTTATGTTCTAATTCTAATGGCATTGGCTTTCCCAGCCACTGTTCTCCTCCACACTTGTTGCATTTTTTCTTAAAAATTCCCTCTCTGAACAATCTCTTCTTGAGTTTAAAAGTCGAATACGAAGAATCTTCTATCATTACACTCTCCAAGGACTTCTTCGCATAACTTCGTTTTCCAACTCCTCCCCGATTCCATGACTTCCCCTTAAGATGTTCTGTCGAAATACCAAGAATTCGTATTCTTCTCTTTATTGTCTTGTAATTTCCCCCCATTGGGACAAGACCTAATTTAATCAAAATCCCGGCATACGTAATAGATCCAACAACCGCCTCACGTATCTCATTATCAGTCTTTTTCATAGTAGTATCTCCCTACTATGATAAGAATTATAAAATAATAATTAAGACATCACTGCATTGTAAGTCCGTTGTGTCTGCCAATTTCACCATGCGGGGAATCATTTCTTCTCATCCTCTCGATACTGCCTCAATAGATCTTTCGCCTGATTCCCGCATAAGAATGACCCATCCTTATGCCTCAACTCAAACGGACTCAAGCATTCCATCTCCCAACCATACTCTTCCAGAAGTTCCTCATCTGTCAGAACCGGCTTCTCGGAGAAATTCTGTATCGCACCCTTCGGTTTTCGACCATCCTGGGGTCGTGTCAACTTCACTATCTTCATCTTATCCAAAGTATCCAAAGCCTCTGGTTCCTTCCCCGGCTCACCAATAACCTCCGGACAATCACCCTTACGAAGCAACACTATCGGGATGCCCTGGCTTAAAGCCTCTCCAAATGATTTTGACATTCATCACAATCCTTTCCTTCGGAAGCCTGGGTTGCGATTGCCGCCCAGTCAACCACACTCCGATTCATATCCCGATACGGACACTGATTCTGATAAATCCAAACTGCCTTCACATGAACAGGATAACCCAAACTTAACTTCAGTTTGTTGTCCCCGTCTGCCTTGGCAATCAACCGAAGCAACAACACCGAGAAATTGTCAGCATTACTCCCCGGCTCAAAAGCATTCCTTAAATCAACTTCTAACATTTTGGTTCCTCATCTTTCTCTGCTATCACCTGTATTATACCCTCGGGAACATCAACATCGTTCTTCCCGCAGTTTTTACACTGATCCCAAAGAAGATCACAGCCCTTCTCGTCCCAATCCCCGCTCATCTGAAACCAGCAATACCCGTTATTCTGTTCCTGTTTATTCTCCGCCTTGTCCCAGTAAGGACAAATTCCCTTCTGATCGTAACAGTAACAACCCTGGGGAATAATCGAATCCCCATCCGTCTCCCTCAACCATCTCATCTTCGATGGCTCTTTGTGAAGACCAAGCCCCTTGGCATCCTCATAGTCCTCTTCCGTGATTTCCGCCCTGGCTGCACGACGTTCCGCCTTGGCCACCTTCCGTTTGTTGAAAGGCCGAAGATGTCTCCACCAGTCCGGAGACTTCGTCAAAGTGTCTTTGCGTTTGTGTGCCATATATTTCCCTTATTTCCTCAATGTCCAATTAGCCGCCCAGCGAACCCATTGAAAAACATCATCGGCGAACTTGTTGTGTCTCTCGTAAGCCCATCGCAACTGCTGATTCTGACTCTGAATGTAATCCGCAATCTTTTTGATTATGACTTTATTCCCTTCAAGCTCTAAGAGTGCGAAGGCAATCTCGGACGCCTCTTTCTCATTTACATCTCGATGGGTGTGTGTCTTAACGACATCAGCAATCCCCTTGAGATGTTCCGGCACTTTATTCATTTCATCGTAGTAGTTCATACCTACACATTGCCATAACTTCCCCAGAATACGGAAATAAAAAAAATGGTGGGCAATACCGGGGTCGAACCGATAACCTTCTGGGTGTAAACCAGACGCTCTGACCAATTGAGCTAATCGCCCATACAACGACTGACCCGGTACAAGAACCCGGATCAGCCGCCTTGCTATTCACTATTCAGTTGTCAATTTGCCATTACAATATCCACCAGGGATAAGGTCTTCAATCAGATCCTCGAAAAGATCCTCGAAATCTTGACTGAAAATTCTCACAAACATTTGAATCTCAACGAGTTAAATGCCTCGAAAAGATCCTCGAAAAACTGGCGGAAGGAGAGGGATTTGAACCCCCGATACCTCTCGGTACTCCGGTTTTCAACTGGCGGAAACAGTAGGATTTGAACCTACGGATGCTATTAACATCTGATGTTTTCAAAACACCCGCCTTAGACCACTCAGCCATGTTTCCTTCCCTTGAATCTTGAATTTCCACTCTGAGAATGACAATTAGGACAAACAATCCTCAAATTTACAATTGTATTATTCTTTTTGTCCCCATCAATATGATGAATCTCAAAGTCTATTTCTTTCCCCATCCAATCTTTAATTCCACAAACCTCGCAACTCCACTCACGACCTATCTCTAATAACGCCCTCTTCAACCGATAGGCAGGCTCTATCTTTCCTCCCGAAAAAATTTCCTCAGCCGATCTTCTTCCAGTCCAAACCACTCCCTTATTCCAAGCCCCACGATTGAAATGCGAACAATCTATTCCCAATCCAACAACAATCTTTTTTATATGATTTATCAACCCTCCATGTGGTTTCTTACCCAGCCTTATCGTCAAATCTCGAAAAGATCTGCTATTTATAACAACCGGCTCAAGAACTTCCCTCGAATACAGCCTGCTTGGCATAATAATTCTCCCTTATAGTATTGACTACTCTCTACAAGAGTTGAATTATCAACTTTTAATTGCAATAATCAAGACCGCCGCATTAGACCACTCTGCCATCCTTCCAAAACTGTGGATTGCCTTAAACCACTCAGCCATCCGATTGCTCGGAGTGGGATTCGGACCCACGAGGGAATTCCACCCTATCCACTGGTGCTCGAAAGAGGACTTGAACCTCCACAACCTTACGGCCATAGCCTTCTGAGGGCTACGTGTCTGCCATTCCACCATTCGAGCAATCTATTCAACTTTGGTGGTGAGGGAGGGAATTGAACCCCCGACGCTCGGCTCTTCAGGCCGACGCTCTACCAGACTGAGCTACCCCACCAATCTATTCATTCTCTATTCGCGAATATCATCTCGCGACACTTCTCACGACATTCTGTCACGACAAACCCAAATCCCAAAAACACAAAAGCCCCTCCGGATCTCTCCGTGGGGCTTGTCTACATCCTGTTTTATGAAGTCAGATCAGGACATACCCCTACGGAAGTTGCTATTAAATAAGCAACTCACCAGATAGAGATATGACAACGATGTCTTCATGCGTTCACTATACGCTATTCGCGAATCGCGATGCAACAAATCTTTTAACTATTTTTATTACCATACAAAAACGCCTGAAATGCCTTCTGTATCACAACTCCCCGAACCCATCGTAATCACCTTTTTTACGAACTGGCTCGCCACCCAACTTCTTCAAAAACAAATCATCCTTTGCCCTCTTTAATCTATCCTTCATCCCTGGGATACTTACCCCTTTCCCAGGCCATAAGAAGAATACATTGAATACCCACAATCCCCAGGGAACAAGGTCGTAAATCAAGAATGACCTCAAGGTGTATCCACCTTTGTAAACATAGATTCTTTCAAACATCGCCACAATCATCAATGCTGGAAACAAGTAGACATAAGCCTTCGACTGTAGTTCCATCTGACGTTCCATCTTATACCAGGCATAAGCATCTTCAACACCTACCGTGTTTTTACATTCCTGGCATCTGTCCCCGCGACCGGGTTTGAATCCAAGAATCATCCTGCAAATAGGACAAGTCTTATCCGTCTCTTCTTTTTTTCATATTGGTGGACCCGCCCAGACTCGAACTGAGACTCAATTCCTTATGAGAGAACTGCTTTGACCAATTAAGCTACGGGTCCTTGATTTCCCCTATTACATTTCCTGAGACATCAATAAAAAATCCATGACCCATCATTGCCCGAATTTTTCCAGCACAAGATCTTGAACATGCCGTAAAAACTCCTCCTTTTGAAAGATGAGACTGTCTTTTATCTTTCTCGAACACACACTTACAACTGGGACATCGAAATTTAAATCTAACAGGCTTTATCCCAGCACATATTCTATATTTTCGATTATTATCACCACGAGACAATATTTGTAAATTCAAGATGTCATCATTCAACTTGTCTTCATCTTTATGATCTACAAACTCTTTTGAATCCAATATTCTTCCGATAGCGACTGACATCAAATATCGAGCATAGCTAATACTTGTCTTACATCCATCCTTCTTTGAAACTAAAACACAAACTCTTCTTCCTGAAGACACACTTACAACTGGATTGTAAATCCAATAATTGTCATACGGTAACAAAGCATCATTTCTTTTCATCCTTACAGCATATCAATTGGTAAGAGCGACCTCAAGTATAATTTAATTTCCTGCTCTGACCATCTGAGCTAAAGGCCCGAAAACAAAAGTGCCAGGTTCGCAGACCTGGCACAACAAGAAATTATGCAGGTCTATCATTCAAGAATCTCTATTATGAAACCTTCCTTCGTCAACTCCTCAACATTGTTCGCAGCCCTCTTTTGTGCTTCCGCAATCTCACCGGCCGTAAACAACAGACAACGACTATTGTGTCCATTCACATCCTCAACCTGAACTGCGTCCCATTCCTTCGACACATGCGTAAACTTAGGTCTCTTGGACTCGAAGACTCGGATCAATCGTCCATTGACAACTCTCTTCTTCTCTTTCTTTGCCATAAGACCTCCAGTATTACATATGAATCCCCAATACCTCATTCACCCGAACGAGCTTGTAGGACGCTAATCGTTCTAATGACACTCCATCAGATAAATACCCAACTTTTGTGTCCCAACCAACCTTTTGCATTATATCCCGGTGGACCAGAACCTGCAATGGATCAATATGATACAACTTTACCGGGTCCCCAAGCAACACTTTTGGAGCCTTCCCCTCTTCCTGTTCATTCAATGGACCAAAATGCATAATCTGGCAAACTGCGAATTGACAGTCCGGGGAATTCTCCATCTTTGATACCATCGTCGCCAGGTAATGAGGAAGAATCAGGTTGTCGTCATCAAGGAATAGGACATATTTCCCCCTGGCATACTTCATCATCTCCGATCTGACCGTGTTCCCGTAGTCCCCTTCCTTCTTGCCTTCCGTGTAAAAATACCGAATCCGTGGATCTCCAATCTTATTTACAAGATCACGAGCGGGTTCTTCCAAGGCACCGTCAGAACACACGAATTGCTCCCAATCTGTCTCCGTCTGCATCAACATGCTTCCCAGACACCGACGAATCACAGCCGGATCACGCTTATAAGTCGGAGTGATAACTGTCACCTTGCATCGAATCACGGCCGGCTTCTCTTCCTTCTTGATTTCCACTTTGGGAGCCTGTCCAGCCTCCTCACGAATCCTGGAGATCTCTTTCGGGTTGTTCATCAAAAATGCCAACCAATGTTCTGCCCAGAGTTCATCCCGGAAAAACCACCCGGTCTTCATATGCTCGATCATCCCTTGAGAACAAGACTCCCTCACGACCGTAGCAACCCCCGCCTTCAATAACTTCTGATAATCATCCTTATTCGCCACGCCAACCCGAGGGAATAACGCGATATCCGCCTGATCCACAAGTCCCTTCAAATCCTCATTGTATTCGACAAACTCAATCCCAGGCATCTGAATGTTGTCAATCACTCCCTTCCTCATCACAATCCTGCGAATGTCAGGAAACTTCGACGTAACCCGAATAAACTCTGATAATCCCCAGCCATTATCGACCGTGACAATCGTAAATCTCTTTCCCTCTGGCATCTTCGTCTCCCCGATTATATTCTTCTCAAATCTCTGATCATATTCAAAAATAGTGGTTCTAAAGTCTGGACCATACGCCCGGCCGAATGTTTCCTCCATTTGCCGATGAGCCTCTGCCTCATTATACCCTATCCCTTCAGGATGATGAACCGACACCCGACCATCAATGATGTTCCTCATCCCGGCCTTCCTCGAACGATAACACATCCAGAAATCCTGCCCGAAACCAATCTTACTCCCTGGAACCAGTTCCCCGATCTGTCTCATCAGACTCCCAGACATCGCCAAGGCCATTCCCTCAATGTTCTTAACCTCTTCTGGATGCTTGTCTCCATAGTGTTTTTCCTGCATAAAGTCGTGTGCCCGACCATCAATGCAGGGACTCCAACATCCAAACGGCAAACTGCTCTCAATCGCCGTCCGATAGTCTTCAGGCTGATACATCAATTCGATATCACACCCAATGACCCAGACAGCATCATACTCGTGGCAAGTTGCCATGACCTCATTCCAAGTCCCTGTCCAATAAACATTCTCCCTTGAACGAGTTGTGTGAATCGGAACCTTCCCAGGATCAGAACCATTGTCAAAGATCTCAACATCATCGAACACCGGAGACAATTGCTCCCAGAGTTTGTCAGCATTCTCCGGCTTGTTGTGGTGCATAATGACCACCTTAATCCGATTCGTCCTAACCTTCACAGACTCTTTTACTTCTGGCATAACGAAAACTTCCTTATTCTTATCTTCAATAATCTCCATGTCAATGAATGGATGACCCTTCATCGCTTCCGGCAATGGCAAGTCACACCGAACAATCATCTTGTAACTCTCAGGATTCGTCGGATGAACATTGAACATATCGTCCCCTGGCTTCCAAGCCATGAACTTCTTTTCATACCAATCCGGGTCCAATTCCTTTGAATGTCCCCAGGCTGCCAACTTGTTCTTCACGTCAGCCGGAGTCCTTGCCCACGAATAATGCCTAATCATGCAAACCCGGTCCGGGACTTCCACAGACATCTGCTCGTCTTTGGCTTCCAGAATCCTTCCGTGCCTGAACTTGCAATCGGATAAAAACGCGACATTCGGTCTGAAATTCTCCGGTGGATCAATCCTCCAATGAATCGACCGCCAATAAGTATGCCAATGGCAATTCGCAGTCCTGGCTCCTTCCGTCACCCGGTCAAAGAACCAACTCCACATCTCCTCTGCCTCATTGTCACGGTAGAACTCGTCGGCCTCGACCATCCACACGAACTTGAATCCGTATTCCCTGATCTTCTCCAAAATCGAATTCCTCTGCTTCGCCTCTCGAAGCAATGGGTCATCCTTGTCCTCCTGATCCCCAACCCTCATATAACGGATGACATTCTTGGATTCCGGACATTCAGCCAACACCTTGTCCACAATAGCCTTCGATTCCCCTCCTGCCTTCGCATTCGGCGACCATGGAATAATACTCTCCGCCACAAAGATCTCTCCCACACGCGGTATCAGCCACTTCAGGATGTTCTCCAGATACGGTCCCTCATTGTATACCGGGACATAAGCCGCGACCTCTTTCCTCATCCTTGACCTGGCATCTGAACGAAGATCTATCACCGGCCTCGTAATCTTCCCCCAAGCCTCCTTGATACTCTCCACTTCATCCTTTGTAGAATATGTCGCCCGAATGAAGGTTGACGCCTTATGAGCAATCTCCAGCCGTTCTTCTTGGGGCATCTTGAAAATCCTCATCAACTCCCGAGACAACCCGATAAAGTCCCCATCCGGCACCGGGAATGAAATACCCGGCAACATAAACTCATTTCCACCATACCCCGTATAACCGACCGTAATACACCCACAGGCCATAGCCTCTGCCGGTGGCATCCCAAATCCTTCCTTCTCTCCCAGAGACAAAAATGCTGCACATCTCTTCAATGCTCTGGCGACATCCTTTTCAGACATATTGTCCAATCGTAGCAGATTCCATCCTGGGGGAACCCATCGAATCCCAATCACTGCCAGCACAGCGTCAATCTCGTGCCCTCTCTTCCGGGGCATCACCGCGACAAGTGATTCCTTTTCAGCACTAAATTCCAGTGGTGCCCGATCAAATGAATACTTGAATCTCATCACCCTGGCCGATGGAAATATGAATTGGATGTTGCTGACCGCATTCTCAGAAGGACACAAGATTGCTGCCGCCTCCCGATAGGTCTGCCGGGTATTCGCCAAGTCCAACTTGAATCCACCCAAAGCATTATAGTCATTCTGACATAGAACGACCTTTCCACACCTGTCCCACCCCTTGACCCTGGGAACCTCATGAACCAGTTCCCCGAAGATCATAAAGTCGTCTGCCGTCAATTCCACATCATCCGTGTGAATCGTAGGAGTATTATTGTCGAACCAGGTATACCTGAATCCCGGCGTCGGATGTGCGAAACAGGAATCAATCCCCAACTGATTGAGGACATCAATATGCCGATAAGCCTGCTTGGCCCCACCCGAAGGCTGGTCAGAATCAACAGTATTTACGAAAACAACTTTCATTTACCCCTTAATGAATCCCGGAAACAAACCTCGTGTTCCGGCATCTCCCTGTACCCACCCTCAGTATTCGCACACAACTCACAGAACGGATCTTCTTTCGATCCATCCTTGAAAAACCCATACTTACACTGCTTTCCTATCTTCTTGCAAGTCAGTCTGTCGAAAATATCCCCGTGAAGTTCCCGATCATGGATGAATAATCCCCACTGATGTATCCAGGTTCGACCAGGTGCCTTCGTTGTCAATTCCGGCTGGCTCCATGCTGGTGTCCCCTTCGGACCGTCCTTCGTGACATCCAATGGCAATGTCCCGTTCTTGTAAAGAGCCTCATTTCGTCGTATCGCCGGATTGTTACTCCACCAGAAATCCGGACAATTCAAATACTTTCCCCTCTGCTCCGTAATCCTGGGCATCCATTGTGACCAATAGTGAGCCATCATCTCCCACTCCCCGACCATCCTTCTCAAATAGAGATAATTGCAATCCACCGTCTGCATAAACTCTATCGCCCGTCTCAACCATAACTTATCCTCTCCTGATTGCTCATTGGACAGAGGATAGAAATCTGACTCCAGGTGTATCGCGAACTCACAGGCACGAACCAGACCACATGCACGATTCGTGCCTTCCGCACAACCAAGGTCCACATCTGACTGTTCAATCTTGTAAGTCACTCCATAGGGAGGATCACTGGCCTGTAACTGATACAACCACTGCTTTGTATCATCTGTTGAACCGTTATTGAAGATCCCGATAACGAGCGGACGGTAATAACAATAGGACAGAAACCTGTCGAGAGTCTCCTTGAGTTTCGACAATCTCTGCCCATTCGTCAATACTGAGATGCCTACCGGAAGTGAATACATAACCCATTATACCCAGGATTACTCCCCGAGAATGATGAACTTGTAAACTTCACCCTTGTCCAGGTTCAATGTTCGATACATATGATCCCGTTCCAGTTCCACCCACATCGTGACACATTGATCACCCTTAGAGGAAGTCCAGACCCGGTGAATCCTGCCCGTGTACCGATCCCGAGACAATCCCAGTTCAGCCGCACGAGAGGCACATCGAATCCCCTGTTGAGTCGGAACCCCAAATGATTTGTAATGAATATGAACCCGAGTCCCGTCCTGGACATTCTGAATCCCCGAGGCTCCCTTGACCTGTCTCAATACTGTTTGAATCTCCTGTTGATTCATTGCCGGGGAGACTGTTCCACCCACTGCTTGAATCTCCGGAACCACAGGGACCGGCTTTACCGCCGACTTCGCCTTGTTCATCGTCCTCATAACCGCTGCCATTATTTCTGTCTTATTCATAATCAACCGCCTTCATCCTTTGTTAAGGTTGCCTCATTCATATCGTCATCTTGTTCAATTTTGACTCCGGCTGCCAAAAGCATTCCACGAATATTTATGCCACGGATCTTTTCATAATCTTCTCCGAGAAGAATGATACTTCCTCCTTCGGAATCAACACTCTTTAATATCTTTTCCACAAACAGAGTGTCTTCATTCCAATTGTTTGTCGGCTGAATGAATTCCTTCGCGATATCCCCAGGAGTCGTCGCAGACAACGGTCCAATGTTCTTCAACTCCATCTCTTTCAGATTGTTCGCCCGACTCATCTCGTCCGCGAGCCTCTTCATCTGTTCCACAAGATCTGGAACCGTCGAATCACAGAACCTTCGACCTGCACCTGTTTTATAAAAGTCCAACATTTATACCGTCCCTTCCAATCCATTCACCCGAACCACCATCGCCCAATACCGTTTCGTGTCAAGATTCCGAGGATGCCAACCTTCCGGTCCCCCATTGTGTATCTTCGCATAAATCTTGTAGGTCGGAATCTTACCTGTCCGCCGAGTGTATTCTTTCCCGTAACAATGAAGATAAACCCGAGCAACCCATCGTGCCTTCTGCCGGTCCTTCATATCCTTAATCGTCAGAACCCGACCATATTTCTTGATCATGTCCTTCTTGGCGAAACGAATCACATCCGTTAAATAAGGTTGCCGAATCTGTAAAGTTCCATAAGCATGATGCCGAAGATTTGTATCTCCAACCATGTCCGGGTCCCCATCAGGATTCTCTGCCGTCTCCAACCAGTCAATCAACCGATTCCCGTCAATCCCTGGCAGATCAAAGTCGGCCGCAACCATCAGAAACTTTTTCGGCTTGACCACAGGTGAAACCTTCTTTGGTGCTACCACCGGTAAAGGCTTGTTCGTTACAACGGTTTGAACCGCAGTTACTTTGGCAACCGTGTTCGTCAGAACAGGTTTATCAGCAACCACCGGGTTGAAGACCGAGTCCGCGATGTCATAGGTGGCATATCCTACAATCGACAGCAGCACGACGAATGTCACTCTCAAGATATTCTCTTTCATGTTGTTGTTCCTTTTCATACCTATACATTGCCAGATTTACACCCCAATACGGAAGGTTTTTATTTGAACCCCAGGATCTTGCTTGCCCCAGTCACCCAAACCACATTCCGTTCCGAAGCTATCCCAGGAGTCCCGTGATCCCCTCCCAGGTTCAAGACCCACCCTGCCGGCCCCCTCATTACCGCCCGACCCTCTAAAAGACTGCCGTGAGTTGTCTTGATAGCCACCCTGGAACCGACCTTGATCCCGGCAAACAGGTATTCTTGATGAAATTCCCCAGGAAGTCCATCCCGAGTCCCCAAACTGGCTTTTTTAACTTTCAGCCATTCCTTCGCTATTTCACCGATTTGACTCATTTCACACCGTCCAGAATCCTCAAGGCTTCACACGAATCCAACCTGACACTCTTCTCCCCGGCAAAGTTCCAATGGAACCCAGTGACCACTGTGCCACCCTTCCCGGTCTCTTTAACCGTCCCAGTATCCCCGAAGTTCTCGATAACCTCAAAGGTGTCTCCACAATACGAGATAATCTCACCCTGTTTAAAAGCCTGTCTTTCATTGGTCATAATTGCACCTGATATCCTGAGAGAAACTCTCCCAATTTCCGTTCATCTTCCAACCGTTCAATGTCATCCAAGGCCATCTTTAGCGATTCCCACTCGTCACCCTCAACCTCAATGTCCGGTCCAAGATCGAATGTAATGTTCATACCTATACATTGCCGAAACCTGACTATAATACGAAAGAAAAGTGAAAATATAAAGCCCCGTATCAGGTTGGACTACAGGGCTTTACAACTCGTCTTCTGAAGGCTTCTTAGGCCTTACCGATGATTACTGACAAAGGCCCTTTCCATTTCTTCCCGTTGATGGTGTAAGACACCGGGTATTTCGGACGGTTCCAGTTGAACCCCGAGAACTCGACCGTAATCACTCGTGACCCGTGTCTGACCTGAATCTGGTCGCCAGACTTTAGTTTCATCTCTGCAATCTGGACGGGAACGATCCCGATGTGCTCAATATCCGTTCCAAACAGAGGCTCTCGTGAGGCCGGGACAAAGGCAGGGATATTCGGGAAAATCGGCATTTTAATCGCCGCATTGTTAAAGGCATCCATATCCACCGACCCGAGAATCGCCTTGAAATAATCCGCCCCGGCGATATAAGTAGCCCCATCCGGACTGTTCTTATACATAATCGGATGTTTCGGGCGATTCAACTCATGCCCAACCACAACACCCATCTTACCATTCATCCCAACCACCAACGAACCCACCTTCAAGTCATTTATAGTCAAGGTCATCTTTTCTTCTCCGTTATTGTTATTTGTTACCTGCACATCTATACATTGCAGAAACAACTCCAGAATACGGAAAAGAAAATGCTCGCCCCCAGTTTTCCCGAGGTCGAGCACTTCAACTTTAATATGACGATCCGGCTAAATGGCCGTGGGATCTTCCGGGATCTCCCCTGCCGGATGCCCCAGGACCCGAGCAACTTCCTCCATCGTCAACTGACAGACATCGTCTTTCCAGTCTCCAATGAAATACAGTTTCCGGGAATTCTCCAGGAGTCCGAACAAGATCGGGTCCTTCCGTTTTTGAACCTCTGCCGGGGTCAAGACAAACGCCGATTGACTCGGGTCATAATGCAGGATGGCATAGTTGTCAAACATCTTCAAGGCATCTGCCTCAACCTTCTTAGCCAAAACCTCTGCCGGCACGGGACGATTAAAATTGGCAACCCAATCCAATCTCAACCCCTTCTCACACTTGATCGCAAAGTCAATGACTGTCTCCTCAGACAGAAAGGTCTTAAACCCGGCTGCCCGAAGCACACTCTCCTGTTGAACAATCTTCCGTGCCTTCTTCAACTGATCCGCCCGACCAATTTGCCCAGCCAACATTGCATCCTTGATGACCGCGTCATAGATCTTCACCCGGTCAATATAGTCCTTGATCTCCTGTAAGGAACCACGAGCCGACAGGAAGATATCAATCGGACTCACCTTGCCGTAAATCCTCTTCTCTTCCCTGTTCAACTTGAGCATCTTCTCAAGCCTCTTCACCAACCGACGCTTCCAACCAATACTGTAGGCCGTCTTAGAGTCTCCATTTATGCTCTGGGCTGTATTGAAGAACATCGGAGTAGTTGCTATGTCCCAGGATTCTGACACTCCATCGTCAGACGGTTCAATTCCGAACCCTGCCATACCGGACATACTGGACATCTTCACAGCCCCATTATAGTTGGAATGATTAGTCGTCTCCTGCTTCGGCCTTGCAAACTTCGGCAATGTCACATCCATCCTGAAATTCTCCAGGACTTCCAAGACATTCTTCCCCGTCACTCTACTTTTGATAATCATATTCACTCCTTAAATCTTATTACTCTTCCTGATATTCTCTAATGCCCACAATGGTTGCAAATTCATCCAGTTAAAACACATCTTTTGTTGATTAATGTCGGTCAAATCAAAAGAAGAACAAGGCTTGATATGATCAACGTGCCATTCTCCATAATTTTCCCAAGTCATTCCCGACTGAAATTTAGACTCAAGATGTCTCATCAATTCTTTAATATCGCAACCGACCAGTTCTTTTGTGTGAAAAGAACGATGCCCATCAGTGATCGCATGACAAACCCTTCTTCTTAAATTTGACAACAACTTAAAACAAGGATCTACTGACCTTCGATCTCTCTGATAATCTCGACATCTCTTCTTATGCTTTTCTTTATTATTTAATACATACAACTTATTCTTCTTGCTCACAACTTCGGGATTAGAATCTCTCCATGCCTTTCCATCTATTGAGATAATATCCTTATGGTCCTGATACCATGCCTTTGATCGAATATTATGCTCTTTCTTATGGATTAAATGATATTCTCGATTATATTCTTTCCGATCCATCAAATGACCTGCATAATAAGTTTGGTCAGTTTTTCGTTTCTCAGAATCCACTGATGATCCTTCTGGTTCTTCACCCGTGAAAGCCTCATACAGAGATTGTGCCTCAAATCCTCCGGAATATCGTCCATCGTAAGGAACCTCTGAAAGTTCTTCACTGACGTTTCATCTGCCTTTGTCCCCGGCTGAACCAAGTGAGCAAACAAACGGTCACAAATGACCCCCAGGACATCCACACGCTTCTCACGACTTCCCATCAGTTTCGCGACATGCCCTTCAATCCACTGCCAATCCTGACCGGCCAGAATCTGATCCGGCTCGATGATTAACTCGACATCACGCTCCATAAAGACAATCAACGATGAAACCGTCTCCTCGTCCAGAAGAGACATCGCCATCGTCTTGAAACGCATCTGATCTTCCTTCGACTTCAGTTCGGGAATTCGACGCATATCCCGGAAACATTGTGCCAGCGTCCGGGGATTCGTCCGAGCATTACCAATCATCATCTCCGGATACCGAAGCAGGAAGTTGATCCCACGAGGGTCCAGATTGTCCGCCTGTGCCCAAATCGCCCATTCCTTCGCATCATGCTTCAATGTGATACTCCGAATTCGAGTCAGAATGGCATTGTCAATTGACGTCACAAGATAGTCCTGCTCATCCGGGTTTGCCGTCAGAACAATGTTACACCCAGGCGGTAACTTCCAAGATACCATCCCGTAGTTCTGAAGCAACTGCATGATTCCCTTGATGATACGAACCGATGCACGATTCCAGTCATCCAACAGAAGAATGCTCGGACCCGCTTCTGCCGGCACCCAGTCAGGAGGAGCATACATTGTCCGCACCCCAGCCGAAGGCATGATCTCCCATCCGTCCTTCAACCAACTCTGGTGAACTTCTTCAGGAACCCAAATCTCCTGTGGTGCTCCGTCTCCGGCTTTGGCCACCTTCATATGCCGGGAAGGCATACCGTGAAGATCTCCCATTTCCTCGAACTGGGCAATCGGAACATCGAACACCTTGTATCCCGGATATTTCTTCCCATTCCAAGTCAACGGTTTCCGGCAATGTTGCTTAACCTTGGCCGTCTTGCCAATCCCGGCGTGTCCCCAAATACAAGTTGAGAAACGCTCATCCGACTTTGACTCTTCCGAGTCCCGGTTTGAAGCGAATGCATCAACAAGGAAATCATCGAGCTGCTCATAGGTTACTTTTTCCCCGTAACAACCCGCGAACGAAATCTCCTGCTCAGTATCTTTTTTCGGTGCCATAATAAACCTTACGCCTTCTCGTATTTAACCCTGAATGAAACATCCTTCTTCACACACTTCTTCAACGCCTCAATCGCTTGCCCTGCCTGAACCGTCACAGCATAACCAGCATTACCCGTCAGAACAGCAGCATCGACAACCTTGATTGATTCCGTCACCGTTGCCCTGATACCCGCCGCCGTCAAGATTCCCGCCGCCTTCTCGATATCTCCCGGAGGGACCACCAGACAGACATTTCGTTCCACAATCCCACCCATCAAGCCGTTCAATATGGCCTCACGGACGACCGGGAACTGTTCCGCATTCACATCGAGGTCAATCTTCTCTACCCCACTGACGACCGCTGCGGCCGTCTTGCCGAGTAACCTGACACTCAACTCCCCAGGATTTAACTGATTCTGAGCCGCCTCAGTAATCTTGGTTTTCAAACCCTTGTCCTCACTTGAGAGGTTCTTAATCTGAATATCAACGTCTGAACCCCGGTCGATAATCGCGGCGACATCTGCCGACGCTTCAACTGCCTTAATCTCTCGCTTTGCCATTCTTCAACTCCTATTGTTTAATATTGCCAACCGGAATTACCGGCTGTTGATTCACTATACCCAAATCTTACGCAACTTTGACTGCCGACTTACCATCTTTCTCACTCGTATGATAAACCTGATCCGCAAATTGCTGTAACGGAAGATGATGTGTTGCGAAAATCACCTGCATCCCCAGTTGCTCCGACAATGCCCTCAAGAACTTGCCCACGAGTTCGATCCTGCCTGCATCAATGTGTTTCCAGCACTCATCAAGGATACATACCTTGTCAGTCTTCCTGGAGCCAACCAGGACCATTAAACGAAGCGGGACACTGATTGTATCTGCGACACCACCCCCGAAACCGTTCATATCCCGTCGAACTTCCCCGGTTGCCGTATCCCGGACCATCTCTATTTCCAGGTTAGACCGGTTGTTCTTCACGGAGTATGACAACTCGATACGGTAGGAATTCCCGTAGATGAGTCTGAGAGCCTCTGTGACGACCGTTTCGATCTTACCCTTCATTGCTCCCCGACGACCGTCTGCCAGGTCGGTGAGGAAGACGAGAGCATCCTTGGCTAGATCCAGACTGGCAACTAACTCAAGGATTCTCTTTTCGGAAGTATCGATCTGCCTGTTGAGGAGGGCATTCTCTGACCTCTTACGGGCGAGATCCTTCTTCCGGATATCAAGTTCCTGCTGTGCTGTGTTCATGCAGCCTTGTTTTTGCGAATCGTCTTCCAGGCCTTGAGTGCCGCTTCTCGTTTCGCGGTGTATCTGGCAAAGTCCTTTTCAACGATATCGTCAGCCTCATTTTCTGAAAATGAGCCTTCAAGAACCACAATGATCTCTTCACCGTCATTCTCCTCGAAGAAATATGACAACGAGACTGGCTCCTTGAGTGTGTCCGTCCTGAACGAAGAAAGAGTCTGTTGCTTTGGGTCCAACTTGATTTTCATCTTCTTGGCTGCCGTCTCAGCAGCGTTCCTGGGATCAGTGGCCAAAAATCTAGCAACTAGGCTCATTCCGTGAGCGACACATCCCCCGCCGAATCCTCGGAACACTGAGAATGTTTCAAACTTCGCCATCAAATCCATACGAGGTAATACCCCACCATTGTCTTTTGCCAACTTCTCGGCAATTTTTACAAATCCTGCGGCTGGCTTGCCAAGATAATTATGAACCTTGTCCGCCCTCATTGTCTTCCACGCCCTTTTTGAAGCATTACTTCGTTTCAGGTGTAATTCCTTCAACTGTTTGGGAGTCATAGTAGCCTCCTGTTCCTTCATTGTCTTCCATGCCTTCTCTGCCGCCAACGTACCTTTTGACTTCTTCATGCTTTATTCTCCTTGTTTCCTTATTATACTCTCGCCACTCTCTTCCTTGCGGAAGAAATACACTGTCTGCATATACGACCTTGAAACCTTGTCGGCTCCGTCATACAGATATGCCTTTGTATGAACTTCCCATCCCCGGTTCATCGCCCTCCTGAGCGTATTTCCCTGACTTGCTGACCGATAGAACCATTCCCAAACATCCAATGGGGAATGACACATCGCGGAAACCTCCCTCGGATTGTTCAACAAGAAGTTCGCCGCCATCATTACCCCGGAAACTTCTCTTTCTACCAAGATGTGTAATGCTTGGGCTATGCCCAGACAAGCATTGTCTACCATACAGACCATATCAAAGTTAATCAGACCAGGATTGAACGACTTGGCTTTCTCCAAGGCACAAGTAAACTCGTCCTTGTGCCAATGAGCCTCCGGGTAACTCTTTCGATTGTGCCTAACAACATCTGCCTCATAGTCTACGCCGTGAAACTGATCATGAGAATGAATAAGACCGTCACTGATGGCGTGTGGTAGTTCACACCCAGGACTTGTGTGTTTCCCGGCCAATGTCCAATACTGTTTGTCATCCGGGAGAGATTCTCGTTCCATGACCTGACGATAGACCCCGAAAATGGATTGCGACCGTGCCGCCTTCTTCTTTTCTGACCCCCAGTCCTTGTTCCTGAACCCTATTGATGAACTACTTAACCTGCTCATTTCTCTCACCTTTACTCCTCTTCCAACATTTAATATGACCGAACAAATTCGGATTCATCCTGAAAACACGATATAATGCAAAATATCCATTCCTCTGAAGCCAGCCACTGTTGGGCAACATTCCTCCATTATCTCTTGCCAGTCCCTCTGCCAAAACAACCCATTCTTCCGCCGACTTCCTTTGATGGTCCTGTTTAATATTCTGGAAAAGTTCTGGCCACTTATAAATCGTATTACGCAATCCTGTAAACCCATTATTACGAAGCCATGTTCCACTCGGTAAAATCCCTTCATTTAACGATGCCAATTTTTCCGCCTCTTTTACCCACTCGTCTGGTTTTTTACCACCATTAAAATCTTGTTTTAGATGTTTAAAAAAATCTGGATGTTTATACATACAAGAATGTAGCCCAACATATCCATTCTTTCTCAACCACCCGTCACAAGGTATTATTCCATCGTTCTTTTTTGCCAACCTCTCTGCTGTGGCTACCCATTCTTTTAATGTCTTCACTTTCCTTTCCTGCCCGATGTGATTGAAAAGTTCTGGCCATTTATACCTCACGGATACCATCTTTCCATATCCATTTTCAATAAGCCAAGCATTAGTCGGCAACTTGCCATTATTCCCTTTCGCTATTTCCCCAGCAATCCTCACCCATTCTCCTCTCGTCTTGCCACCTTTAAATTCTCGCTTAACGCTCTTGAAAAGTTCGGGATGTTCTCTAATGGCATTTGCTAATCCCGCATACCCATTGTTTTGAAGCCAACCATTTGACTGTAATATTCCACCATTATCTTCAGACATCTTTTCAGCAATTAAAACCCACTCTTGGGGCGTCTTTCCGTCTTTGCTGTCTTTTTCAATATGAATAAAAAGATCTGGATGCCGACGCATTGCACCGATAAGTCCCAATCCCGTCGCCTGACCACGAACCGCTATCTCTATGACATCCTTCTCTTTCATGCCTTGGACCTTCTTTGCGGCTTTAATCGTAACCCGAGATGCTTAAACATTTCCGGATTCTTTAATATGCAAGACGACAACCCACAGTATCCATTCTCTCTAATCCACAAATGAGTCGGCAGGACTCCACCATTCTCTTTTGTTAATCTCTTCGCAATCAGAAGCCATTCTTCTATTCTTTTAACGCATTTTTCAACCTTGAGATGCTTGAACATTTCCGGATTATTTTTAATACAAGCCGAAAGTCCACTGTACTGATTCTGACACAACCAAAAATGATTTTGTAATACTCCACCATTTTCTTTTGCCAACTTCTCAGCAATTGGAATCCACTCTTCAGGCGGCTTTCCTCCCCGCTTCTCCTGTTTAATATGTTTGAAAAGTTCCGAACAACTTATCAATACCGCAGACAAACCACTGTATCCGTTTTTCTGCAACCACCCACTATTCTGTAGTATTCCACCATTTTCTTTTGCCAATTTCTCGGCAATGTGAATCCACTCTTTCGGTGACTTGCCTCCCCGCTTCTCCTGTTTAATATGTTTGAAAAGTTCCGGATAAGTACGAATAGCACACAACAATCCATTGTATCCATTCTTTCCCAACCAACGCCCATAAGGTAGTATTCCACCATTTTCTTTTGCCAATTTCTCGGCAATGTGAATCCACTCTTTCGGTGACTTGCCTCCCCGCTTCTCCTGTTTAATATGTTTGAAAAGTTTAGGAAACTTCCGAATACAGTCTGATAGTCCCCAATAACCGTTCTTTACCAACCAATGCTTACAAGGCAGTATTCCACCATTCTCTTTTGTCAGTTTCTCGGCGATGGGTATCCATTCCATTCGTGACCTTTTCATTTTTTCCTGCTTGATATGTTTGAAAAGTTTGGGACAATTTATCAATACCCTGGACAAACCACTGTATCCGTTTTTCTGCAACCAGCCCCTACTCTGTAGTATTCCACCATTTTCTTTTGCCAACTTCTCAGCAATGGGAACCCACTCTTCTGCGGAATTATGTTTATGGTCACGCGATATGTGCTTGAAAAGTTCTGGATTATTAAACATGAATCTTATCAATCCAGGTCCAGTTGCTTTTCCTCTAATGGCTGTATCTATGACATCTTTCTCATTCATACCAATACATTGCGAAAACTTGTCATAAATACGGAAAGATTATGCAACTTTTTCAAGTCGATTCCGGGTCCACCGTCTCCGATCCTGGGGAATGTGTTTGAACAACCTGGATGTCTGTAGACACAAGTCTCCAACGCGGCTAAATCATGCCGCCTTCGCCACTCTCTCGCAAGGCTTATTACGCTTGATGTGTTTGAAAAATTCGGGGTGCTTACAAACACAACAAGATAGGCCACCGTATCCATTCTTTTTCAACCACTCTTGCGTTGGGAAAATACCATTATTCTCCTCTACCAATTTGTCAGCAATGATGACCCAGGCTTTCGGTGTCCTTCGTCTTACATCACGAAGAAGATGTAAAAACTTGTCAGGATTAAACCTGATCGCCCGACACAAACCAGTGTAACCATTGTTTGCCAACCAATCATAATGAGGCAACAGACCTTCGTGTTCTACTGCTAATCTGTCAGCAACCACAACCCAATCATCGACCGACAAATTTTCCCGTTCTTGTTTAATGTGGGCAAATCTCTCCGGGAACTTCTTCATCATCCGTTTAAGTCCGTAATGCCCATTCTTATTCAACCATTCACCGGCCCGAATCACTCCACCGTTTTCTTCAGCCAATTTCTCGGCAAACACCACCCACTCATCCAAATTGCGGTATATAACTCTTTCCATTTGAATGTGGGTAAACAACTCAGGATGTCTTTTTATCGCGGCAACCACTCCTGAATACCCATTACTATGAAGCCAACATTGTTTTTGTAAAATCCCACCATTGTCTTTTGCCAGTTTTTCGACAACGGGAACCAATGACTCAGGCTTTATTTTAATCATCTTGTTTTGACTTATGTGTTTAAACTCATCGGGATTCTCTTTCATCATCCTGGCTAGTCCACTGTACCCATTTTCAATCAACCATCTTGGCCTAGGAATGACTCCATCATGATCTTTGGCTATTCCCTCGGCAATCGACACCCACTCCTCGATAGGCCTCTGTTTTCTATCCTGTTTGATATGCTTGAAAAAACTTGGACACCGACGAATACAAGCATACAATCCTTTGTAACCATTTGCCTCTAACCAGATAGGACGAGGCAATATTCCATTGTGTTCTTCCGCCAGTTTTTCGGCAATAACGACCCATTCTTCCGGTGTTTTGCCTCGCTTACATTCTTGTTTGAGATGTGCAAACAATTTTGGATTACTCCGCATTGCGTGCCACAATCCACTCCCAGTTGCCCGACCTCTGATGGCTATATCGATGATGTCCTGATCATTCATGGTCTATTTATTTAATTCCGCCATAAAACTATTATGCTCCCTCATCCTTATCATTTCTGAATTACAAGGGAGTGACCCACCATTTTTTTTCTCCAGGAGTTCCGCAATGTGAACCCATTCCTCCGGCGTAATCCGACTATCCTGGAATGCCTTCTTAATCATTTCCAGACTTTCACTGTTCCTTTTGTCAGAAAGGTATTCAACAATCCCTGCCAATGGGTTTGACCGGCGAATGATTTTAATCCCAACATCATTAATATCCAGCCCCTGAGTCCTCAGACCCCTTCTGGTGAACATCCGCCAGACCTTTTCCGAGATCAAGTCCAGATGAGAGTCGTCAAATCCTCCATCTTTGAGATGTTTCTTAACAATCCCTTCAAACTCTTCATCACGAAACCGTTCTACAACAGCCCCATCATTACAATTCTTGAGTTTGTTGATGACATCAGAGAACACCGAACCGAAGAAATCTTGTCGCTTGTCAGCCGGGATTGCCGCCGCCAGATAATCAAAATATCCGTCTTTACTGCCGGGCTTGTCCGACCGTTCTGACTCCATCCGAATCGGACTGAACACATCCTCCATCAGCATCACTCCAAATATCGACAACATTACCTTGTTGAGGTCCCCCTCGAACTCGTCTGTTTGTGTCGCCAGGGTCGCCTCAATCAGATTGTTGACCTCAACATGCTTCTTTCCGGGAATATCCCGAAACAGTCGTCCCGTAATCTGAACCATCTCAACAAGACTTCCGCGATACCCGATAATGACTGACCGTTCAGCGAACTCCCAGTCAGCACCCTCTTTGAACATTCCGAGAGCAATGATCATATCCAGCTTCTGCCGATTTCTCTCACGGATCTCCGGGTCCTTGTCATTCCGAATCTCCTCGATATAGGCCTTCTTAACATTCCGACCTTCTTCGGCCACAAGATTCATCACCTTCAGTTTTGTACCATCAGGCCGAGTAATGTGAATTATTCCGTTTTCGTCTTCCGGATATTCCGTCTTTCCGGCCTCATCAGTCCCGAGAGCCTCCATAATTTTCTGAACTTCGTGATCCTTACCATGAGAACAAGAACTGTTCACGGAAGGAACATAAGCAATTGTCTTGGCATTCCACTTGTCGAACATTTCAGCAATAATCTTTGCGGGAGGAAATTCCCCCTTCTTTCTCTGATAGGGAATAAACTTGAACTCGAATGTCTCCAGATACTTCATCGCCTTGAAGTACCGGTCATACGAATACTCGTAGACCTTGAATTTCGAGTATGTCTCAGGCTTAAGGATAGCCCCTAAATCTCCCCGGCAATATGTCGCCGTTGCCATTCCAATACGACAAGTCGGAACATTTTCCATCAACTCATCAATGATATGTCCCAGGCAATTGAACTCTGCCCGTTGGCCGTTCTTTGCGAAAGCCAGATGATGACACTCATCCACCCACACCATCACACCGGCAAACAAGGCCTTCTTATCCTTCTTCGACAAAGACTTGTATGCCGCCACAAATGAATGATAAGTGCAGACGAGAGTCTTTCGTTTCGACCTCAAGAACTCCTTAACATGAGCCGTCTTGACAATGTCAGAGGTCGTAGGGCTTGTGAGCCGATCCTTCGGGGCCACAATCCATTCCACATCCCCGATACCATCGACCCTCATAATCCCATCGTCGTATGACTTGCCAATAATCGTCTGAGGTACGAGAACAACCGCCTTGCGAATCAATTTCCGATTCAATTGAATCATGGAAATGGTCCAGATAGCCTTAGACTTGCCGTTCCCTGTAGGACCCACGATCATCGCGTATCGCGAATCCTGGTGTTCGTGGATGGCCTCTATCTGCATCTCACGAGGGACATAGATCCCTCCGTCGAGGATAAATTCCTCTTTAAAGCCACTTTGGCGAAACTTCCTTAAGTCCATTGAAATTGCTGTTTTTGGTATGTTCATATCGATACATTGCAGAATTGTCGTCTAAATACGGAAAGTATTCTTCAGACAAACCGAAATCTTTCCAGGAAGTATTCTTGAACCTCTCCCCTGTCATTCGTCACCGTCACCATCCCACCCTTCTGCCACTCAACCTCATACTCCCTACCACTCGTCAACCCACAGTCCCCTACATCATCCACACAAACAACCTTCTGTGTCTCCTTCTTCGCCCCTGCCTTGACCGGCTTAGATACCAAATACTCAGCCTCAGTCATAACCCAAAACTGATACCCTTTCCGTAATTCACCAAATGAGGATCAAATCCCCCATGCTCATCCAGTTTCGAGGAATCCTGCCCATTTACCTTGATATCCATCCAGTCCTTCAACCCTTTGAAGGTCGGAGGATTAATCTCCGGGTATTCTGTCCATTCCCGACCGAAACATCACTCGTGACCGTTCTGCCCTTAACCATAAAACTTATTCCAGTCACCTTCTTGTGATGCTTCCTCGCCTGAGTCTCCAAATAATTCTGCTCATTCAACCAATCCATCGGGACATTCAATTTGGCTTTCAGATATCGATCAATCGCCTCATTGACTTCCCGTAGACGTTTCTCTTCGGCAAGATACCTTGGAGTTAGTCCCAAGGGTGGCTTGTCTTGCTTTTTGAATGGCATCTCTGGACCAAGTTGACCTGTCGGTCCAAGCAACTCCGGCTCACAATCTTCCATCTCCTTCATCGGTGGAAAAAGTTTCTGATACAACTTGGAATTCTTATGCAACTTCATCTCAACTCCAGGTCAATGTCAATCCCAGGGTTCTCTCGATCCTTCGAATAACCCGTTCATCGTCCTTTATCCGCTTCAGATACCTCTGTCTCGTTTCCTCATCCGGATTCATTCCGAGAAAAACATTGCATTCTCCAATATCTGATGTCATCACCTTATGGCAATGATACAAATCCTCTTCTTCAAGTCTTGTGTCCATCGTTACTTCCCGTCCCAATCCAGGAGGCCTAAACTCTTGTCCTCTTCCCATTGATCCCTTGGAGACATCTCGTGATATCTCTCACTCCGTCCCTTGGCACGTTCCGCCGGGGTCAGTCTGCCCTTGGAGACACTTACCTTGTCCTCCCCCAGTATGACTGTAGCACTCGTCTTCTTTTCCCTCTTCAACCTCTGAAGCCTCTTGGTAAATGGCCCAGGCATCAACCAATCCTTATCTTCAGGCTTGGCCACAATGAAACCGGCATTATGAAGTGCCACATAACAAATCGTTGCCGCAATGCTCCTCGCGTGACCCTTCTTTCCCAGAACCAAAATATTTAAATTACTCATAAGTCCTTATTCTCCCAATTCAATGCTTCTTTCGGGCTGTCATAAATCGTGACCGTCTCACCCTTATACAGACTCTTTCCACTCCTCAATGGGATATCCTTCTCCAGGACATCCCACTCGACCATCCCGTTCCCGACAGCCGTGATCCTTACCGGGAGCGACCTGAGTCCCCCGGCGTTCATTACCATAAACTTGCCGAGATGCTCTGAACCTATTTTTGTATCTGTTCTCATATTTCAAATCCTGTTGGAGCCGGCGGGCCTCGAACCCGCATATTGAGATTCCCTCACCCACTGCTAGGGGGAAAATAACCCCTGCCTGTGGTAGCGGGAACCCCTGGTGATTAACCGCTCTGCCATTTGAGCTACAGCCCCATGATTAACCGAAGATGTTCTCGATAGCCTGTGACTTCGCACTACCTGAGACACCGTAGAATGCCTTGTCAGCCCGTTTTCGCAGCCGACGCTTCTCCTGGGTCTTACCATCTTCCTTCCCAACTGCGTAAGCCTCTTGAATGACCCCACGGACATAATCGGGCAGACGGAACCCATCTTGAAACTCCTTCAAATTACCATAACACAATGATTTTTGGAGATCAACGGAAAGATCCATCGAGGCCTTGACCAAATACTTATGCAAACTCATACCTGTCCTCCAATCATCTCCCACAGTTTGTCCTCACTGATTACCAGTGTCCCGACCTTCTTCGCCTTCTCCGTCTTCGAGGAGGTGCTATTGGCATCAGCCTGAACCAAGTATGTCACACCCTTGCCGACACTACCCTTGTTCTCGCCACCGGCCATCTCAATGTTGTGCTCGATTTCTTTCCGGGGTTTGCTCATCGCACCCGTCAGAACGAAACTCATCCCGGTCAAAGGCCCCGTCTTCTCCACGATTTCCTGAACATCAAGAGTCTGAACCAACCGATCAATCATCGGAGTCAAAGCCTTCAGACCTTCCACAATGTTATTGGCAGTCGTAGCCCCGATATCCGGCAGAGCATCTAACTCGTCCATCGTCGCGTGAAGTACCCCGCCCAAAGTCTTGAATGCCTTGGCAACTTCCTTCGATGAAGTCGTCCCCAGGCCGTCAATTCCCAGAGCATCCAGGAAGACTGCCAGAGGAATCTCGGACTTCTCCAGAATTACCGTCTGCACCTTCTGAGCACTCGACTTACCACCCGTAGCCGACACCAACTGTTCTTCCGTCAGGAAATACAGATCCGGAACATCCTTCACGAAACCCTGCTGACAGAGCTCACGAATGATTCCAGGCCCGACTCCCAAAATGTCCAAAGTCTTGATCCAGTGAAGGATTCGGCGTTCCAACTGTGCGGGACAATTGGTGCTCTCACACCACAGATTGACCTTCTGATCGTCCGCGAATACCGGACCACCACAGGAAGGACATTCCGTCACGAACACATTGGCATCTCGATTTGCCGGACGATCCACGACCCGGACGACCTGCGGGATGATATCCCCGGCCTTCTCAATCAAGACCTCGTCACCCACTCCGACATCCATTGCCACGACATTCGCCGCATTGTGAAGAGTGATATTCCGAATAGTGCTGCCGGCCAACCGTGTCGGCTCAATACGAGCCATCGGTGTCAACCGACCTGTCCGACCGACCTGCCAGTCAATCCCCAGGATCTTCGCCGTCTTCTGTTCTGGAGGGAACTTAAAGGCGATCTTGCCATTGGGACGTTTACCATTCCAACCGGCTTCTTCCTGAGCTTCAATCGAGTCCAGAGCAATCACCAGACCATCAATCTCGTAATCCAGTGTTGGACGCTTGGCTTCCCATTCCAGAGCCACGGCCTCGAACTCGCTGACATCGATCACCTGCATATCCACCAACGGGATACCCGGAAGATTGGCTTCCATCCAAGTCCGCTTCGCCGTCTCCGTCTTGAATTGAGGTCCGCCCTGAACATCATAGGCAAGAATCGAAAGGTCCCGGCTTGCGGTTTCCTTCGGATCTTGAGCCATCAAACTGCCTGTTCCAAGGTTCCGGGGATTTTCCCCCTTGGCCCCTGCCGCCTTGAGACGATTGAAAACTGAACGAGGCATATATACTTCTGGACGAACTTCGATGGTCTTCCCTGCCCCGATGAACTTCGGGATACTCTTTGTCGCCAGGATATTGTCAGTCACATTCATTCCGACCGAACCATCCCCACGAGTTGCCGCCTTCACAAGTTTGCCGTCTTCATAGTTGATGCGACTGGCACACCCGTCAATCTTCGGAGTCACGACCAACTTGCATCCTCCCTTGGGAGCATACTTGTTATACCACGCCACAATCCCGGAAACCTTCGTGTCCTTGTCCAAGGAACCCATGATTGAGGCATGAGTGACCTTTTCACCGTATGACGGGACAGACCCGACATTACTCAAAACGATTTTGCCCTGAGAGATTTCAGGAGCGGAAGGATCTTTCTTTTCAAGTTCAGCCACCGCCGCCTTCAGTTCTTCGACCATCGCGTCATATTCCGCGTCAGTGAGTTCCGGCTTGGCCTTGTTGTAATAAAGATCCGAATGATATTGAACCTGTTCTGCCAGTTCCAGTATTTTAATTGCTATCTCTTTTTCGTTCATTGTTTCTCCTGTTACGATTCCGACACCTATACATTGCGAAACCGACACCAGAATACGGAATCTGATGCCGGTTATTTTCAACCCATCTTCTTAAGCCGCGATCTGATAAATCCCCCGACCTATCCGTTTGATCCTCTTCTCACCCTTGGCCATCGCCTTCGTGAAACTGGAAACAAAGGCCTCATACGGAGCCGCACAATCAGACGAATACAGACCGAGTTTCACCGCCTCATCCATAATCTCCTTCGAGGTCATGGCCTTCCCGGTGTTTACGAGAACCTGCAACACAGCCGCCACGACCGTTCCCCCGGCCCTCGCCTTGCCCGCCACAGGTGCCTTCCCGGCCTTTTTGGCCGTGGTAGTGTTCGGCACCCCAGGTTGGATCTCGTTCATCTTGTCCGTAACCACCTTGACCGCTTCCTCAATCTTCTCAGCCAGAGACTCATACTTGGCTTCTTCCCCGAGAAGTGCCTGATACACCTTCATCAGATTAGCCGCCTCAGTGATCTTGTCCCGTTGTCCCATGACCGCAGATGCCCGACGTTCGATCTGTCCGATAGCCGCAACTGCTTCTGCCAGACGACTTTCCACATCGGCCTCGACAGATTCCCACACGTTCTGACGTTCGTGGGTTCCGTCCATAATGCGTTCCACATAGATTCTCGCACCCCCGTTGATTTCTGACAGGAGAGCCTGAGCCTGTTCGACGATCCCGGCGAACTTCGCGGGAACGAAATAGATGCCACCGGAAGGACGCTTGGCCACCCCGAAACACATCTTGATTACATCACGAAGAAAACCCCGGACATCCTGGTCCGTGATTTTGCCCTTGAACTCGGGAAGGACTTTGTAGACTTCGTCCTGTAAGGTTCCTTCGACCGTGACTGAACCCGTATTCTTGTCCATACGGACCGTGGTCTTTTGAGAGAAGGCGACTTTCTCGCCTGACTGGGTTCGATCCAGAATCCCGTAAATCACTTCATCCGGGGTGTCCAGAACCTTTTCGACGATGCGGCGGTTGTTTTTGCTCCGACGGTCGTGGAAAGATTGAACTGCCCGAGAAACTTCCTCAATCTTGGAAGGGAGTTTCATATCCGATGCTTCAAAGCCGTGCTTCTGTAGAAGCGTTTGTGCTCGGATGCCATCAATCGATGTTTCCGGAAGCGTCCACCACACATTAACCCCAAATCCCATCTCTTTCGTTGTCATGCCTATATCTCCAGTTGTTTGTTTAACTTGCCCAAATGCCTCTTATACCTACACATTGCCATAACTTGCCCAGAATACGGAAGGAATATTTATTTTCTCAAATTCTTCTCAGGGATCTCTGCCGGAAGATCAATCTTAATCGTCTTGATCTCCTCCCGGCCATACAATCTCAACTCCAGGGTTTCATCCCGATCTTTCTCGAAATCAATCCCGTAAGTTTTGACCATCGCCTTCTTAATGGCTTCCTCATTGTCCATCGAAGCCCTGGAATCAACCAAGGCCACTTTGACATCTGTCCCGTGCCTATGCGAATGCTCAAGAACAGCGACAATCATTACTTGCCTCCGAATGGGATAATTGTCGCCCCAGGCCACGGATCAAATTCCATTGCCATCCGGAAAATGATTTCCCCAGGAACCTTGTGAGTATTCCGGCGAACACAGGTCTTTAACTGCTCAACCGTCTTCACCTGAATCTCTTGAACCTCAACATCGTAATGTCCTGCCAACCGTGCCGCCTCAAGGTAGTTCTTCATCTCCCAGTGATGAATGAAAGTATTGTCCACCACGATCACACTTGTCCGTTTCATGATGGCATCCACATAACTCGACAGACACCACGAATGAGCCTGTCCAAGGCGAATCGGATCGAAATTGTAAATCCCTCTGTCCATGAAGAAGTAATCGGCACTACAGGTCACGAAGTCTGGCCCAGTCCCCGTGTTCATCTCATATTTCTTCCTCAAAGCAAAAACCTGCGTAGACTTACCAGATCCTGAAATTCCCCGAACCAAGATTACCTTGTTCCTCTTCATGCCATCCCTTTCCCGAGATCTTGTTCAAAATATTCGAAGCCTTAGATCTCAATGCCGCCAATTTCTCATCGGCATCAGCCCCGTCATCCAGGTCATCAAGAAATGTAACATTCTCCAGAAAGGCGACCATATCCGGGACAGCCGCAATCGCCAGACCATTCGCCTCCACTTCTTCCTTCGACTTGTCGAAAGTGGCTAAACTGCAAATCTCCTTGCTTCCTTCGATGATCCCAACCCGAGAGGTTGTAACCTCATGGTATTCCTTTGAATATCTCCAATCACCCTTACTCAAATTTGTCATAACTTTCCCTTCTGAATTCTTCCGGTGATTAACGGTGCCGCCCCAACTTCTTCCCTGCGTTCCTCTCGAATCTCCCTGATGATCTGAAACACCCGACCTTTGACATCCGGGGTCATCACCTTCTCACCATCCACCATCAACCGAGTCTCCAGAGTCCCCAGGTTCACCAAGTCCACACCTTCCGGAGTTGGCTCATATACCTTCTGAACCATTCTCGACTCTTCCGGCTTCTTCTCTCCCCCAGTCAATGACTCCAGGACTTTCTGCAAGGTAATCTCAATCCCCTTGCCCTTCTTACCCTTCTCCCTGAAAATGATTGAGCCACCTATCTCAGACGGCATCAACATGACGAAGACAGGACGACCATTATTAATCAGTCCCGTCTCACGAATCAAGGGTTTATCAAGCGTTGTTGCCATTGTCAGTTCACAGGTTGTTCATACACCGTATTCGCCGGTGGAACCTTGTATTTCTTACTCTTACCCGGTCGATACCACACGGGATAAATATTAGGGTCCAGAGAATGAACATTCTCCAATCTGTCAAAACTCAATAAAATTCTGTTCCAGGCCAGTATCCGACCACATCCCAATGGATTCCTTGGTTCCACTTCAAGTGAACAATTCCTGGCGGCTTCTTCGGCACACTTCCAACAGGAATCACGTTCATTTAAAGGACGCTGACATTGCCCCTTTGGCCAGAATGTGCAAGTTTCATCAACGGGGGAAATCGTCTTCATTGTCGCACCACTTTCTCACAAAGTTCTGCAAACTGTTTCAGGTCCCTCTCGGCACCACGAGCCGCAGCAGCCCGACCTGCATTGAAAAGTTTCCACGCCTTAGAATCTTCCCAACCAATCCAACTCGATGGCCCATTCAAATTGTCATTCCATTCCGGGTGAATGATGTTAATCGCGTTGCTGAACTCGACTGGAGGCATTGTAAATTTTTTATTCTTTTGTTCACTCATTGTGCTTCCTTTATAAAATCCTTCAACATCCTCCGATGTTCCTTTTGTGCTTTTAAAACCTCGGGAGTCGGAGAACTTGGTTGAACATGCTTGGTACTTTCTCGTTTTGAGACAGCGTAACCACATTGCCGATGAATCAGGTCTCCATTCCTGTTAATGACATCCTTCTCATCAACCCATGTGCAACACCATGAACACCAATTTCCAATATGTTTCATCTTTTGTCCTTCCCTACCACATTGCGGGAAGTCATCTCGGATACGGAAATTAAATAATCGGCATCGCCCGTTCCTGGGGAGTCATCCTCGCCATAAACTTCATTCCTAGTTCAACACTGGCCTGATTCCTCAAGTCGTAATGCCCGGCTTTCTGCATCTTATCGCATTCTGCCAACCAAGCCACGCAGAACCGGGTGATCCCCTGTTGAAGCGTCCGATGCTCCCCTGCCAGGATATCCACGACATCTTCGACCTTGTTGTCCATCCCATTGACAAATTTTGAAAGAGCATTGGCAAGCTCCAATGTCTTGTTTACCTTCTTAATATCGCTCACCTTCGGCCAGAATGCATCCACATCCACAGCAACGACATAAGACTCGTGGTCGCGAGAGTTGCCACCACCGAAGCTCCCAGGGGCCATCTTGTAGCCTTCCGGGATTACTGCCGGATGTCCTGCCGGGATAATCGCCACGACTTTCCCTCTCCGGGTGCGAACATAATCACTACCTTTAGCCTGCCACGTTACTTCATCACCAAGATATAAATCCATATCGGAACCCTCCATCTCTTATTATACACCACTCCACACAAAGTTTTTGATGAAACTATTTCGTGATCAGTCCCTGCTTGATAGTTCCCGGAGATTCATACCCTTTTTGAATGCACTCCGAAATGCCCGGAACGAATCCATGAACCCACAAGACGCCTCGACCTGACGACTGCCTATCGTGCTGGGAGCACCATTCCTGATCAGTCCCTGCTTGAAATACTCAAGGTGTTCCATAATGATAAGTTCATCGACATTCACCTTTTTCGGTTCAACCACCGTCGCCTTCGGTTCCACGTCCGTCTTCACAATGTCAAACCAGCCCCGGCAATGAAATCCTGAAGACGGTATGCAACTCTTGGGGATCGCCTTACCTTCAAACCCCTCCTGGAATACATAAGCGTTCATATCCCCCGAGACATATCCCGCTTCCTGCATTTCCTTGATTCGTTCTTCTGCGGCCTGCTCAAGTGGGTCTTCCAGTCCCTTCGGAATCCCATTCGGAAAATTCTCACACTTCCACCAGTAAGTAATCTCGATTTTCTTATTCATAAGTCTCCTACAATAATCCTGCCTTCTCCAACTCTTTGCCAATCACTGAAATACTCGGACACTTCACCCACTTCACTATGGGGTTACGGCATCCATCCTGCTGCGAATGATTCTCCGAATCATTGCCCAAAATGTCCCTGGGATACCACTTGCTGATTTGACCGCCTGTCTTGAGAGTGGCACAACCAATACTGATTCTCCCGTTCTTATGCTTGAACAAAAGCGTTTTTGAAACAGACCATAAACCCTTGGGATTTTTCGGCGGTATAATTCGACAATCTTTCCATTTCAACTTTTTCATCGTGTCAACCCCATATCCCTCAGTCGTTGCGGTTTCCGATCAAAATATCCCACGAACTCGATCTGTCCATAAGATAATTCCGGATTAAACTTACATTTTGACTCTAAAGGCACCCAGCATCCTTCAAGATACCGATAGAACGTATCACCCTTCTCTACCCCAAGACGTGTCAATGACTTTGACACCTTGACCACCCGGAACACCGGCATCATCTCAGGTGTCCCCTGAATCACGTCAATCATATCTTGCTTTTTCAAGGATTCTCTCCTGATTCTGCATAGACCCACTTCATACGCCACGACCCAGTGTCCACCGACTTCATCCAATTGTTACCAACCGGTGTCCGAATGAGAAACTTGCCACGAAGACTCGAAGAAAATTCCGACCTGTTCGTCTCACGAGCCACAGTCTTGCATTGATCGCCACTCGTTCCTTCGTAAACAAAGGCCCAACCCTTATCCGTCAATTTGTAAAGTGACCATTTCATTTTGAATCTTCCTGTGTGTTTGTAATCCCGACCAGGTTCAACTTTGATTCCCGGCGTTCATCAAGACTCAATACTCCCTGACATTCCTGAATGCTCCGCCGGAACCAGTCCCGAGCATATGACAGAGAACACTTGAAACCCATACTGTGTTCCATCCGTTCACCCTTACGATTCTGCCATATGACTTTGGTAACACTCATTATTTCGCCTTCTGTCTCTTAGAATAAAGTCTCGGGAATAGATCAGACACATTTCTCTGCAATACGGGACTCTCATTGAAAGTCTCCTCATAGGCTTCGACCATTGACAGTTTCCGTCCATCTGGCATCACAATGGTATACCTTTGACTATTATCAATAACGACCCTCTTCCTGCCTTCTTTTCTTTGAATGGCATCGTGAAGATCCTTCATCGCTTCCACGGCCGTCTTATATTCTCGAATGATCGGATTTCCAGTTTCTGTCTTCCCGTCCGAACCCATTGAGATAATCTCTACTTTGAAACTCATATTGCCTTTCCAAGCACCGGGTAAGCATAATCATTGCCGTCAACCCGCCAACTGAATTCCCCATTCGTCACACGAACCACCGGACCATCAATAGCCCGAGGATCGTCATTCTTGATGCTCGATACCCTGGCGAAAACAAAGATCCCATCCGAACAGGTCAAAACCTTCTTGCCGAGAGTCAATTTGGAAAACTTCTTCTCGACGGCCTCAAACTTGTCGTGATCCCCTTCCACGAAGGCCACATAGTCAGGGGCCAACTTCAAAGCCTCTTCCCGACTCACGATGTTTTGTGCTAAGTTTTTCATAGTGTCCTTAAACAGAGACACCCGGCCTTTCGACCGGGGTTTCCTTTGATCCCTTACAGGAGTTCGACCGCCAACTTGGTCGTAACCTTTCCGGCACAGGGCGTCTTGGTCGTCGCCTTGATCTTCTGAATCGCTTCGGCGGCCTTCAACTTCAAACTGTCAACCAACTCTTCTTTGGCCAATTCCGCACGAACCACCAGAGCATCCATTGAAACTCCGTTCAACATGCTCAGAGCCGCCGCCAACAGCAACCACGGGTCCGCCTTCGCCACGATCTCGGACTCGTAATTCTCACCCTTCTTCAGGGAACCCTTCACCCGCACCGTGAAATCCACCGGGTATTCCCCAGCGACCAACTTGCCCGAGGCATCCTTCGCCGCCGCATCCTTGATCACCTTCGCCAGAGCCACCGTCATCTCGTTTGTCATCTCGTTTTTCATAACCATCTCCTGAGTTTGTTTGTTTTCCTGCACATCTATACATTGCAGAAACTTGCCCAGAATACGGAAGGAATAAACAAAAAAATCGGCAAGCCTTTTGAGCCTGCCGATCCTGTTGAATATCAACCACTTATGTCTTAAACCGTTTCCATCATTGAAACATCTGCCTGAATTCCCCTCATCAGGAACGGTTTTTTCCTTGTTGCCCTCTTATCCCCTATCGAGAAATGCGTCTCTTTGACCTGCCTTCGTTCCAGACGAGTCATCGTGTCCGAGACTGTCTCCCGGAACTGCTCTTTCTTCATCTCCGAAAACAGTTTCTTGTCTGACACTTCCTTCTTCCCCAGGTCCCCATAGATAAAGACGATCTCATGAGTGTTTTCGTGAACGATTACAGGCTCCTTAAAACGGAAGGCATGACCCCGGATAGTCAACCGCACTTCGCCCGAGAAGATGTCTCGGTACACTTCCTCCACATATCCTGCGACCTTCGTTCCACTTGCCGGGTCCTTGAATGACACCATCCGGTTCAGCATATGATAAACGACATACCGGTCATTTCGTGCAATTGGTTTTGCACTTCGGAATAAGCCAGAGGGAATCTCCAATGTTGGTTCCTTCATATTTCGGAAGGATACCAGCTCTTATATTCCCGTCAAGCCCCTAAACCAAAACCTTTTAATGTTGCCTCTGCAACCCTCTTGCCAAGATCCCGGTCATTGAACAATACCGTCCCGATCCTGGACCCCCCGGTGAAACCATCCACGGTCCCATCTTGAATCGCCTTTAGAATTTCATCTTTCGTCCATGAATAGAGTCCAGATATCGGGTTGCGAACTTCCCTCGTCTTCCCAAGTAGAATGAAGAATTCTGCTTCCTCATTCAAGTCTTTGAAGACCGGCTTCACACCGTTGAAATGTTTCCAGACATTCCCACGAGCCACCAATTCCAACTGGGACTCATTGATCGATACCCGGCCACCGCCCTTGCCTTCGGGTTCAAGACTGTATTCAGGCATCGGAGTCACACCGTCATTCCTCATCTGCCCAAGGTATCCGTATTCAATCTGGGAGATCTTGAAAAATTCAATGCCCTCCCAGGGATGACGACCATTGACCACCTTCACGATGTCCCCTTCCCAGAATTTCATTTCCGGAAGATCTCTCAGCCAGACATTGGCATTGTCAAGACCACCATTCTTCCGGAATTTCTTCACACGCCGGACATACTGATCCTTATCCTTCAAATCAACAAAACTCGAAGAGATTGGGAAAGGCTCTCCTCTGCCAACTTTGACATTCAACCATGCGTGATTGACATAGACCCCAGGCTTGCGTCCGAAATTTTGAATCCTGGAATAACAAATCTCTCCAAATCCAAGCACTTTGGCCAGAGTTCCCTTCTGCTTCTTAACAGGCTTGAATCCCCATGACCAGTTATCATCCGGGATGTTGATCACAACCACATCTCCGATTTTTAAGACTTCTCCGATTGCCACAATCCAACTCCCTTAATTGCCTGATTCCGGGTAAATCACTTTCCCATCACGAACCGTCACATGCTCAATGTCCGACTGACGAATCTGCATCGGGAAATCCTTATAGACTAATTTTTGATTTCCCTCCTTCAGTTCGGCCCGAATTGCATCTTGGATCTCTTTATCCGTAAGCCCATCCGTGATCGTCGTCGCTTCAACCGTCATCGAAATCTTGTGATGTTTGATATTCATCGTCCGTCATCTCCCTCTCGAACCAACCCAAGTTTCTTGGCCTGTGTCTCCGTCAATGTGAACTCCTCACTCGACTTCGTTTTGCCTTCATTCATACACCAAATACTGAGTCCCATCATCTCGCAGAATTTGACCCACATTCCTTTGTCATTCATCTCCTCGGCCGTTACAACGTATTTCATTTGATTAACCCTTTCGCCCCGAGCAGTCGATACCTTTCGCAGATCTCTCTGGGCTTTTCCGACAATTTACGATATGCCATCAAGGTGTTCCGAAGACACTTGTTGATATCAACTGTTTCCATCTTACTCATAAGTCCATCACCGTCCAATCCCCGCCACCCTGTTTCATAAACTCATGGAACTTCGAACTGAACTTGAAAACATCACTGCTGTCCAGTTTTGCCTTCAGTTCGACAGCCGTCACCGGTGTCCAGAACTCCACAACAGACTCAGTCAATTCCGCCGTATTCAATCCCATTCGTTTCAATTCCTCGAAGACGATCTGTGGAGTGTGATCCGACTGACAACCTTTACGATCAAATTCGTCGGCATCCGTGACCGCTAGTGCGATCCCATCACCCATCGGTTGTAAATCAACAATGACATAATAGACCCGGCGATGTCCAACGGGAGTGATCTTCGCTTTATGATTACCATCTTTTGATAAATCCACCAATTCTGCCCGTAGATTCCCACCTGTAATCTGTTCGCAGACTGTCACACCGAGACTCGAATTCTTGCGACTATGAAATATCCTGACGATATCCAATCCATCAGAAAACTTGCTGACCCGCTTCCAGTCCTTCGGGTCAGACCCAGGCACCGTGTTCCTCACGATGAACTCCACACAATCTTTTGTCGTAATCTTATTCATAGATCTTACATATAGTCGATGTTCTTCGCCGTGAATTCCTTGAGCAGATCCTTCGCCAGAATCAACTGAGCCGTCTCATTGTAGATGGCCTTCTCTTCCGGGAGCAGGAATTCAAACACCACATAGTAGAGTGCCTTCCCGATATCCCCGAAGATTCGATACATATCCGCGATATGAACGATGTGAGCCGTAGAGAAAGGCGAAGTCAACTTGCCCGTTCGAATGTTGTCCCGAATCGCATCACGGAATTTCAGCACCATCGCCGATACCCGGTCATCACCAATCTTCTCCGCCAGGATGTGCCGTTCCACTTCCTTGTCATACCCCATCCGGAAACAAACCGAGATACGATTGATCAAGGAAATATCCAGAGCATCCACCTGAGCTGAATAAGCCGATGATTCCATCCCGGTCGCCCCACGTCCAACCGTGTTCGCCGCAAAGACAATCCGAAGACCACTGTGCCCACGAATCACCCGACCCCCGTCCTGATCAATCACAAACGTCCTGCGGGCATCATCAGACTCCAAGAGCCGATTGATTCCGATGGCCACATGAGCCGGCATTGAAGCCGCCTCAGTAATGAACAAGACCCCAGGTGCCCCGACTTCGTTGCCCTGTGCATCAAGACCTTCAGTCAGAGCTTGTTCCACAATCCCCTTCTGGAAACTGATCACGTTCTGCTTCGTAGCCTCATCAACAACGATGGTCTTTTCCCCGAAGAAAATCTCACTGCCCATATCGCCGCGACAGTTGATTTGAAACACCTTGCGACCAAGTTCACGCCCGACATAATGAACCACACGATCCTTACCACATTGTGTCGGACCCGTAAGCCAGACCACATGAGAAGCATCGTCAGTCAAAATTGAAATCAAGTCTGTGGCAATTTTCGGAACCACATAGGTATGTTGATACCGTTTAAGTGTGGGAACCTTTGTTGGAGCCTTGGCTTCTTTTTCAGGAACCTTGGCGGTCGGCTGCGGCGATCCGGCCGCATTCTTCGCTTGTGCCGTGACCCGTCGAATGACAAGAGTCGTTGAACTCCCTTGCGGGAAATCAATGATGACGCCTTGTTTGCTGAGCTCAACTCGAACCCGAGCCTTTTTCAGTTCGTCAAGGATTACCGAAATCTGAGCGTCATTTATGTCCGTCTCAATTCGATCACTTCCACTCAGAAGTCCCTCAACATCACTCACCAACTTGTTAATATCCGTAGCCATTGTTATTCTCCAGTTGTTTCTATATCAAGACATTGCAGGAATCCCACCTGAATACGGAAAGTATTTTCAAATAAGAAATCTAAAGGCTAAATAAGCCTGCTCTTTGCCTAAGTCGTTGATTACGAACAAGACGCGAACTCCCGAGTCGGACGATTCTTCCCGGATTACCCGATAATACTTTCCCTGAGATAATCCTTGATCTTCAGCCCCGGTAACATCAATGCATTCCGCTAGAGGTTCTATCAGGATATCCCCATCCCGGTCTACACAAAATCTGAACTCCTCCGGGGAACGCCTGTTATCAGATCCTTCCACGACCACCCACAGACATTCATCCACAGACTTGACCTTGACCCATTGGCCCTTGGCCTCCTCCCGTATGATCATTCCTGGGAATATATTGGTTCTGTCCAGGAGGACAAGCCCGTCAGATGACCGGAAACCTATCCCCTTGACCCCGTAGACGATTCTTTGCCAGGTCCCCCCGTCACCCTTCGGACCCTCAAAGGAATTGGCATCATCAACCACCACGACCTGTCCTATCTTCAAATCTTCAAACGGCTTCGAGATGACCGCATAGACCTCTTCCACAAACTCGAAGTCGTATCGGCAAGTCTTCTGCCCCTTGACCTTCTCGATCACGGGATTTACTCGAACCTTTACCCCGGCATCATTCACAATCTCTATGAAACCGAAATAGACCGTATCTGTAGAATTGACTTCAGGAGTTGCCGGGTAAACTTTCCCGACCGTAAACCCTGAATCCTGTTTAACTCCAATATATCGTGCAAATATCATTTCTTTATCTTCCAAAAACTTTCAGGCATCCAACTTTTCAGTTTCCGTTCATACGGCTCCTGACAATTTCCGCACTTCATTTTATTGTTCTTGGCTACCGAATTAGACTTCTTGCCACAAGCCGAACAAACGAACCTCACCACTTCAATCATTTCAGGTATCTTGCTCATTATACTTTCCCCTTCACAGGCATTGACGAGATTTTGGCCGGCACGAATCCCGTCTTTACCGTCCGACTTGGTTTCTTCCCAGTGATGGCCTCCATAACACTGATCTCTTTCCCGTCTGAATCCTTCATCTTAATGTCTTCAGAGTCAGGCATCCCAGGGTCAAACAATGTTATATCAACTTCCTTCTTCACAACTGGCTCACGATTCTTGACGGCTGTGATGTTCAGGATACCGTTTTTCCGGTTCCACTGTTCCAGCGTCGTGAACCGAATCCGGAAATACTCATCCTTCCGACCCATCTTGTCGTAGACATAAATCATCGCCTTGTCCTTGTGTTCCTCCACGATGTATTCAATCCCGAGATCAAACCGATCTTCCAGACCGGCATTGTCCGCACATACCAGGACTTCATCTTCTCCCTGGGCTTTACGCCTCGCAGCCAAGGTCTTTGCCTTTTGAATACATGACGGACAAATCGTCCCCTGTCCGACTTCCGGGAATTGTCCATTCATCCGAGGCTTGAATTTCTTCCCACAAGCATCGCACTCCCATTCAATCACCGGGATAAACGGGGCAGTCTGTGGTTGAGGAGCAGTTCCAGTAGCAGTTTTATTACCCTCCAAGTTCTCGAAAATTCCAGGACTTGCCATCATCAAAGGCTGAACAACTTCGGCTTTCATATGAGCAACATACTCCGCCGTCTCAATGTTCAGATATCCTTCTTTGGCTTTCTGATTCCATAGTCCCTGCTGAACTTGTTCCGCTGCCGTCAAAGTCGTGAAATCTCCCTTAGACTGATTGCTCAAGTTTTTACCACGACGACCCCACTTCGCCAACACGGTCCACGTCTGACCCGTCTGTCGAATACAGCACATATAAATCTTGTTACTGTTTGTCCCAGGCTTGAAACAGTGTCCCACTATGTTTAAATTCGCCATCTTAAACCTTCACTTTTCCTTCGGTTACAATCTTTACAAACTCACGAGTGAATTGAGAACCCATCTCCCCGGCCTTCTCCAATCTCACGAACCAGTTCGCCCCGTAAAAATTTTTGGGAGCATCAGTCTGAACTCCAAACCCGTAAACTTCGACTCCCTGTTTCCGAATCCGTTTGCAAACCGTCTTCAAATTGACACACATCGCAACATCATTCCCGTGACCCGCACAAGGCTCTCCATCAGACAATGAGAAGATCACCTTCCGACGTTCAATCCGTTGTTTCAGACGGAACGCGGCATACTCCACCACTTCGCCGTCAACATTGTGATGAAGGGCCTTGGTATGGACCATCCGTTGACGAACACTAACCCACTGCTCATTGAAGTTCTTATAGTGCTTGTAATAGATAGGATTCACCCGAGTAAACCCGTTCATCGGAACCATCCGACGATCCCCACCACCGTAAGCTGTTGTCGTCCCGATAATCTCAAAAGGAACACCGATGGAGTTCAGAGCTTCCCCAATCGCCATCGCCAATAGTTGAACCTCATAGAAGTTCCCCATTGACCCTGATTCATCCAGGATAATCTCAACAGCCACATCCAACTTCGTCCCATCCTTTATCCGGAAAAATACTTCCCGACTCAAACCCTTGGCAATTGCCACTAACCGGCCGTGGTCAATCTTCCCGTTCCGGAGATACGGATTCTTCCGACACTTGCTCAGTGACCGTAATGCCTGTTCCAAAGCCCGAGTCATTGAAGACACCGTCACAGAGACTTGTGCCAACCGATCCCGATACGAAGTCTTGTCTTCATCCGTAGTCACAGGAGAAGTGTGGATATCCAAGTCCCGGCGAGAGAGATATGACTTGTCTTCATCAGACATATTCTTGAAGAAGTCAGCAAGGTCTTCATTCACGGCCTGTTCCCGAGTGAGTCCATCGAACTCGTCTTCAAGATCCCGTTTGTCTTTACCGTCACCCTTACCACCAGTGGGTTTTTCGTCTTTCGGTTTATACGGAGAGTCACCGGGTTTCACATCGCCATTCGGTTTTCCATCGGCTTCTTCATCTGAGGCTTCAGTAGAATCGTCGTCTTCATCCCCGCCAGCGTCTCCATCACCTGATTCAGAACCTTTTCCCTTTGATTCTTCGCCGTCTCCATCAGATCCTTTCGAACCTTTTCCGTCCTTTCCTGAATCATCTTTCCCATCTTTCCCGTCTTTCCCATCTTTCCCATCTTTCCCATCTTTACCGTCTTTACCGTCTTTTCCAGAATCATCGTCCCCAGCTTTCCCGTCTTTTCCTGGTTCATTGTCGTCACCCTTTTCTTTTGAAGGTTTGCCTTTTTTCTTGCCGCCTTTACCTTCTTTTTCATCATCGGAATCATCAGACTCTTCTCCCGATCCACCTTTTCCGGGTTCATCATTCTCGTAATCATCAAAATCTTTGCTGCCACCCTGTGATGGTTCCCCGTCTTTTTCCCCGTCACTACCTTGAGAATCCCCAGGTTCATCACCGTCTCCAGGTTCGCCCTTCTGAGACTTCTCACCCTTTTCACCCTTCTCAGATTTCTTGCCCTGTTTAGGTTCTTTCGGAGGCTCAGACTTCTTCCACTCATCATTGACATCCTTGAGCAATTTGTAAATGACCTTGGCCAAATCCAACGCACCACTGGCATCATCACAGGTCTTTACCTTGCAGAATTCAGGGTAAGCAACATCAACATAGTCCTGAGCCTTCGGCCCGAGAATCCATGCCGGCTGCACACCCTCTACAAGAAAAGACATCGCACACAATGCTTCCCAAAGAGGAGCATCCGTCTTCCCATCAGACATCTTCTCAGCAATCTTGCGATTGTAATACTGATTACTCCAACGGAAAACAACTTCACATCCTTTATGATTATTGGCCTCAACCGCTTCCATCCGACGATCTTCCAGAGCATTCCAGATTTCGTGTAAGGCACCTTGAGGATAAGCCGTCTTGGCTAATTTGGTTTCATCAATGTGCCCCGCCTCATGATAGACACGAGAACGAAGCAACATCAATGCTTCCTGAGTCATTCCAGAAGCACAAGCCAAACGGGGGATACGAATGATCCCCTTGAAAATGTCTGCATCAACCGCTGTCCCACTATGATAGATGACCTGAACCTGATTGTTCTTGCCAATCCATTTAGCCATAACGGCCATAGCGTCTTCCGCCTGATGCTCTCCGTAATATGTTGCACTCTCATTCATACCAATACATTGCAGAAAAATGCCCAAAATACGGAATCAAAATTTACCAGAATGCGACTCATCATAAGTCGTTGCAAATAATGTCCTTGCAGCCAACAGGATAAAAACTATTCACTTTCGAAAGTTGACCACCCAGGTTCCTTACAACAATCATTTCGCCACGACCCGTTCCTCTCCATAATCATCCAGGAGAGAACATCTGAACTCGAACAAATATCTTCCAGACAATCATGACTTGATTGGTTCAACCATTTTTCAGGATTCGGACATTTATCGTCATATGGTAGCGGGACGGCACCACCCACAACCATATAAAATCCTGTGTCCTCAAAGTCGTCCAGCATTAGTCCGACGATCACGAACTTCACTCCGCGATCCTTCAAGAACTCGACAACCTTCTCATCAAAACAGGATTCCTTCGCCGAGCCACAAATTGATTGATTGCCCAACAACTCGTCCGGGGTCATCAACACTGCCGTCTCGTCTCCCGACCCCATCATCAGAGCATCACCCGCCAGGAAACTCAACCGGGGATTCTCCTGTTTCCATTTCTCAAGAGCATCCACCAACGGTTGAATATTGTCCTTTGTAATCCTCATTTCACCTTTCCAGACTGTTTGAACCGAGATACGAACTTCACCATCTGCGGTGTCACCCGAGTCCCCTTATTCACCGCCATCACCATCGACAACTTAATCAGATTCTTAATGTCCCGACCCGACAGATTCGGCATCGAACTTATGATCTCACTGATCTCCGTAAGAGTAAGACCGACCTTGTTATAGTCAGACATCATCTGCCACAACTTGAACTGATCTTCCTTGCTCGGCATTTCATAGAGAAATCGTGCCGTTGTCCGGGATACGATCGCATCATCCACCGTGTTCCCCAGGTTCGTCGTCAAGAACAACACACCCCGGTAATACTCCAACACCCGCAGGAATACCCCGACAATGGCGTTCTGTTGAATATTGCTGCCACGCTCCCGGATATACACATCGGCCTCATCGATCAACAGGATCGCTCCCCATCGTTCCGACCTCTGCAATACTTCCTTGAGATTCTTCTCGACCGTCCCGACATCAATCCCCAATTGACTTGACTGAACCTTATACAAGGGACGGTGCATCTTCTCCGAATACACTTCTGCGGACAAAGTCTTGCCGACACCGGGAACACCCTCAATCAGAACGATTGTTCCACCTTCCTTGCCTCCAATGATGTCCTGGAACTTGTTCTTCGAGTGCTCAATCAGAATCGTCAGGAAGTCCTTAACATCTTCCGGGAGAATCAGTTTCTCATCAACCGTGTCATTGTAGACATACGGTTCCGCATTGTTGACATGAACCCGATAGTCCGAGTGTTCATCCAAGTCGAACATCTCATACACGGGATGAATCGGGAGAGGCCACACCTTCTCCTCATTCGCGTCCCAGAAAGGTGCGTGAACAGCATCCGAACCGCGATCACCACCGGGAGGGTCCATGACCATTCTTGCCGGACGACCTTCAGCTCCAACCGGGCGATAAGCAGTATCAGACCAACCCTTGATCAACTTGCACTTTCCGATAACTGCCATCTGAAAACCATCTTCATCACAGTGAGCCAAATATGTCTGAACTTCCTTCTCATACGAGGCCATTCGGGCAGGCGTCTCAATGTAATACCCCTTATGTTCCAGGATCTGACTCATCGTCCGACGACGGTAATCCTCGTGGCTGATTCTAAAAGTCGTGCCTTCAGTTCCATTCTCACCGCGATTCCGACGACCTTCATGCCCTGTATTGATCCCATTCAATTCCACTTCAACATATGCCGGCCCATGTTCTGTAGCATCATGGAATCGGATGTTCTTGACAAACCAAGGAACGAAATTCCCATCCTTCTCCTGGCCAAAGATATAACGATGATCCGATACCCCGATGAATTCCGTCATTGCCGAAGCCACATGCTCCAGCTTATTAACAGTCTGTCCATCCGGGTTTGATTTGATTTCCATCCATGTTTTAACAATGGACTGAGACAACTTGGCAGAACGATCACCAGTAGACGCCTTTTCTCCAAGGAACTGAAACAGATTAAGGCAAGATTCTTCTGACCATTTCTCAATGGAAATCTTTATCTTACCCTTTCCGGTCGTATAGCGATACTTACCCCCAAGATCTTCCTTTTCTTTGGGACTCAATAACTTCACGATCGCTTCATACCATTCTTCTTGAACAATTATTTTCATACCACTGCTGTCACTTTCAAAATTTTCTTTTTTGCCGGCTTCAAAATCACTCCTAATTGGAAGGTCGTTGCCGTGATGTCATATTGTGTTCCACTGGCACTACTGATCGGCGTATTCAAACGCACATTGCAATTTCCAGTAGGTTCGTGCAAGTAGGTAATCTTCCCAGGCCCAAATGGCGTTTCGACCACATCTCCCTTTTCATAATTACTTTTCATAATCAGACATTGCCGAAACTTTGTGACAATACGGAAAGAATCTCAAACCTTGGTTCTGAGTAATGTAAGCCTGCTGCAAAACTCTCTCCGAGTCAACACCGTTACGCTCTCATCCGTCTTCCCGATGCTATGAGTCAATACTGAATCCCCGGAAGCCTTTAAAGCCCTCCTGAAACTGTCACTACACACGAACATCGCCGCATACGCCTCATCCAGAAGATCCTGATAATCCTGGGAGTCCCTCTTATATTCAACCCCTTGCCAATGAAGCGTTTGAGTCCGGAACCACTTCTTTTCACTCCCAGCCTTCTTTGCCTTGAATCCGACCAGAGTACAGATATGTTTCTGCATCTCCGGGTTTGAGAACTTGGTTGCTTGCAAAAATCCCTCCATCGATGCAATCTGAACCCCGTCCAATTCAAACGGATGTGGTGCGAAATTACTCAACGCACACGATGGGTATCCTGCATACTTCACCGCTGAATCTGAATCTCAATTCGTTGTACCATTGAAGGTGTCCCTGTGTCATCGGCAACAAGATCACAGGCTTCTTGAATCTCACGGACAAGTTGTGCCAGGTTCAATTCACCATTCTTCTTTGCCAACAGAACCCCACTCTTCGTAGGATGCCGATCATCCTGTTTACCACCACGCATGGCATATCTTCCCAGGTGAATTCTCATTGGTCAATCCTCCCATATTGCACCACTCTGAATTCCCAAGTGTCCCAGACCTCCTGAGTCATATCCTTCCGAATCTGCTCAACCTGCCATCTCGCCGAACTCCTGTTTCTCCAAAAAGTAAACTGGGGAACCTGAACCCCATTCTTTAATGAACATTCCCTCAACTTTGAATGCTCAAGAATCGTCCCTCGCTTATCCACAAGAACCCACAAAGTCTTATATGATTTTACATTCATCCGAATTCTCTTCTTTCCCGACCTCAATAAAGAAATCTCCCCGGCCCATATTCGCACGATTTCCGAGAATCTTAAACATCTCCGCCTGTGATATCGTCCCATTCCCTGCGGCCCCGATAACCGATTGCCGGAATTCAACCCATTTGTCATATCCCTGCCGCCAGATAACCTTCATAAAATTCCTTCTTCCGTAATCTCCCTGACCACCTTCAATCCCTGGTTCTTCTCCCTGAACTTAAACGAATCACTTGCGACATCCTCCGGGGAATAAAGGAATCCATCTGAACACAATATCAGACCCTTTGCAGACATCCTGGGAAATATTCCGTGCCACTTGTTTGTATCACATTTGGTACACAAAGGCTCTTTGCCTTCCCGAAACCAGTAATCAGAACAGGCCGTGTTATCCACACATCCGCACTTAAAACATCGATAGATACTCATAACGGAACGTCCTCTCCCAAAATCACACAACCATCCCCATTCAGTATCCTGGCCGCCGTCATCATTCCACCCATCGTAGGCGGCACAATCACCGCCAACCCCGAACTTGCCAGAGCCGAACTCACAACATTACAGACCCATTCAATCTCCGCCTGCCGACTCCGAATCACCCAATAGTTGTCCGCCTCTTCCCTGTGAGCCTCAATAGCCTGTCTGGATGCCTCCTGGAGTAACCCGGTCAGTTGTCCCATATCCTTGCCCCTACACGCCTCAAAGCCCGCCAGGGAGCCTTCCAGACGTTCTGCATCGGCCGGACGAGTATAGTCTTCCTTCGCCGCCCGGATGCCTGAATCAATTACCTTTGTCACGAATTCATGGAACAACATTAGCACCCCTAATCTTCGATGTCTGTCGCCTCTTCTTCGGCATCCTCCGAAAAGTCCTTGCTGTCTTCATCTTCCTCATAATATCGAACGTGCGACACATCAGATAATTTGATCCGTTCCTCCGTGTCACTCGACATATCAACAAACACTAAACTGGATATTAATGGCCAACAGGGTCCGACCTCTTTCCCGTCATTTAACAGAATGTCACAAAATTCACACTTCGGTTTTGCCTTCAACACTGTCCAGGTTTTACCCTCCTTGACCTTGTTCTCATCCAACCACTCTTTTTTATTAAAACCTTCAATTTCCATTTTTTAGAGCCTGCCTTCCTTCTTCATCTTCTTCAACTTCTTCTTCTCTTCTTCTTCCTTCTGAAGAGTCCGCCGAACTGCTGAATTGAAAACACTCTCGATGTCAATGTCGTAACGCTTCCTCTTACCCTTCTCCCGGAAACTGATTATGTTCCCAGGCTCAAGCGTTAGCACAAGATTGCTTCCCCCGCCTCTGCCTCCCAGACCGAATAGCCCCTTACGACACCATTCCGTAATTTCACGAACCACAGGTTTCAATAACTTTGTTGCCATTAATTTTTCCTCTTGTCAAAATATCCCAGTTCATCTCCCACCGTACCAATAAACCTCTTGTCCTTGTCAAAACAGAATATTGCCTGGGATGGGGTCAGATTGTAAATAGACTCAATCGGCTCATCCCCATAACGATGATCTTCTGAATTCAAATGATCCGGAGTCCCATACTCCACTCCCATACTATTGAAGAACTCCACAAACTTTTCATAATCATTCATAATTACCCCTACATTGCTGAATCACTTCACAAATACGGAATTTACTCTTTCGGCTTTTCAAAATTAACCGGCCCAGACCCCAACACAAAACCATCAGGCTTATCCTCAACCGGGACAACCACAGGAAGTAACTTCGTCCTGGAGATGACCTCACTTACAATCCCGTTCTCCCTATACTTCAACGAAATCAGTGTCGCCCGAGAAGACTTATCCCCAACCTTCCCGGTCAAATTATGAAATGCTCCTTCAACACTCGGCAACTCGGCGAACAATTGGACAGCCACCTCACCCTTATCATCCTCCATCAACAAAACTCCAAGTTCTTTTCTCATGTCATTCTCCTAAAATCGTTTACTGTATTTCAACCAAACAGTGTCAAATCTAACCCCGCCAACTGATTCGCCCTCATAGACATCGATCCGCCGACCAAGTAAAAAAGACAATGAATAGTCTCGATACTCTGCCTTTAACCCATATTGAAACTTTCCGGGGTCTATTATCGGACCAGTATATAGCCTCGAAATTTCACTTTGTTCGGCGACCGGGTAAACATAGATCCCGTAATCTTCCAGCCATTCTCCCCATGCTGGCATGGAAATAAACAGAACAATTAGAATTATCCTCAAAATCTTTCTCACAAGTCGTTATGATTACTCCGGCTTCTTTCGCTTCCAACATCTTCTGATATGATCCTTTTCCACAAACCGCGTCATAGTCCATCTCTCGTCTATGATTGTCAAGAAACCTGTTCAGGGCTTGCGAGGCCAACAATCTGTCATTTGACGACTTGGCTATGTTGCCGATTCTTCTGACCATACCAAGATCGCCCCTTTAGGACACCAGGCATTAATGATCGGCATCGTTTCAGCACGACAAAACAAACACTTGACCAGCCCATTATGATGTGCCAACGACACCTTGTTGCAAACCTTACACCATCTGAAAATCCCCACGATAGGTGGGGACCCAGGAGGTCCCGAGACACCTGTTACGCCCGGAGGCACATGACTCTTTACCGATGTCCTGTACGATGGCCACTGGTCCTCTTTAGTCGCCCTCATCCAGCCTTCCTCTGCTCTGCCCGACTAAAGAACAACCCTTCATTCTTCAGAAAATAATTCAGACTCTGAATGATATCCAGATTCTCGACATGCTCATCTTTCTTCCCAGTAAAGAACTCGATGCCTCCACCTCTGGTCATCGCATACCGGTAATCCTCTCCACCCATCTCCAACCGGCACGATGTGTGATACGGCCTCACCACATCCCTCACCAATCGAATCGGATGAACCCGGTCACATCCCCCAAGATCCAGGATATCCCAACCCTTCCATTTGACCTCCATCTCCGGAGTATTCAAACATTCGGAGACATCACTTTCCGTCACCGGCTCTGAAACTGGCTTCCCACCCTTCCCAATTTCTCCATCCAACCAGGTAAAGGAAATTGACCCATCCCCGGAAGCATACGAACTCAACCACAGCCACCCGTGTCTACGTGAGAACTTTTTCATTCAACACCTCCTCCACCGCTTTCATATCCATCTTGTCCATATAGTCTTGCCAAATCTTCTGAGCCGTATCCCGAAGCAGTCCCCGCTTCGCTATCGACTCCACCGTGACTGGCTCATTGTTGTAAATCAGATGAGTTGAATCCAACCTCTTGAAAAGGCTTCCAGATTCTCCCCAGACCGCGTGAACCAATACGAGCGTATCCGACTTCAGGATTCCGTGCCGGTCCATCAGATCCGGCCAACCAGTCAACTCAATCCCAATCGCCTTCTCCTCCGATTTGCCATTATGATCCATCTCGATAAAGGCATTCTTTCCACTCGGCCCTCGAACCACATACCCATTTGGAATGTCTGTTGTATTCATAATCCCACACTTATTTTATTCAAAATCTATCCAAAACTTCCCGGAAACATATCAGATTATACTACCGGCACCACATATTCTGTCAAAAATCTTTCTATTCATCTTGCTCATCAGTCCCCACGATGACCCCTTTAGCCTTGTAATTCATCAGATCAACCTGGTTTATCATCAACAGAATATCCTGCCTGGCAATCGTATCCACCGTCTCCTCTTTCTCATCAAATGCTGTAATGCACCCTGAAGGAGTTTCAATGACTGCTGTCGCGAACATCAACGCTTCCAGAGTCAACACTCCAGGCGGATTCGCTTCTTCAGTCTGCATCTTGTCATCCTCGACCAAAATACATCCTTCCGGACACATTGCTAAAGACATCGAGTGAAAGATCTTACGGTCCTCTTCTGCCCACATCTCCTGTTTCTTTGAAAGGTCATCATACATCTTGTTCACCTGTCACCCGAATCATCCCTTCCGGACTGGCAAAATCCCTCCAGAGGAGTCTATCACCACATCTCGGACATCTGAAGTCCCGGTTATACTTCCGAACCTCATCCAAGTATTTTTCCTCATTACAGAAGATACACCAAGGAACTTCGATCCGATCTGGAGTTATTTTCATCTCTTGAAGAATCCGACAACCTTCTCTAAAGGCGTTTGAACGTCTTCCTCGAATAATGCCGGAAGACATCCAACCGGGACAACTGGATCACCAATCCTCTCCGCTCCAAAGGGACTCATATTAAACCTGGCTCCACATCCGGCACACATGATGTTCGTAGACATCCCTCCACTCGGACCTTCCCTGAAATCATCGCCACCACAATCCGGACAGCGATTGTTCTTCCTCATGTAATCCGTTATCTCTTTATCTGTTGATTTCATAAACTAAAGATTTTTTTACACTTTTTAATGAAATTACGCAAACTACAAATTTTTCTTCAGATTTTATTGGAGTCATCCCAGACGGATATTGCCCCTTCTTTTACTGCCATTACCTCTATTGCCCGAAGACACCAATGCTTGTTTGGCTTTGCTTCATGCCCCATTTGTGGACATAATACCAATCCTGCTTTCCATCTGTCCTCATCCAAATCTGTCCAGGATACCGGCTTCCTGAAAGTCCCGTTCTTATTCACATCCCCTATTGTTCCCAAAGGAACCCTTGTCTTTGCCATACATCTCTGGCATATCGACTTCAAAACCGGGAATGTTCCTCGTAGAACATTTGGCGAATTAACAGTCTTTTTCATCAGTGGTCACAATTGTCCCGGAAGTTTTTAAGTGGGCAATCCAAATTTTATCAAATATCTCTTGAAATAGGTGGTCACGGGTATAACGCCATCTTTTCCACTCCTTCTTTTGGGAAACCTCAAACTCTTCCCAGGTTTGATTCTCATCCTTCATCTTCTTCACACTCTGTCACAATAATCCCGGCCTTTTTGAGATTGGTGATGAAAATCGAATCCATTGCCTTAAACAACTGATGATCCATATCTTTCTGCCAGGCTCTGAATGCCTCCTCCACACTTGCCGTAGTCATCTGATCCCGAGTCATTTAATCCTCATCTTTTTCATCAATCGCTAAAAGCGTCCCATCAGGACAATCAGGCACCCAGTTATTCCGAGTCCAATTATCACAACCTCCACAATACTTTAGCCCTTGCCCAATTTTTTCCCAGTTCCATAAATGCCTGCAAGTCCTACACTCCCGACCCTTACCCGGCCTCTCTATCGTCCGATTAATCTCTTCATTCTTTGGAACAATGAATTGCATGGCTCATCTCTTTCATCCCAGGTGATTATACTCCCGGCATCCCGATCCGTTAATTCCGACACCACTCTAATACTTCCCATCGGACTATCATTGAAATTAGTATTGCCGCAGTCACACCACTCCACCATCGATGTCCCCACAAAATGCTCCTTGCATCTACTACACCGGAATAAATACCACCCGTCCCCATATACTTGCACCCTCGGATTTAAATCCCGCAAATTCTTGTCCAATACTGCCCAATATTCTGAACTATAACTCATCTCGTTCCTCCCAGGCAAAAATAGTTCCTTCAGGTATCACAATCGCCTGCCACATCATAGTGTTACGATGACACTTCTCACAAGGTGGTAATTGACTCGGAGGACTCGTGCATGGCTCATATCCCCCTATGTCTTCACAATGCTCACAATAGGCTTCCCGCCACATTCTCTGCCACGGTATTTTAGGATCACTCATCCGTTGATTCCTCTCCCTGATCAAAATCCATAACATCCCTCTCACCGCGAACCAGAAAACATCCAGCCGGGACTATTTTCAATTTTTCACCACAATAAGGGCAAAGCCAAGTATCCCTCGGCCATCCGGTCCAACCCGTTTGAACAGCCCCATTGGTTCCATGCGTGTCACAATATCTGTTTGGATCTCGATTATCCAAAGTCTTTCTCTCCCCAGGTTATAATGCACCCTTTCGGGAATTCAGGTAATTCCTGAGTCCTCTTACCACATTCGGCACAGCGAAGTTCACCATCATCGTCCGGTTGGAAATGACTCACCTTGCCGTGAAGGTCACACCACTCAATCAATGGTGCCGCATATTGGTCTTCAGGTTTCAACCTCTTCAACCATTTCTTCATCCAATTCTTCTTTTGCATGAACAAATATACACCCTTCCGGACAAACATAGGTTTCAGATTCCGAGATTAAATGATGAAGATGCTTACAGTTAAACAACCAGGGTTGACTTGTCAAACTTCCAACAGGCCATCGATCAAATGATTTCTTCGACCGACTGTATTCCTTGCCACATAATTTGCAAGACCAATACTGTGTATCATAAGAGATCATATACTGTGTATCATAAGAGATCATACATCCATCTCATCCCAAGTGAAAATTGTCCCAATGTTTTCATCAACCCAGAACATCCCACTTAATTGCCCCGACAATTGTTTGTTACAAGTTGGACAGACATGAAACCAAGGGACTTCCCCGGAATTAATAATCTCCCCGTCTCCAGGACCACCGGTATCCCCTGTTCGATATAAACCGTCCAAGGTTTGTCTCTCCAGACTTTATATCTACTCCACAAACTCATACATCAATTTCATTCCATATCAGAATTGTTCCGAACTCATGGAAACAAATACACTTCCCTGCATCAAATTCCTGTGTGAAATTTCGACCACCTTCGGAGTATAATTGATGCCTCTTGGCAAATTCACTACAAGGGATATTCTCTGTCCAGATCCGACAATCTTCACAATTACGCTTCATCCCTCTCCTCCAGGCAAATAATCAATCTCCCCTTCTCCATCCAACATCCCCGATCCTCATTAAGAGTAATCCTGTAAATCTCACAATCCTCTATCTCTGCAAAGGCACAAGTATCACAAACTAATCCTGAAGAAACTCCTCTGCCTCCTAATATCGGCTGGACCATCGCCCGAGCCAAATTCATCCTCCCTCTCCGGGAATTAAGTGCCTTCGCAATAATTGATTCCCGATCTTTAATCTTTACTCTCAAGGCTTTACGATCCCAAAGGCACAAGTGATTCCAACCCCTAATGCCAGCCAGCCCACCAATGTCGTCACAATCCCATCCGTCTTAATCCGGGATAATCCCCAGGGTCCTATCCATCCCCCAACCATTGATCCTATCGTTAATGCCCACAACATATTCAAATCCGGGTATTTATTCTTCATCCAGGCCCAAACAAAGAATGCCGTCACACATATCGGTGCCTCCGCAAAATCACAAGTCGCAATCGAATTCTTTCCCTTCGTCCCGGCAATAATTAAACCACTCGATACCAATGGGCCATATCCTCCCCCAGACAATGATTTGTTAAACGCACTTAAAAATCCTATTGCCATTACCTTTTTCCAGGAAAAATGAAAGTTGTGCCTGCAAATCACAATCAATCCCATAATCGATACCAAAATCCCAATATATAATTGCAGCCATTCTTTCGGTATCCTCATCGCCAGCCCCGCTCCCATAAAGACTGCCACGACCCCTAATAAATAAATCGCCGCACCTATCTTGAAATCATCAGACATAAATCGAAAATCTGCATTACCGTGCCGGTGATGTCCCAATGTCGCAATTAGTCCCCCAATCGCCTGGGAGAATAAAATCGCCGGAATTACATCAGACGGGGAATATCCACACATTATCAGCAACGGGGATAATATCGTCCCATACATCATTCCCAGCCCGGAATCAATTGTCTCTGCAATTACCGCCGCCAAACAAATCAACACCATTTGATATTCAATCATTCTGTATCCCTTTCATCCCAAATTAAGAGAACCCCTACAGGCCTCCAACAATTAACCCCTGCCTTCTTCCAAATCTCCACATCATTCTTACATTGTTCATAATTCGGACCATGCCCGTCCCTGGCACAAGTCTCACAATCCACAATGTGATATCTTCTCTGCTTGACCTCTTTCAAGGAAAGACTCGGACCTGTCCCGAAAATCGTCGTGATAAACTTCCTGGCACTCCAAGATGTTGTCATTCCACATCCCTTTCATCCCAAACCAGTATGTGTCCCCGTGGTCGCCAACAGTCCTTTAACCCATCTGACCTCATGGCTTCATACTTTGGACCGCAATCTGCCCCATCCTGCCCCTCCTGGCAGTCACTACACGATAACCAAGGCACCATCGTCTTGACTTGAAAAAATCTCAATCTCTGAGGAATCGTCATCTTCCGTGTCACATTCGTCCCAGACATATATCGTCCCCTTTGAGAAATTACCGGAATCTGCCACCTTGAAAAGACGATGACCACAAGCACAAACTCCCCGCTTCTGATAATCAAACATATGAAGATGATCATCAAAAATCGAATATCCACCACAAAGTTCGCACTTCAACCAGTGCCAAAACTGCTTCCTGTCCTCAACCTCTCCCAGAAGTGATCGAATGTGCCTAATATCATTCGGCGTTAACATCTTCCTACCCTCAATCTCTGCCTGAAGTTTCTTAATATTCCAGACTTTAACTGGCATCGACATTGTGGATTTTCCTCTTCGATGTCTTACAAGGCAACTTGGATATCAATTTCCTAACCCGATCCTGTAAATCCGCTGCCATCCTTGTCCGGGATGACTGCCGAGGCTCATTCCGAATCCTCTCCTTTAAATCCTCAATATCCTGCCTTTGTTCTGCAATCGTCTTCTCCGGCTTCTTGTGCCCCGAATACCTGAAATATTCCATATCACCCCTCTTTCCTAAATTGGAAAATGCCAAAAATCCTGGCTCATCAAACTGACCTATTATACCCCGTAACCGTCCAACAAAAACATAGCTGTCCTATTTCACATCCCTCTCTGCAAAGACATAGATACATCCCACCGGACACCAACACGTCGGAATGTCTCCCCAGGCTAATAAACAACAATTAAACTTCGCACAGTTCTGACAAGTCCTGACCCCTTCCCTGGCGATCCTCTCTAAATCACGCCTATAGGCAACCTCCTCTATTATCATCCATTCCTGCATCCTCTTGTTCGTTTCCTTAAGCATTCCTCTCCTCAGTTTCATCTCGTTCCCTAATCACCGGAATACACCCTGATGGCACTAACCAGAAAGTTCCCGCCGGAGTCATATCCCCGACCATCTCCTTCATATCATCATCCCAATAAATGATGTGTAAATCCTCTTCCTCTAACGAAGTTTTACACTTAACTTTCATCTTTCTCCGCAACAACGAGAATAGTTCCTTCCGGGAATAAATCACGAAAATATCCACATTTGCCACAAGCGATTGTCGTCCTCCAAATATCGGATAAAAATATTTTAGTAGACCCGTGTTCCGGACAATGAAGACTTGTCTCTGTGTCCAGATACCCATCAATCTCATCCTTTGTCGGCTTCATCTTGCTCCCCAAATTCCGGGATAGTCCCAATAGGATACCAACACTTATCACGGGAATTAATCGGAACAACCCCCTTTAACTTGCAAGCCAACCGACATAATCTCCAATTCCTCATCGGCTTATTCCCAACACTACCTTTCGGAATGTCCATCAAATAAGAACCACATTCCCGACAATCATATTGCTTCTCGTTCATCTGCTACTAATATCGTCCCGCTCTTATGAAAACATCGACTGCCCCAATCATACTCATCCTTCGTCACCGGTAATGGAGTCATATGCCCCAGTCCCATCTTCACTCGAAATGCATTGCAGTTACGATACCCTAAAACCTTTCCGTTAATCACCAATTGGCAATCACAACACTTTGTTTTCATCTTTCTCTCCTATCACCAGTATCGTCCCAGATGGGTGAAAACACTGTTGCAAAGTTGGAAGAATGTTCTTCCCGAGTAAATTCCCAATCTTGTTGCACATCGTCCATGTCCGCATAGTCCCTTCTCCAGCTTTCCTCTCAAACCGATATGCACCACAATCCCGGCAATCATCCTCACTCATCTTTCTCCTCCACGATCAATATCGTCCCAGGTGAATGCCAACACGGTAAGTCATGCTCTGTCCACGACTTCTCCGGTAACACGAACCAGTTAAGTCCCATCTTCTCCTTAAAATAAAAACACTTCTCCCCTCTCATCTTGAATATTCCCCAGTGAGTCAGATTGCAGTCTTCACACTTCATCTTGCTCTCCTGATACCAAAATCGTCCCAGGCAAATGAAAACACCTCATCGAATAATCTTGAAATGACAGCCCTTCTCTTTCATCAAAGATCTCCATCTTCCACCTGAAGTCAACACACCGTGAAATCCCATTGCTCTTATACTTCTTCTTCGATATGAAGATCTCACACTCTGAACAACTAATGTCTTGATCACTCATCTTGTTCCCATATCACTAAAATCGTTCCTATCGGATGAAAACACTTGCCTTGCCATTCCCGAGTCTCAGGTAATAAACTTACATTCATCAATGTGATGAATTCATTACAAAGAATCCCAGACCCATTCTGAAACACCTGACAATTTGGACACAACAGTATTCTACTCATCTTTCTCCCTGGTCACTAAAATCGTCCCAATCGGATGCCAACAATCATCCAACCAATTCAACCCCGTATGCCTATCACACTCCATCAAATTCCTGAAATAATTACAGGACTTGAATAAGTCCAGATGACTCTCATTTGCCCAATTCCGAATGTTGCAATCCTCACAGGTATTCATCTTGTTCCTCGGCTACTAAAACAGTCCCTATCGGATGCCAGCAGTCATCCATCCAATTCACTCCCATATGCCTCGAACAACCCATCCGATCCCTGAAATTGATACAGGTCTTTAATAAGTTCTTTCGGCCATCAAACACCGAATTTTGAACATCACACCCTCTACAATTTGTCCTCGGCTCTTTCACTTACAACGATCAAACTCCCCTTTGGATGCCAACACGCGTCATCCGTCATTCGCATATGATTCTTCCAAACCCAGTCACACACCCGATGATCCCGTATAAAATTACCAGCAGGAGTCTTCTCAATCCACCTGTTTCCTCCACACTCCTCACAATCTTTGTTCACTCATCAGACTCTCTTTCCTGAATTGCCTTGATCGCCCCAACAGGATGAAATAAACAAGAACACCTTATGTAATCCACATTCCCCTTGTGAATCTTCCCAACATAATGCTTACACGTATGAGTATTCCCCCCTGTCGATGAAGGATAATGTGCCTTACAGATTCCTATCATAAATTCCCCTGCCCCCATATCAAGATCACTCTCCTTATATTCCAACCTCTTCGGACAATCATCCGGAAATACTTCAGCCGACACCTGATATTGCCCCCAATTCGAAGACTCCCGTATGTGCCTCACTCCCTTCGAGAAATCATCAGTCTCAATGTTCTGCAATATGTTCATCCTGCTCCGATATCGCTAAAATTGTCCCAGAAGGATGATAACACTTTTGCCGACCAGCTTTATCTGGTTGATACCAGACATTCATCCGACACCTGAACCCAAAACAATCATCTGATGCTGATACCACATGACACCCCAAACACCCCGGAGCCTTGTTCTTATTTTTATCCTTCCGCTTCATCCTTCTCCAGTACCACTTTAATCGTCCCCTTTGGCCTCATCCAATACGAACACCGAACATATTCTTCCTTCTTCTTTATTATACCCCGGAAATGCATACAGATCATTGTCCCATTCTTCCCAGCACTCTTCTGACATATCCCTAACCGATACGGCCACCTATTGTTCCTCTCAAATCTCCAGGGACACTCCCCAGACCTTACAGACGCATTCGAATACTCTGTCTCAGTAAGAACCTCTTTTGAAATCTGTCGGATGTGACCGATCCCCTTCCACCGGTCCTCTTTAATCTCTTGTCTCATCACGCTCTCCTTCTACTTTTATGCTTCCCACGGGATGATAACAACGAGAATTTAATGCCTGGTCATGGGGAAGATCTACAGAACTGATCCCCAGAGCTAATCGAAATTCCCAGCAACTTGTAAGAAGAGGTATATTGCAGTCTAAACAAGGATTACTCATCTCGTTCTCCGACCACTAAAATAGTCCTGTAAGGATGAAAACAATAAGAGGTCAATGGCTTATCTCGTAATCTGCCATCAACCTCTATCCCTACCGCTTTCCTGAAATTTTCACAATGATATCCAGGATTCTCGTATCGCCTTAAGACTTCACAATCCGCACAGTCCCTCTTCATCTTGCTCCTTAATCACCAGAATACATCCCTTCGGATGCCAACATAATGCCGTCCCATCCCCTGATAACATACTCTGAAGCATATCCGCATCCACAATGAGTTCTAAAAGATCCGCCTGACACCCCTTGAATTTACTATTCCCTCCGGCACAATCTTCACAATTCGTCTTCTTCATTAATCACCAAAATAGTCCCAGGAGGCCAATAACACACCTCCTCATTCTTCCATACCTGATCCCAATTTTGTCTCTTCTGATCCTGAATCTCCCAATATAACAGTTGGTCTAAAGTGCAACCCTTCCCCTCCCATCGTCCTCCACAATTATTGCAACTCCAACTCATCTAACTCCTTAACCACTAAAATACTGCCACGGGGATGATAACAATGTGTGGCTCCGGGTTTGTCCACGACTATCCAAACATCCATCTTCGGTCGAAACATGGCACACCCATTCATTGCCACATTACAGTCTTCCCGACACCCAGGACCATCCCCAATCTCGTTCATTGACCGAATGTTCATCTCTTGATCTTCTTAGCCGGCTTTACCTTCGCCGGCTTCTTGCTGTTCCATTGTATACCGGAATACCCTTCCCCGTATTTCTTCAAGTCCTTTACCCGACTCGCTGACCCCTTTCCCGCTTCATGTTCCCCTATCATTTCTCATCCCTTTCCTTCCACGCATTAATACACCCTTCCAAAATCAGCCTCTTATTCCAAAATAACCCATTATCACTTTCTTCCTTCTTTATGTTCATCGTCCCCAATGTCTTCGTGTCTACCAATATCGCCTCAACTTTTATCTCCTTGCCCTCAAAAATCCTGAACTCCCCCAACATCCCCCAAACATCTAATCCTCTAAAATCAGCTATCCCATAAAATGAACCACGACAAACACACCTCGTCCGGGAATCAATCTCATCAAATGACTCCGGGTAATATATCTTCCCACACTCATTACAGATAATCTTGTGATCACGCTCCACTTTCGGCCATCTCCCTGATTACCCCAATACATCCCCTGGGTATTACCGTGACTTCCTCCCGTATCGGCATCTGCCCCACATACTCCGCCGGCCCTATCTCAAACTCATCCTCTACCCGAATCAACCCCCTCGGATACCATTGCGATACCATCGGCTTTGGATCAAACCTGTCTCCACGACACTTTAAACATATGTGGTGTATAACCGGAATACTCCGTCCATAAACATCTAACCGACTGTTCCCACAATCTAAACAATCCTTACTCATCTTGCTCCCTTATTACCCTAATCGTCCCAGGCATATGAAAACAGACCTCATAGGTCATCAATAACTTGCAGTCCCACTTCTTATTGTATCTCCCACATCCCTTACATCCCTTCAATTGCATCGAAATAGACGCATCATCCCTGTCCCACCTCGGAGTCGTACACCATAACCAAATCCAATTAATGACCCTTTTCATCAAACTCCTCTACCACAAGTATCGTCCCCACCGGATGAAAACACTTACTCAAACTCCCATACAAAACATCTGTCCTCATACCAACCGCCGCCCGAAATTCAGAACATTGATTCCCTCTTGAACTCCTAGCCCTCAATATTTCACATTCCTGACAGTCAGGCTCCATCTTGTTCATCTCGTTCCTTGATCACCGGTATACTCCCCACAGGATGCCAACATCGTTCCAGAAACTTCAACCATGACACCCGAAAGTCTCTCTCTATCCCCATTGCTTTCCGAAACGCCTTACACGTGGGTCCATCCGAATTCCAATTGTTGAACTTCTTCCTCATCAATCCACAATCTTCACAGTGAACCATCATCCACCTCCTCTCGAATCCCGATCGCCCCAATAGGTGTCCAACATTTATTCCAGGTCCCAAATAACGCCCTACATCCAAAACACCCATTACACGCGGAACATGCCCCTCCCTCTACCTTCCCCCTTGCCCATAATGCCATCCTCTTCTCCTGTAACCGATTCATTAACACAAAGGCTTTCAAATCTTCTGACGCCTCATTCTTCATTCCTCACCTATTACCGGAATCATAGACCTCTCGCCTGCCACCTGTATACAACCCCTGGGACCCCAACAATCAAATAATTGAGTGTTCGCTACCAATGCCCATTCCCGATGTGGACATTCCTGCAACGCTAATGAAAATCCATCAAACGGTAAAAATTCACACGTAAAGCATGAATTAAATTCACCCATTCTTCTCACCCACGACCCGGATCGTCCCAACAGGATACCAATACCCTCCCACTTGACCATCCTCCCGTTCCTCATCTATCCGATTAGCACGACTCACACACCTATCCACCATCTTACATCTATCCCCATTCCCGCATTCCCGACATCCCAATATCTTGATTACACGCTCATCCAGTTTATTCTTCATTCTTCACCTATTACCGGTATCACCGGCATCTCATCATCTGCCGGTATACTCCCCTCCGGATACCAACAGTCTACCCCACTAAACGTCCTCCTCTGATCTATCCAATACCTCCGAGGACAATCCCCTATCGATAACTTGAAATCAATATATGGCCTTCCACCACATTTCGTGCATGACTTGAATTCACTCATCCCGTTCCTTAACCACTAAAATCGTCCCAACCGGATGCCAACACAACCGAACATCTAAATCCCTACACCCTAAATCTTCCCTTATCCAGGCACAATACCCGTACCCAGACCCCGTCTTCCCTCGACAACATTCTGAACACCCTTCCCACTTATTATTCATCCTGCTCCCATATCACTAATATCGTCCCTATCGGATGCCAACATTGATCAAGATTACTCATCCACTTATCTCCCATTGACTCCCTTAACCAATTACAACTCCCTTGCCTCCTCTGACAACCACGACATGATTCAATATTACTCATCACGCTCCCCCTGAACCGGTATCGCCCCCTTCGGATACCATTTCGATAATTCCATCCGAACCTTACCAGCCTCCACTATACAATCATTACAATATACTCCAACAATCGCACTTGGAACGTAGATATTCTGACCACAATTGAAACACCCTTTAAACTGACTCTGCATCCTGCTCTCTAATAACCTTGATACACCCCAATGCTACAAAACAAGTCAATATCTCCTCCCGACTCTGAAGACTGTTACACCCATCATAAAAAACCTGACACTCCTGACACCCTCCCCCCTCTATCGGCGGAACCTTACCCCCGGCACTCCTCTGAATTAATGCCATCGTTCTCATCTTTTGAAATGTCATCTTGCTCCCCCATAACTCTTATCGTCCCCACCGGATGCCAATAAATCCTGCCATCCTGAATACACACTCCCGTAAAAATTATTCCACTGGTACAGATCCATTTCCTTGCAACCAATATCGTCTCCCATTCCAAATAATCCCCACAAGTCTCACAGGCCTTACATCCCTCCAAGCCCTTACTCATCCCTTTCTTCCTCCACCCTTATCATTCCCACCGGATGCCAATAAATCCTCCCCTTCCCATCATTCATACAAACCCCCAACCCCATCAATCCCCTCTGACACTGATTCTCTGACGTGATCCCCCACGATAACTCCCACAAGTCCCGCACCTCTTTAATTCATCCAATTTAAAACTCATCCCGCTCTCCCTCAACCCTTACCGTCCCTACCGGGTGCCAATGTATCCTCGTCCGCCTACATTCTTCAGATATCCCCCCCCAACGCTCTTAAATGCAAGGAACACCTCTTCATCCCTGCTCCTCCAAATCCCCCTTCACGATTCCAATCCTTATACGCTTCACACGTCCCACATCTCTTTAATTCATTATTACTCATCCCGACTCCCCGTCACAAATATGCACCCCTCCTTGGACGCCCCCGTAAAACTAAAGAGCCATCTCGTATCCTTCCCTTTACATATCGAACAGCTCGTCACCCCTGCTAATTCCTTCCCCTCCAAATCTACTGACATCCGTATGTCTGCCCACCTCTTACAGTCATAACACCATAATTTGAAATATTTAATCTCATCGTCCATCCCCCATTATACCCCAATTGTCTCAATTACTGGCTGCTCATCCGAAATCCCAATGCTCCCTTCCGGAACCCAACAGTCTTTCCCTCCCTTTGTAATAAATTCCCGGTTACACCCATCATCCGATAACTTGTAATTGTCATATGGCCGATACCCACAAGTCCTACATGGTTTGAATTCTACCATCTTTTATCCCTCCTCACGCTCCTCCATCACAATAATACTTCCCTTCGGCCACCAACAACTTGCCCACCCATCTGTCGAATGTACCGTACATTTATCGCAGTTCCCACACTCCCTACAAGATCCTCCCACACGATTCCCCCGAAATTGTGGTGCCATCCTCTGATAATCCTGATGGTAATTCTCCTCGTCTACCACATAAATACTCCCAACCGTGTCCCCAGGCTTATTCGAATTCTTCCAGGTCGTCGAATTCCCATGACATCTCGGACACTCTGTCCACTCCACACACCGATCCTTCGATATGTCCACCCGTATGTCCACCACTTCCCGACACTTGGCACAATATAATTCCGCCGTCGTCACCACTTTGCTGAATTGAAACCCACTCCCCATTAATTCCTCACATTTATTTCATCAGCCACAAATATGCACCCCTCTACCCCAGATACCCAATCATTTTCCCAATATGCCCTGTCCCACCACATCTCGGACAGATATTCCACTTCCTCCCCCATCTGTCTGCTGATAACCCCACCCTTATATCCACCTTTTTGCGACACCCATCACAAAATTGCAATGAGATCATTAACGCCATGTCATTATTCATCCTTTTACCCCAAAATCGCAAAATCGAATTTTCAAAAAATCCTGGCTCATAGAACAGGCCCCCACAAGGCACTTGCCTTCCGTTATTTTCATAGCTGTCCTATTTCAAGGCCCCTACATCGCCGACCATATGGAACTGTTGGAAGTGTTTCTGTCCCGTAACAAGAATTGGAGTGAAAATTCTGTGGAGAGGAATGGGAAAATTCTCTGTCGGGTTGCTATCATTTTCATCTTGGTTTCATATTATTTTCATCTTGGTTGCTATCATTTTCATCTTGGTTTCATATCATTTTCATCTTGGTTTCATATCATTTTCATCTTGTTACCTGGTAAGCAGTCATATGTCTATCCCTGTATATAACTCTCTATATGTCTATGTAACAGTATCTATGTTATCGTGCATGTATGTCCCTATACTGCTCAACCCATTTCCACCTCTTTCCCTACCTTCTGGAAAATATGGCTATTCCTCGATATTACACGGGTGGGGAAAGTGCAGAAATTTCTTTAGTATTATATGTAGGGGGAAGAAAAGAGGTATTACACGGGTGTGCTGTTTATGATTGGATATAGGTTTGTAGAGCCCAGAATTGGGAGATCCAATGTTGGTTTGAGATATCGTCTGTATTGAAGGCTGGATTCTCTTCGTGTCTGATTTCGTCTACCGGGTTTTTCTTGCCTTGGCCTTTGAAGAGTTGGTTCGGGAGGTTGAAGACGATGCCATTCTTTTTGTAATGGGCGTTACCGTAAGCGTGGACGACGCCTGGGGGTACGATGACGACGGCTGGGATCGTGAGTTTGAATCTCATGATAGTCTTATAGGTTGGAGAGTCTTGTCGGACGTCCCAGAGTTTAACCCACCATATTCCATAGACAAAGGCGAATAAGTCTGATTGTTGAGTATGTTGGTGAGGGCCTCTGACGACTCCTGGCTTAGTGATTGAGACATAGGCCATTTTGGGGAGGAGGGAAGTTGGGGTAGTATCTTCCCGATATATTTCTGCGAGCCAGCCTCGATTATCCATAAACTGATCTAAGGGTGATATTGAGACGTCGTTAATCTTCTCCAGGCATTTGAACCAATTCATAATTGACTCCTTTTATTTCAACAACAATTTATCCAATCCCATGCAGCCCAATTTCACAATGAGGAAGAGGATAATGATAAAGATGATGAATTCTTTAGGGGACGGCTGGTTATAGTGATTTCTTTTATTCATTATTGTTCCTCATAGAAGGTTTTCATTACTTGGAAGGTGAAATTGCGGATAGAGCCTTTAACTGCGGCGATTTTAACGATGTGATTATTTTGGTGTTGGACGGTATAGCCGCATTCGCCTTTCCACATGCCTTGGGTTAATAGATACCAATTTAATTTGAGATAGGCAACCATGATTTCTTTTAATCTTTTCATTTTATTACGTCCTCGCCTCTTGATACGGTAATGCATCCTGGGGCACAATTCACGATGAAGTTATCATCGGTATCCTCATAATTGCAATCCTTACATTTCCACCTGGATTTATAATCCATGAATTTCAATGGGATATCTCGGGAGAGACGGTGGCTCAGACAAATGGGGCATCTGATGACTCGGATCATATATCCCTTTCCCTGTTGACCGGGATAGTACCTGGAGGGGTTTTATCCCTGAAGATCCACATATCCCCTAATTGGCCACAATGATTACATTTCAATTGGACGTCCAATGTGGACAATTGAATCATAGGCACTTTTTTGATCATTTTATCAAATCCCGTGTTCCCACATGAAAGACATCTTAATTGGCTGATTTTAATCTTTCCATTTAATTGTGTAATTTTGACGGTACTGATAGTCATTCCACGTCTTTTCCTGCTGTTACGGTGATACAGCCTTTTGGTTCATTTTGGATAAAGGTTTGTTCGACGTCGTCATAATGGCAATTTGTGCATTCCCAGAGTCTTCCTCTTTCCCAGGATTGGATATCTGACACCTGAATAGAATGCGAGAGACATTTGGGACATTTGACGCCTAAGATAAAGTGAGCCATTTAAATATCCCTTTCCTGTCTTACTGGGATAGTGCCTTCCGGGATGAGGTCAATCATCCAGAAATCGAAATCTTCAAATCCACAATTACGGCATTCGACTACTCGTCTCCCGTTGGACATAATATTCGCCTCTTTAAATTCGGTTTCATTACATTTGGGGCATCGGTAATTCATTCTTTTACGTCCTCCCCCATTGTCACTGCGATACATCCTTTTGGGGTATTATCGTAGAGATTTTCAGAGATATCTGTATAACCGCATCCCTGGCATTCGTATTGCGGCTCGATCTCCAATGCATCCTGGACGATAGCGAGGTGGAAGATTCTGAATAGACAATATGGACATCTTAATTTTAAGGTAAAGTGAGGCATAATTCGTCTTGTTCCTCTCTGACCAGGAAACATCCTTTTGGGGTATTATCAAGGAAGGTTAGATAATTGCCTGTTTGACCGCATTTGACGCATTTGAGGATATATTTAACAGGCTGTCTTCGAGTTCCGTCCCAGAAGACATCTCCCATACAGTTATGGCATCTATGTTTCCCGGATTTCATTCTTTAACATCCTCGCCCTGATTTACTGCGATACAGCCTTCCGGGTTATTAACTGAGAATTCGATATTCGAACCATCATTACCGCATTTCAGGCATTGGTATACCGTATAATTACTATGTTTCGGATCACCTCTCAAATCCAATTCATGACTGAAACATTTTGGGCATCTGATCAATGGATAATGACTCATATAATTGACACAGGTGTCTTTAATGCGTCATATATGACACATTAAGACTTGATTGAGGGGTTAAGTCGTCACATATTGCGACTTCTGCTGTTGCCGTGATAGATCCTTCTGGGCCTTTAATCCACTCAAATGCTTCAACCGTGGCCTGATATCCGCAATTATGACAGGACATTGGTGAAGTTTTGGTCATACCCCCGTTCCCCGAGAATGGGGGTTCCACATGGTAATCATTCCCGACATAACCTTCAGGATTTGTAAATTCGGTTTGTTCGAGGCGACATTCCAATTCGACAGTCACTCCCAGGTTCTCGCTACCGCATTTGGGGCATTTCCATCCTTGATAACTGTAACTGGCACTCATGCTACCTCTTTTTCTGCTGTTACCGGGATAGAGCCTATGGGTCCTGGGTTCCACTTAAAGGCTGTTGATTCACTTAAATAGCCACATCCCCCGCAATAAAGATTATCTGTATCTTCCAGAAAGATTTTCGACTTTCCGACTTTAACGGTGATATTTACGTGTGATGATAAATTAGGGTTTCGAGTCCAGATTTGAGAGATATCGCACCACAATTCTTTTTTTCATCTGGATAGCCGAAGATCCGCATTTTGGGCATTTATAACCATGGGTGCAAAAAGTCATAATAGTCCCTGTTTCAACAATTTCTTTTCAGCTACTCGATATTCTATTTCCATATCTGGTCCTCCGTTCCATCCAAGAGCCAGAACTTGTAATTTCCTCAATTCCATTAATAGTCCCAATTGTTTGGCTTTCTTGATTGCCCATTTATGAGCAACATATTCGCTATTCAATCGATTTTTACCTATTAAATGTCCCAACTCATGTAATAAGAAGGCCCTTAAGTCTGGAAGTCTGAAGGCCTGATTACCAATGATGTTCTCATTAACAAAGATTTTCTTAGAACCACATCGAACCCACATATGGGTATTTTCATCTTTTTTTGAAAACTTTCTGGCCTCGATTTCGAGATTTTCCAATCCGGATATATTTATTGCCCATTTCTTCCAAACATCGAGGTCTCGTAATCTAATCAGATATGAGTAATCATTAGGTCTTATCCTTGGAATAGTCCAATCCACTTTCTTCCTCATTTTTGTTCCCAATTATCACAAGCCTCGAAGCCTGAGATCCCCACAGGTGCCGGGACACAGCTATCTGTTCCGCCCGTGAACTTCTTTTTACAGGAAGAACAGTCTTTTGTGATCGCCTCATCTGATACCGGTGGTGGGGTATTCCGGTATTTCTCCCGGTATTTATCCAAAAGCCCCTCAACCTTCTCCTCATTGAATTCGACACTGGCCCAGGATTCCAAGGCATGAATGATTTCGTGCATGATTGAATCGGCTATGACATAAGGTAAGTCCTGTTTACTGATTTCCTCAGTGTCCAGGATGCTCATGAAGGCCCCGATATCCAGGGAGATATGAGCGGGAGCCCCTGCCTGGATGGAGCCATCGTCGTTGAAGGCAGCGAACCCTGGTGTCCAATCCTGTTGATAGAGTTCAATCTTGAAGGGTTTGGGAGTCTTATCACAGGTGCAATTGCCCCCACAACCGGGTAATGACGCCTCGATTTGGGTTACAATCCTCTTCTGGATACTCCTTTTGGTAAGGGATACAGCAGACCTCAAGGCTTTCTGGATTAATGTGGTATTCCCGCCCATCGCTTGTTTCATAACGTCAGGCATATCACCGGGGAATTCCTTTTCCTCATCGATCGCCTTCAGAACGAGATTGAGATCGACCATTTGCAGTTTATCCATGTGTCCTTCCTCTTATTCCACATCTCTTCGTATTTATGTCGAGCAAGTCTATAGAGAAAGAGTTTATGTTCTGGTAATTTGAAATGTGGGATAGCCATAATTTATTCTTTCGATGTAATGATACCGAGTTGTTTTTGCCAAATTTTGTCTATGACCTGGGCTAAGACCAAGTCATCTGATTCGGAAAGAGAATCGCTCAGTTCCAATCTGACTCGATTGATTTCCTTCAGGATTGCTTGTTCCAGTTCTTTAAGTTTTGATTGAGTGATATTCATTTCTTTACTCCGTGTTTTAGAGCCGCATTCCAGGCTTGTTCCATAACATCATAGAAATCATTATGTCTCGGACAACCATAATGTTTGGTTGACTTGAACCAATCATCAAATGATTCGATGACGGGTTCTGGGTTCCTGGGGTCTTTTAAGTTGGATCTCTTATGATCACTACAGATCTGTTTGGCTTTATCCGCCCAATAGACACCAATTCCATGCTTCTCACATTTATCCCAGCCTTCTTCTGGTCCCCATCTCAGAGACACACAGTTTGAACAAGAATTAGGATCTTTAATTTTAGAGAGGGTTGGGGTTGTCATAGTCGGATTCTCCACATACGGGGCATCGAATGGCAAAACAGCCACATTCAATATATTGAGTGGTGTAATAGGGATGTATTCCCCGCTTACATAGCCACATTAAAATTGATTTCAGGAACTTCTTCATTCCCCATTATACGCCGGATCAGGACTTCTTTGACTTTTTAAATGGCCAATTACAATCGCAGTACCATCCTGTTTTCTTCCACCAGAGCCAGCCGGTAGCCAGATATTGCCTTCTTCTCAGGCAAGTAGAGCACACAGGTCCGAATAAAGGTTCAATGACTCTATATTTCTTCATTCCTTTTCCCCTGCTTTCTTCCACATCACCTTATAGGATCGTATTGCGTGATTGGCATCACGAATTGTCATTGATTTTCTGGCGACCTTTTGAATTGCCTTGTTGAATTCCTCGGGCTTACCAAACTGAGCGACCAAACCTCGTTGCTTGTTTGTCAATAGAAGCCTATGAGTTTCCCGATGATGTCTCGATAAGTGTTCGCCACAGCCGTATCTGACAAGCCACATCCTGCCTGGAGATCCATCAAGTTTCTTGCCCGGTCAGCGGCTGTCGCCAGGGTATCCCCAGACTTATTCCTTAGAGCCATCACAACATCTATTTCTTCCTTATCCAAGCCGGCACGTTTAAGGACTGTCTTGATAAAGTCTTCTGGTTTACCTGCTTTGGCCCATTCATCCCTGTAACGGTTTACCCCGTCAATCATCTCATCCAGGGTTATTGTCCCTGAATTGGTTGCTGCGAAGCAGGCTCTTTCGAATTCTTGAGGTGAGCCGTGTTTCTTTGCCAATGCCTGTTGTGCGTTTGTCATTCCTTTACCCTTCTGAAAAATAGATCATATGGAAACATTACTGTATCCAGCACGATTGAGACGGGGAAGTCAAGAATGATAATTGGTAAATCCAATGCGACCAGTCTCTTGTCATAAGACCATTCTGCCGGGACTTCCTCAGTGATATATAAACAATCAATCTTTGTTGCCGGGTAGACCCCGTCAGGTTCCATCATAAATGATATGCCCGTAGCACAACCCATCAATAAAGAACAAACCAAGACTCCTAAAAGATTCTGTATAGTTTTCATTGTCTCATTGTCTCCCTGTATATGTCCCTGAATCGTTTCTTATCTGTATAAGCATCTGCGAAATGTTCGGCGTGTCCCTCAGATACCCAGAGCTTCATCGCCAGTTCCCAACCAATGTTCTTACCTTCTTTGGCACTTCTCTCAAATTTGAATTTATCGGTCGCCTTGAGTTGGACAAGGAGACGCCTGGACGGATGTGCAGCGATTAAGAATTCCTTGAAAATACAATAGGTTCCAGCTTTACAGTAATCCTCTCCGATTTCATCCAATAGCCTGCGATACTCATCCTTATCCGTCTGTCTCATATCACACATTGGAAGTCCCCCTTATTTGACTATTTCACCTTTCCACCAGGTTATTAGCCATCTCAGGGAGACGATGATCATTAAAATGGGTATGGAACAAAATGCGAGAACGGCAGAGACAACTGCCAAGGCAAGTAGGATGGGCACGGCGAAACATGCCACGACCAATAGAAACATGATCATCGCATAACCTTCGTTGGTTACGCATCCTTGTGTGCTATCAAAGTCTGACATACCCTTCTCCCAATGACTAATTGGAAGAAGAGGTTATCATTAATATGGATTATTGTATAGAGTCCATTTCAGCAATGCCTGTCAGGACATCGTCAAGGAACTCCTCCATATTATCTCCTGGCATTGCCATAGAGGCTTCCACAAGTGCTTTCCTGGCTGCTGTAGCCTTCTGCTCCGCCTTCTCTGCCCTAAGAGTCATAGCAGCCAATTCTTCTTCGAGAGTATTGGCATGATTGACAACCTTTTGATTCCATGGCGAAAACGAACAGCCGTAAGTGATAGCATCAGTTCTTGGATGTGTGCTCATTGTTTCGCCTTGTGAATTATCAAATCAGTGTGAAATCATTGTAAAGTGTTTGATCCGGTCTGCCAGGACTTCGGAATAGAGTTCCATGATCATTTCCTGACGACGCATACGCTTCTGTTCTGCCAGAGTGATTTTCCTGGAGAAATCCCGACCCTCGATGAAGTCCATCAGTTTCCCGATCTTCTCATCCAACTGGTTCTTCTCTTCAATTACTCGTTCCTGATACGCTTCCATTGTCATTCCTCCTTCACTTGTCACCGATTGGATATCTTCCGCTTATATCCACATTTCTTACAAATCATATATTTCCGTTGCTCCTGACATACTGATCCACAGCAGGCACCTTGATTAACCCATTCCATGTCTGTTATGACTTCCATCGCACCATGCCGGCAAAACATCCTTTTAAGATATTCAATCATTTTATGTCTCCCAATTTGATCTTCAATGCCAGGATCTCACCATCTCGACTCGCCAATGACGCACAATGAGGACAAGTCAAATCCCTTAATCCCTGGCATTCTTCTTCAAGTTTACTTACCCGTTCCCTCAGTATATCTCGTTGCGTAATAATTAGTCGGATATTTGACTGCAAACTGTTGACCTTCAACGTCAACATAGCCATCAGTTCTTCCATTTTGTCCAATGATTCAGCCATCGTCGGTATTGCTGGGGGACATTGTGCTGGTGGTCTAATGTCCTTTTTTGGACTTATCGGCTTTTCGTTTACTCCACCCTTTTTTATCATGCCTTCAGTTAAACGTTCATCACTCATTTGCATGCCTCAACATCTTTCAATGCTGTCTCAGCGGTTTGATACGGCAATTCATTACTACCCCGGATGATCTTCCACAGAGATTGTTTGACAATCTCCATCTTCCGATTCAATAGAAGCACCTCTGCTTCGTGTTTGGCGACCAGATCGTGAACAGCCTCAATATACTCCCCGTTGAGTCTGTTTTGCCGCTTATCAGCCTCCAGGACCCGTTCCTCGGCCTCCGTGAGTTGTTTCCTCAACAGGTTGATCTCCGGACTTTCATCCTTATAAATCAGCAATTCCCGGCAAGGAATAGCACAAGTCTCTTTGTCCTTACAGTTTTCACAAGGTTTCATAATATTCCATTCCCTTCACCCTTCTTCTCTGCCTCGTCCCGGTGATTACAATATCGCTTACAATGATTATGTAAATCACAATCCAGACACAGGGAAAACCTCTCGTCACATTTATCCATTATCCTCCGGCGATTCCAGTTCACCAGCCAACCAGGTATTCTCGACCCAATGAGTATCCCCACCAAGACTGCCACTGCACACCACATAATTGCGAACCAGATTGATATCATTTCTTTTCCCCATCCATTGTGACTGTCCACATCTCACTTCCCCCACCGCACTTGGGGCATTCATACCACTCATCCGAATGAGTGATCGAACCATACTTCTTCAGTTCCGTGTTCCGGCCAGAACCTTCTTCGCATTATCAATCAGGATTCCCTCTTTTTGAGACATGCTGAACGGAGCACTCATCACAATATCCGTCAATGCACCTCTCGCCAATCCCAATGAGATTGTCAGAATCGCATTCTCCTCTGCCAGTTTGACGATGGCGGCCTCAATGTGTCCATTCCCATCAGGAGTACAGTCCGGGAGACATTTGACCGTCTTGCTGATCCTGTTGATCAACTGATACCAGGCCTTCGAATCGTTCATATCAAACTTAAGCCTTTGGGTGGCTTGTTCAATAAGATTCTGTTCTTTAAGTAGACTCTCAAGTTCCTTAATTCTTGCCGTGTAAGGATTCTTCTCACAGGTCTTTTCGTGATCAACCGCCGTCTTAATCAATTCCTGAGTGGGTTCTTCCCCGGCATATCCCCAGGCCTCTCCACAAAAACAACAAACTATCCCCCGTTCATTCACAGTCTTATACCTTTCCCTTCCAAAATAGTGAATACTCTCTCCAGAGTTGAAGCAATTCCTAATTTGGTCATATTGATATTGATATCCTTGACAAGGATAAGGGCTTGCCTCATTGCCTTGTTTTCATTGATGAGAATATCTGCCGAACAATGAGCAACCTTAGCGATGTAATCATCAACTTTCTTGTTTTCACCATCTAATTCCGATTTACTCACCAGTCACCTCCATCATTCTCAATCTTAATCGAATCCACGATATAATCCGGGTCAAAAGCACCTTCTCCATTCCGGCCTGCTCTCCCTGGTACAATTGCTTTTTCCCCGTCATTGTTCTTCTTCATCACTGTCAGTGTCCCCGATGCAGAAAACAACCATAGAGACTTTGGCCATTTCGTTGCCAGTCTCTTTAACGCCTTGACTGCTTTCTCTTCATCCTTAGTTAAGTTCATTTCATGGCCCTAATCCGCTTGATAATCTTCATATACTGATCATATGTCGTCGCCTTTGTTTCAGCAAGATTATGATGCCTTGTAAATCCTCGAAGAGAACTCGAAGGTATGACCTTTACCTTGAACACATAACCATCAAATCTTCCAGACTTGGCCATCTCCGATTCGGCATCACAAGCCAATAATCCACCATTCAATTCCTTCTCCAATGTACTCAAAAACGGCACGTTCCGAAATCCGATCAAGGGTTTCAAAATCGGATTTATCGGTCGATAGTCCAAGTCAGAAACCCTTGATCGGAAGATTACCATCCGACTATCTTTGAGAGATCGATCCTCTTGTTTCTTCCTTAACTCATACTCACTAATCTTGGCTCGAATCTTACTGATTTCGTGCATCCTGTTCACAATCTTGACATATAAACGAAGCAGATTCTGGTCTTGACCTTCCCTTAGCCAAACGTGCTCCAGACAGTCATAGATCCCGGTTTTCCTATCCTTTCGAGCCAAGACAATATATCTCTTTGAATGCTCTTTCATCGTCCCACCTCATTCCCTGATGCGTTCTGCTCCCACTCATTCAATTCATCCACTTCATCCTGGGTCAACGGATCTGAACACGCCGAACAAGGTGGACATAGAAAACAAGTGCATCCACCCCGAATCTCCACAAGCCTCTTCTGCTCTATGTCAGTCAACTCTGAATCAATGGTTAACATCCTAACTGCCTTTCCACTTGATATTGAAGTGTTTCCCCATTGGTATTTCGGCCAATCCAAGTCAAGTCAAACCGACAGAGATATTCCGAATCATCTTCAAACACGACCTTGGCATCACATTTCAGATAACTTCCTCCTTCAGGAGCTGCGTCATACGCCCACGACCGTAAAATGGCCTGTATCTCATTCCACCATAATCGAGTCGCCGGAGGAGGAAGAGGATTCCGACCTTCCGCCTTCTTTACCGTTATGTTTTTGACAATTTTCATAATAGTGCGTTCCTCGCTTGTCGGCCGCAGTCCCGAGACATCGGTGCCGGTTCGGGATCATATTGAGATGCGAACCCCGAGGACGGTGATCGCCAGTTCTTTGCATCAGCATAGAACTCCAAGGCTTCTTTCATGCGAATGTTCTTCTCAGTCAGATCCTTGATTTCTTTCTCATATTTTTCAATTAGGTCGTCCATAAATATCTCCCTTTGACCCTACATTGCAGAAATCAGGGTGCAATACGGAAGAATTATTCATTAGACATCGATAACTGCTTGAACCCACCATCTGCTATCCTGGCATAATAAGTCTGCCGGCCGTCCCATATATACGGAAGAAAAACCTGTAACAGATCTGCTTGATTCATTGAAATAAGCGATAGTTGAACCTCAACCCAGTCCTGCATCAACTTCCAGGCTGTTCTCTCGGCTTGAACCTTGATCTTGTCCTGGGTTCCCTTCCGAGGCTTCTTCACCTTCTTCGCAAGAATATTGTAAACGCCCTCGGTATACACTGGCAGCCGAATCACAATCTTTCTTTCGTTAGGTAGGAATACCGCGAAACAAATGGCATGCAATTTGCCATCCCGGTAATCCTTCACGATATTCGTTGCCCCACAAATAACCAAGATCGCTTCAATCTTCGAGATAGTCCTGTCTACCGGAACACTACTTGTGTAATTCTTGATCATAGACTCCTGCCATCGTTTACTCGTGTCACAATCTCGGCTACCTTATTCGCCAGCGTCCTGACGGTCAAATCCCCATCCAATTGCAAGATCGGCCGAAACACTTTATGTTCAACGACCTTGGTCCAATGGTCACAAGTCAAACAGATCTCCTTATCCATCTTGTGTCGGCCACACCAGACACAGGCACCTTTCTGATTGTAGAAGATCGCACTTGCCCGACCACATGACCCGCAAAATCCATCACGACAGTTATTATCCACAGGCTTGACCGGGTAATAAACTCTCCGGTAAAGAGCCAGAAGTTCCTTGATCTCATAATCACTCAAGCTCCTGATAAACTCCTCGTGTTTCTTTAGGTCTTCCTCTGATATTTTCAAATCACAAGCCTCACTATTCATTTATTCTTTCCCCAATCTCTTACTAATTTTGACAAACCAGGAATCTCCAAATTAGGATGTTTCAGAATCGCCCGTGATACTGCCTCCAAGTCCACCAGTGTCAATTCCGTCATCTCCACAGCACCCTTACACTTCGGGCATTCAAAGTCCCAACAACCACATTCACATCCCTTTGGAGTAAAAGGAGGTTCTGGCTTTGCCCTGTCTTGAGTCCAATCACATCTTAAACAACGCCATCCTTGAATCTTCCTCATCTTGGTATGCTCAATTCGGCTATATGTTGATTCTGCCTATCGACTTGTGACGCAAGAGTCACTATCTCTGCCCTTAAATCCATCGCCCGAGCAATGATATACCCAACCGCATCCTCAGAGATGTAAAGATTCCCCGCTCCACAGGATGTACAACCGTCAAAAGCCGCAATAATCTTCGATGTGTTATCACCAACAAGTTCGCTATTCATTATTTATACCTTTCGTCATTCAAATTTGAATCGTCCCCAACTTGGGCTTCGACTTCTACCACCGGGATCATTTTTATGACCGTTTTTCAAGTCCCTCTCCCGGTCATTCACCATCGCCACACTTCGAGCCAGATTCAGTATCTTGGCTTCCATCTGCTTGCGTGTAGCTTCCCGGCCACTCTCGAAATAATAAGGCCCTGGCTTCCTTAGAATGGCCTTGAGCCGTTCAATCTCTTCCAGTGTGTCTTCCTGATATGGAGTCAACTTATCCATTTTTCTTCTTAGACTCGGGTTTTCGTTTCTTACCACACCAGGGGCAATACACAAATGGCTTGCCTTGATAATCTCCCATCCCGTGTATCATCCCCATCGTCAGATATCCATTCAATATCTCGATGCTCCTCTTCCATTCCTTGCAATCACATTTTTTCAAATTCATATCACAACCTCTTCCATCCATTGTAGTCCACCCAGAGCGAAGGCGTGTCTCTGAGAACGTCTCTTGATTGTTCGACCCAGAGCTTTCCATTCCTTTTTAACCTTTGGGATCTTCTTCTCATCTGCTGGAGTATCAATACACCAGACCGCCCTCACCTGCCCATCTTCCCGAATACCGACAATCGCTTCTTTCTTCGCAACGGGAATGGTTTGTTCCCCGCATTTTGAGCAGGCATTCCAATGTGTCATGCCTCCCCCGGCAATCATTACTGACGATCCACAACAGTTACTTACAAATTCCTTTTTCATTCCTTATCCTCCACTACCCAAGGTTCGAAATATTGAACCTGAACAACACGACATTTCAAGTTGTGTTTTCGCAGTTCCTTCTTATGCTTCACAGCCCACTTCCGATTCTGTTTGCACCAGATCGCCGGAGTATCCCCAGTCCCCGACGACGCGAGAAAGGTTGTCCCATCCTTCCTCTTGATCTGAACAGCCCAACCAACTATTGAAAACACAATCATACTGTCCCCTATTTGACAAACAACCATGCAAAGGAAACGAATGTACAGATCATTCCAATAATCGCAAGAATGAGCCAACCAGTGTAGGAGTCTTCCGATTCATTATCAGACATCGAAAATGCCATAACGGCCATTGCTCCAATAATAGCCGCCGCAAATGAAACAAGGATACAAACCACCTTAAACAAAACCAGAATTGTATGCATAATTACCCCACTTAAAACGACAACACTAATGCTATCCACATAATATGAATGAGATTGTCAGTCACCACGACAGACCATGGACCCATTGGAGGCTCAGTAAACTTCCCACTCCCCTTGGCCTTCATAAACCAGACAACGAAATTGGTTCTATCCTGAATGAAATGTTGAATCCCAATCAGTCCAATCTGCCACCATTGAAGATGCCAGGCCATCAGCCCAATCCAGAATGGAGGCTTAGAATTCAGGAGATATGGATCTGGGTAGTTAATCACAAAGAAAAACGGAACCAAGTAAGTCAACACATGACCCAGACAAACCCAGGAAGACTTCTTCTTCCCTAGTGCCATAAAATCTGTCTGAGCGAAGTAGTCCCCTAAAAAATGAGCCATTAGATACGTCACTTGTTTTTCTCCTCATGTGGACATTTACCAAAAAATCCCTTTGCACAATTACAATTAAAACACAAAACTTGAAAACCATCCGGAAAATTGTTTTTCACCAACCATTCATAGAAATCCCCACCAAATCTCCCGATTTCCTTCCGATGTTTCTTACCTCCACCACTAATATGATCTATGGTCAAAAACTTCGGCTCTGTAACGTCACATCCTGGGCAATTACACTTATCACCATAATGTTTGAGAACTAATTCTTTTATCTTACGCCGACGATTCCTCGTCCTTTCGTTTCTGTGTGGTTTATTGTTTTTATTCCACTCAACAGACCTCTTCTTTTGTGTCTCTCGGAATGTCGGATCTTTCCAATACTTTTCCCAATTTCTCTTTGCATTCGCAAGACATTCGGGACACCTTGTCTTTCCTTCTACCGGTTTCCTCGTATAACAACTGGAACACAATCCCAACTCTTTTGCTTTTTGCTTCTTTTCTTCTATTTGATCACGAGTCGGTAATCGACTTAAGCACTTCGAACACCTTGTCTTATCCTTCTGCCGTGGATTACAATAACATTGATTACATAGTCCTAATTTCTTCGCCCTGACTTTTCGATCTATTTTGTTCATACTCAATCTCCTAAATCAACACCATACAGTATGAACATAATATTGTCAGCAAAAATGAGCAAAAATCCAATTCATATCTTCTCCTTGACCGGAATTACCGACCCATCCTGCATTATGATACTTCCATCTACAAATCCATGCCCACAACAACACGACCTTGTCAAACGTCCTTCAGCATTCAGTCTGTCTACCATATCAGCCATACAAGCGTCTACAGCCTTTATGGCCCAATGTCCTTGCCCGGTGTGTGAATCCACTGCATTCACCCACACTCTGCAAGATTTTGTTTCTCCCCATTTACACATAAAAGATTATACCCTTCCGGACCCACTCTTTGTCACAACTCATCACAATATTCCTTTTTAAGGCTATTCCTTCCCCAAACTCTTCATAATGTTCCCGAACGGGATTATTCTGCCTTATTCTTATAAACTCATCAAAATGTTACCGAGCGGGATTATTCCTCATCCCTCTCCTGCCGAACCACAATGATCCCGAACGGTGCTCGATGGAAAGACCGGGTCATATAAAGATCCCCCATGTCCGCATTGCAAATATCACAAAACATCTTCCCGTCCTCATACCGATGTGGCACATAATCCTTACACTTCGGACAAGGTGTCAAAATCTGTTGAGGCTTAAAATCTACAGTTTTATCTTCAATTATTGCAAGATGAACTGCCGGCTGAAAGACGGGATGAGTATCCAGGGAGATTTTGGACTTAGTTAGCATTGTAGAAAGGAGGCATCACAACCTTAGATTGCCATTCAGGACCAATCTTTATCAACATATGCACAATTCCACCGGCAGTCTTGATCGCCTGTGCTACACCAGAGATGTGTCCCTTGTAAAATTCGACAACCTTCTCACCGATCGCCTTCGTCAATTCTTCCGATGTCATCTGCTTGTGATGTAAACTTCCACTCACATGCAGAAAGATATGACCATCCACCTTATCCATCGAGGCAATCAAACGAATCCCATCCTCGAAGTCAAAGACGTGATCCCGAAGTTCTCCAGGCCTCTGCCCCTCCCCGTTCATCATCTTCTCAATGTCAAAGACTCTTGAGATTACTTTATTGAATCGTTCCTTCAACTGCTCACTCTTCTCTGGTTGCCATGTTAATGCCATAAATTCTCCTCAAAATGGTAGATTATCGAAGCCTTCAGCTTCTCTCCGAGCATCCTCTTCAGTCATACCCCGAGCCATATTATTCCTCACTTCTGCCTCAAATTCCTCATTCCTCTGCTGTTCTTTATCCCATTGTGCTTTCATCCTTTGAGCCTCCCGTTTGGCGTTTTCGGCATCACGCAGCTTCTGTCTCTCAAGATCAGCCGCGATTTTAGCCGCTTCCTTCGCCTCTTCCTGCCTGCGAACACAATGGATACAAATATCCGGTGTAGGCATAGCCAATTGACTCACAAACTTCAAACATACCGGACATCTTACCGTCTGTTCCGCCAATTCAACCTGGACAACATCCCCACTTGCCTGCTCTGCCTTGCCCTCATCCTCTAAAGCTCTCTCCACAATCCCCTTCACCTTCGCCGAAATGTAATCCATAATGAACCGACGATGTCCCCAGATGAATTCCTCATACTGCGTTGCCCAGTTACAGGGACAACCAAATACCCCTGTCTTACCATTCAGTCTCCCTTGAGCCACATGATCCATTGCAATGACAAGGTGTGGCGACCTGGCCGCTCGTTCTTGCAATCCTTCAAGTTCCCCGGCTTCCCAGTCCCCCGCCCCTGGATCGTCCTCAAAGAATGTCCGGCCACAGAATTCGCACTCAGCCCAGATACTACTGGTGTCCGTAAGCAAAGTTTCAAACAACTCACTCGGAGGATTCTTGTGAAATGGTTCTCTTATTCCGTCACTCATAACCCTACCCTCTCAAACAAATGACCAATCCCATTGGGATATCTCTCATCAAAATCATTCTCACATTTAATCAAACGATTGCAATACTCGTTATTTCCAACCGTATATGGCCCGAAGTTAAATGACATACTCCACAGATGCTTTACCATCCCGTCCACATCCCCCGATTTCATCTCTTTCATCGGAAGTTTCCAACTCAAATTGTTCTTCTCAATCACCCGAGAGAATGTGTCATAGAATGACCCCCCACTAATCTGCGGAAAGACCAATCCAACATCTTCCATCATCTTCTGATAGAAACGAGATGTCATAACCATATGCCATATACTGAACTTCGGAGCAAACATCATCATCCCCAGGGATGTTTGAACCGGAATATACTCTGTCCTGTCACTTAAATAACATCCGGTCAGATCCTCCGGTTGACTCATTGACCAGCCCACAAAATCACTCTTGAATACCAAATCGTGATCCAGCACAGCCAAATGGTCAAATCCGATGTCCCCGGCCATCTCAAACATCCCCTTTAGGCTGATTGAATGCATCTTTGAATACCGAAGAAGAGAATCTTCCTTTGAATCACAATTCCAATTCATCTCCTGGACTTCTGAAATACGAACAGGAAGGCCTCTCAGTTGCCACAAGCCGTCATGATAGTGATGGTAGTTCCCGTGTACCCCCAGAATGATTTCAGCCTCGTATGAGCCATCACAGGCCTCTAACCAGGTTCCCAGTGTCATCATTGCCACTTTCGGAACACAATGCACCGGGATTACGACCACAACCTTCTTTTTCATGCCGCTTTACGAATCTTCCTCAACTTCTTGCTTTCCTCGAAAAACCTCTGTATCCCGAATGCCGCCACAGTATCAGACGTAGAACTCCCCAACTTGCCGAGGTCTATCATAGCCATATGAAGCATTATATTCGCCAGACCACCTCTTTTGTCAGAATCATTTAAGGTCCAGACTATCGGCCACTCCAATTTTTGCGTCGTTCCACCATGATCCGCAAAGTAAACCATAAATTCCAAGTTCCTTACCCGGTGAATCATATCCTCATCATTGGCTTCCTTGGATAGTTCCATATAGATCCCGGTCGCAGTCGTCGCTGTCTTAGCCGCCCCGTGTTTGTTTACAAACAAAGCCGCCGTCAATGCTGCCACTCCAGCCTCATCATTGTGATCCTGAAAAGTCCTGAGAACTTCTATGGCCCAGGCATCCTTCCCAAATGCCAACATCAAACCTTTGGACTTCAAAGTCTCCATTGCCTGATCTAACGTCAACCCAGTGTAACTGGCCAACTTTGTCCAATCTTTCTGCTTCGTCTTCATTTTGAACATATCGCAATTGCCAGGAGCACACCAAGACATATGAAAACAAACGCCACACACCCCATCCGTATCGTCTTCTTCTCAATCTCTTTTCTCTTAACATCTTCTTTATCTGTCTCAGGCTTCTGTTCGTTCATCATCCACGGAGGAGGAATGGGAGGAGGCAACCCTTTCTCCCGGCACAAAGCCTTTTGATGTCGATACCTGGATTCAACCTTTGCTCTGAACTCCTCGTTCACTTTTTCAAGTTCCCGCTCTGCCTGGTGAGCAAATTCCTCTTTCACCGCTTCCCTCACCAGAGTCTTGAATTCTTCATCTTGCATAATACACACATCCATATAATTTGTGAACCGGCTCATCAAACTTGGTTCCACCCGGCCGTGAAGGTAATCCCCTATTCCATGCCTTCGAACACTGACAAAGCATCTCATTCTTCCGGGTAGATGGTACAGCATTATGACAGGCAACACAGCGTCCCTTGAAGTTCTCCCACCATTGTCTGCCGGCCGTATGTTGAACACAATCATCCTCGGCTCCCTGGTCCCTTATCGCAAACCACTTGGGACATAATCCAACACTGATGTCTTCAAATGAATGAGCCTTTGGCCGGCCACAATCAAGACAGATGTCTTCAACCTTATCGGTATTTACCTGTTTCTCGTCCATTTCGCCTCTCCGTCCTGTAATGTGCCGTAATAGGCTGTTTCATCAACCATTTCAAGAACTTTTGATATCTCTCATCTGCCTGGATCTTCTCCACCGTGTTGAACGTATCCCTCAACTCGTTATGACTCCAGGTCGCGTGAATGAAACTCCCACAGGCCCCACAGGTCGGCTCAATGACCTTCCCACCCTTGCACCGGGGTACAACATGATGCCCATGTGTCTTTGGACAGCCTGTCCGCTTACAAAATGCACAAGTCTCACTCACAAATCAGATACTCCAGTAACTCCTTAGTCCACTCACCTAGAGAGACATTAATTCCCTCAATCTCAAACCAAAGCACAACATCGTTACAGTTCATCTTCGTTGTCTTGAAAACCCTCAACACTGGAGATTTCCTAGAACATGCCGTCACCGTTACCTCAATCTTGTATTGCAATTTTTTAGGACTAAGAGTCTGCCTCGGTTGAGTAATAATCTTCACAAGCCGAATATCATTCTTCTGACAAGCAGCAATAAAACTCTTCAATGTCTTATATTCAATCGTTTCAATATTCATATCACTCCTCAATCCGAATTAGCCAAAGCCATCCTCTGCACCACCACATTCAAACTTCCAAAGATAACACGCTGAGCCATCCAATGACAGATACTCTCCGTCTTCTTCTCCCATGCCATATCCTTCGACAATGTCTCAATGTGCCTCTTCAATTCACCCTTCGCCGACCAAGACCCAGGAAGATACCAAACTTCCCAATACTTCCCATCATCTCCACGACGACTCCTCAGACACTCAAATCCCCAATCCTGGATCTTCGGCATATCAGTCTTCGCGTTAATGATATGACTCATGTAAAATGATGGTGAACACCAACCACCCTTACAATCATCCGGCATCTGCTCTTGAAGATCCGGGGCGAACCTATCCGGCAATGAACCGAACTCTGTCTGCCACTTCGGAGGGATCAAGGGATCATCTTCAGGCGGGGGCAACTGATGGTAGTAATCCACCGTCAGCAACTTGCCTTTACTACCCCCGATAATCCAATGCTTCCCGAGTAACATCGCCCTGATGCCATTGATCTCCTCTTCCGTCCCTGAGATCTCAATGGTGCTCTCGTCCCCTTTAACTCTTGAAGATATTTCTCTCATTTCTTACAATTCCCCTTCAAATGTTCTGTTGCCTTTTTAGACATTTCGTCACCATCACTTGATCCAAACACATAACCGCAAGTTGAACACCGATACTCCCTACGTCCGTAGTTCCTTGAAATCAAATCAAAAAACTTTAAAATCCATTGATTCATTTCTTGTCCTCCTCTTTCATGCCCAACCTCCGCCCATCATCGGCACCTTAACCGGCTTGATATGATTGCAATGGATACACCGTTTCCCAGCGGATTTCGCAGACATCCTGGGTGTATGTATCCCAAAACGACAAAGGAATGCCTTCTTTACCTGACATTCCAACTGATTCGATCCATCCGGATTCTTCCAACCTGTTAATGCCATATCAACCCTCTTTCAGAACAAAGACCACATGCTTGCCATCTTTACGAAAAGACGCCAGACATTCCGGGAAATCCGGGTCCAATGGAGCCTTGCCACATGGACGTTCCGAAGGATCTTCCGGGTGAGTGAGGAAATAACAACCCTCACAAGACTTCTGATCTTCTGCCACGACCTGTTTAAAAACCTGATCTTTATATTTCACGTTTTTCATATTACTTCCACAGTCCTTCCAGTTCCTTCTCTGTTTTCAACCCTGCATCAATCTTCTCAATCTCCTTATTCAATACCAAAACGAGATTAGCCTCGAACTCCCTGTTGTTCGCGGAGAGAAGTGGTTCAACCATCTCTAAAATAGCCTTCTCCTCGTCTCCATACTTCCCGCACGAACAGATCCCGTCATACCACGGATGCTGACACTGAACACACTTCCCATCATCCTTCGCCTTCCGGATGTGCTCTTGAACCTTTGGAATTCTCAGTATGTCGTTCACTTATCCCTCTTTATGAACAACTTGTGACCACGCCAGTTCCCAATATGTCCCGTCTTCAATTCTTCTGCATCAGTCACTTGAGTAACATCGGTGTCTTTATTCAACAAGTCCCAACGCATTACAGCCCAAAAGAAACTGCTGATATACAAATCAGCACCCTTGCCTTCAGTCTCTTCCGCTTCCTCCAGGATCTTGATAGCATCTTTAGCCCTGTCATTCATTATACCCTCTTGTAGATATGAAATGTTGCCCGACCAAGAAATAGAGCCGCCAAAGCCGCCCCCAGGAACTTGAATACATACTTCCGACCCGTGAAACGAATAGTCATCAATTCCTTCTTTTCACTCACAGGGTTCAATTGCTCACCATAGTTCTTTCCCGCTGCATTGACCTGGTCACACAACACTTTTAATTTTTCCATCATATTAACACTTCCCCGCCCATATTCCACGATTGTCGAACGGATTCGGTAGAGGACAAGGCCCCTCATCCTTGTAATTGTCACTACGCCATTCCTCCGCATTGTTCAGATATGTCTTCTCGTCCTCAGTGAGTGTCACCACGTCACACCAATGTCCCAACTTCATCGAGTTGAACACACACAAGTCTGCCCGGTTGTTAAAGATGAACCGTTGAATAGCGTCTCTCCAACAGGAGTCGTGATAACAGAGGATCTTCATCGGCTCTACTACCCGCTTACCACCTGCCGTAATCCGTTCCGATTGAGTCGCCACATAGACATAGTTCATTGGGGCATAGATATACATATGAATCACATGATACTGATCCGTCGATTTACTCGGCCGAATCCCAAATCCGATGTGCATGGTCTTTCCCGTCAGATGCTGAGTCTTATCCACAGACCTGTTAAACTCATCACAAATCACATTCGCCAACATATATTCAATCATTGTTTGCTCTCCTTATCCTCACATTGCCTGATTCGTGTCTGAATACGGAAGATTCTTCAAATCCCATCCAAAGTCACGATATTCCTTAGTGTTTCCACCAAAGCCTTCAAGCCTTCCTTCGTGTCAACATGATAGCTTCCACACCCCAGGCCATGAAACCGTTCCCGAGGGCTGGGACACCCACAGTCGCCATCAACCCGGACTACCTTCCCGTAGACCTTATGCAACTTCTCAGCCGCCTCTACGGGGATTCCAGGCCCTTCACATGACCAATAAGTCCAGGCCCGTTTGAATGTCCACCCGAAGATTCCCCCGATTACCCCAGTCTTGACCTCTCCGCTATGTTTCCGAAGTATGTCCAGGAACTCAAACTTGATGCCGGCATCCGTCAATTCCTGCTTCAAGATATCATCAGTATCTGCGTGATCCCCGGCCTTATTCGGGAAAGGCGTGTTCACAATCTTCTGCTTCTCCACCGGAAAGTCATTCCGATGTGTCGTTGTTCCATCTTTGTTATTAATAATCTGAACCATATTCTTTCTCCTACCAAGTATGCCAACCAGTATTCGATTCGCAATACTGCTCAGTCGTTTGCTTCATCACACACACAAATTTCACCCTCTCGCACATCTCCACGTCGAACTCCCCGATATGACACTTGTCCACCGGGATCTTTAAGGCTCTGGCTAACCAGGCATATGCCAACTTACGAGCCATCTTCCCACCCTGCCACATAGGGTCAAAAGCCGCGTGTGCATTAAGTTTCGCCTTCCTCAATTCAGCATCTGCCAGCCGGCCCAGGGGCTTTGTCGTCCCCGGATGACATCCCACATAGGCATCACAGTCTTTACACCTGTAGAAAGCCTTTGAGTGAAGATCTGTACGATGCAGGTATATCTCTTTCCCCGTCACCAACTCAGATTCTTTCTGACAATATGGGCAAATAGGGTTCATATTCATAAAAACCTCCTTATTCTCTGGTCTATCATTCAAGATCAATATGGTTCCAAGTGGCACATCAATGTAAGAACCAACATTCTTCGAATAAGCCGCCAACACGCCCCCACGACCATCAGCGTCAGATGGACTGCAACTGTATATATAACGAGACTCACACTTACGGCACCACGCGTTCCAGTGAAATCCAGAACGGTATATCTCCATATCACAACCACAACAGATACAGGTTCTTGTAACCATATTATGGCTGAACCTGATCGAAATAGCCTTCAGATATCAATCCACACGTCTCACAAGCCCCGGACTGTTTAATCTTGCGATTAGCCACAGGACAATCCTTATCCCCATATTTGCATCCATGTTCCAGACAACAATGCGTCTTATGAACCATATACCAGAGAACTGTCCCAGGAGTATGCTGATCCCCATACGGGAGCTTCGAGAAATCCACATCCGGAATGGGTTCCTCAACCTTCTCAGGCTCTTTCTCGGCAGGAATGACGGCCTTCACAAGTAAGAAATAAACCCCGGTCAAGAAGTCTCCCTTGATCTCTGGCCAATTCTCATATCCCAGTAGTTTCTTGATCCGTTTCAGGAACCGGGAATGATCACTCCTCAAATCATTCAGTTCTCCCCGAGTATCTTCCAACTTCCTCCTTAGTTCATCGATCTGCGGGTCTTCAACCTTCGGCACCACAGATAAAGTCTCACCTTCAGATGCCAACTCTGCCTGAAGTGGAGCACAGAACTCCGAATGAAGTCGGGACATCGAACGCCATCGATCATCTCCCCTGTCCTGTAGAATCTTCACAACGTTCATCATTATCAAGTCAGCCATATCCACGGCCGTCAACAACTTGCGATCTTCTAGTTTCATAATTTCCCCTTATTGATCCAATCTTGTAATCCCTGATTAAACTCAATTCCAAATGATAACAACTCACGACTTATTTCATCTTTCGACTTGCTTGTAGCAACATCAAAAGACGATTCTGTTATCTCCTGAAGATTTAACCCGGTTATTGCCCTATTTGCAATTACCTGCTCACTCTCATTAAATCCGTCTGTGAGCATGCCTGTTTCTTTCCATGCCTCTAATGACATAATGCAGACCGCAATTCTCCCGTCTACTATATCTTCGAAGGCAAAGATTAACTTGCTCATAGTTTTCTCACATCTATAAAATCAACCGTTATCCCTTCAAATCCCCCTGCCTGGAAAGCCGTAGCCTTGGCTTTGTCCCTGTTCCAGTCAAAATCCGAATTCCCTTCAAATTTCTCATTAGCCCCTCCTGAAAAGGTTCTAGTTTGGGGAATGAATGCTCCCTTAATCGAATAGGCATGAACCGTGAGACTTCCCGTCTTCTCCCAGACCTCCTGGATAGACTTCGCTTCGACAAACTCATCCGGTCCTGTTGTCCATGTTTTCCCATTAATATTCGACTTCGTATGTTCAATTTTGAAAATCATAAATATCTCACATCAATTTCAATAAATACTGCCGCCTCATTTATCATCCAAATCCGTCCTCGACACTTCTCCCCAGTCATCATCGTAAAAGAAATCGTCTTCTCCAATTCTACTCTGCCACGAGTCACCCTGACAGATTCACTCCCAAGTGCTCCCAATTTGGCGACAATGCCTCCCTGTCCATCCCCAGGGATCTTGCAACACTTCTTATGTTCCAACATATCTATCGGTGTCGAAAATCTTGATCGACACTTGGGGCATAACACTAGGTCTGTCGGATACCAACTCATTTCCCTGTCATCTTCCTCTTCACCGGTGCATATTCGTGAATCGTATCAATCACAATCAGGTCCTGACCGGCTTTCCTTGCCTTTGAAACCAGTCCCCCAAGCGTATGTTTCTTCCCATCCTCGGTCTGAAACTTATCATCCACCTTGACTGTCTTCAAGGCATCAGCCATCCTCTTCATCTGGCCCGGACTCATCGCTTCCATATCCACCCAAACCTTTGACTTGTTGATCATTTCTTCCCCCGATGTTCTTTACAGTGTTCCGGACAACAGTATCCTCCATTGTGCGAGTGTAACACATCACACCGAGGCAAATCACATTTGACCATCTTTGGCTCAGCTCTCCTGGGAAACAATGAAGATATTCCCAGATGATGTCCCGGTGGATAAAACATCATAGAATTCATCGCCATCAGCCCGGCTATAGCCACCTTCGTATCCAGAAGCCCTCTCTCGCGGTCACGACGACGCTTCTCCATCTCCGCTTCAGCACACGACAATGAATCCACAATGATCACATGCTTGTCAAAGTCCTTGGCATCATCCATCGCCGTCAACATCCTCTCTGCCTCTTTTGTTGTGACTTCTGGAAGATCCACAATATTGATGCCTTCCGTATCAACCAGTCCCCTTTGAGCAAGAGCAGCAGTCAAAGCCGATCTTGTAAGATTGTGGCTCCCGTCTCCGATAATTCCAACCCGAATATGTGGCTTCATTGTGTTATCCAGGCTTTCATCACTTCCCGAACCTCTTTATCATCCGTCTTTTCTAACGCAACATGCATATCAGAGAACATTGCAAAACAAGACTTGGGATCATTCGGCATTTTACCCTCACAGACCACACGATTCGGCTCAGTCGAAACTCGATTGATTTCCCAAATGTGGTCGTAAATTCGCATCTGATACTTCATTGATTTCTACCTTCTCCAGAATACACAACGACCCGTGCCGGATTATTCTCCATCTCACGAATCCGATGTTCCAACTTCTTAACCTTTTCCTTAAGACTCTTCAGTTCAGGCTCGACACCTTTCTGAATCTCCTTGGAGATCATATCGGCAATTGCTCCCTTAGACTGACTCATAATCCTTTACCCTTCATAAATTTATCTAATTCTTCCGCATTCATGTCGGCAATCTTTTCATATTCCTCTTCAGTGAACTTGATTGAAGTGTCATCCCATTCGAGAGCCTCTTCAATAATGTCCCTCGCCCGATAACGAATCCAGTCATAGCAAAAAGCGGCCGCATCCCCATATTCCTGATGAAAAACCTCATAGCGGTCCTCAAGATCACCTTTATGTTCATCGACATACTTTTCGATGATGGTTTCTTGTTCAACCAGACTTAATTTAGCCCATTCATTCCTTGTCATACCCAGACATTGCGGAAAAACAGTTACAATACGGAAGAAATAGTTACATGACAGCCCAAATCAAGATTTTTGATTGTCATCTTCGATTCTTTTTCATCCCCGAGTATCCATCTGTAGGCACGGGATTACCCTCTTTCGCCCGTTTCGCAGCCATATTCCTTGTGACCGCCCTGGCGATCTCATCCAACTTCTTTTCAGCCTTCTTCGTGTAAATAGCGAGGCTTCCGTGAGGATTCCGGTTCTCCGGGGCATCCCAGATAACCTTGGCCATCGCCATCAACTCCTCTGTCGTCTTTCCATCAAGTTTCATTTCTTCCGGACCTTCTTGACCTTCTTTTCTTCCCATTTGACTTCGACAACCTCATTGATCAGCCGTCTCTCCTGTCCAATCAATGAACACGCGAATAAAGGAGACTTGAACCCATAGCTTTGACCATCCTTGAAGGTAATCTCCTGTTCCAAGAGAACTCCCTTACCCAGTCCAAAGTCTGGCACCTTCTCCGACTTCGACCTGATCACCACCCGGCCAATAAATGTCTTCTTTGCCAACTTTTTCATTCGTTCCCCGTCATATGTGAGTGTGTTGCCATCTTCTTCACAAGTATCCCGATCTGGGTTTCAAGAATCTGAACCCTGGCTTCGAGCTTTCCCATCTTGGCCTTCATCGCCCTCTCACGCTTGTAATGTGTCTCAATCTGAGCCTCGTATTGCTCCTTCAGTGTCGGGGATCTCATCCGATCTCCTTCTCCAGGATCGCGATCTCCTTATCAATGTCAGGGCGAATCCCCTTGTTTTCCTTCAACATCGACAGGAAGAACTTCTTGAAAATCATATCCGTCAAGATGTTTGCCTCATTACAATACGGATACCCGAACTCCTGGAGGTTCTTCACCCCCGCCTTAATCAACTGCTCACGCAAGTTTTTCATAACATCCCCACTTCCTTCCTCTGTCTGAGGAATTTCAACATTTCACTTCCGTTCTTGAAACAAGAACACTCCCCGTCCATCTGCCCCTTCCGACGACCATGCTTTACAATGTGATACTCATACGGAATAGAACCACAGTTAGACTTGAACACAGGACAGTCATTGCCACAAGACGAATGCACACTACAACAGACCTCATACAGTTCATCTGCAAGGTCCTGGTCTGGTACCTTCTCACCCTTGATTATCTTCATCACAATATCATTCATAACATTCCCTCTTCGTGTTTGTCCCTTAGAAATCCCAACATCGCCGAACCATTCTCCCTCAATGGACATTCCCCACTATTCCAGATCGTAGGAGACCCCTGCACCTTGTAGACTGGACATTCCGTACACTCAGTCCGTTCAATCTCACACAGGTCCTGTAGTTCCAAGGCGATATCTCCGTCTGTCACGACCTCGTTCTTAATAGCCTTCATCAAAATCGCGTTCATTTTTCCCAACTTTCATCGTTCAACAAATGCTGAAGCGTCGAAATCCTTGCAACCCATTGTGCCAGAAACAATTTCTTACCACTTTTACCATTCACAAATTCTCCGTTTGGCAAATTCTTGTTCCTATCATAAGCCACCTGAGCCGACTCAAGCAGGATCTCCACTCTCTTCCTCATCTTCATTGATGCAACCTTATATCTGTTACCCCGAATTCCTTCAGCATCTCCAACAGTTTCGGGTCTTTCCGTTCCCAACCTTCAATCAACTTCTGAATGGCTGACTGAGGCCCTTCCAGCGTGACCTTCGTCCCTGGACTTATCGGTCTAAGGGAAACCTCATGAACCAGAATCACATCCCCACTCTCTACAAGACATGCTGCCCAGGTTGGTTCGCCGTGATCCGGAGTCCCCACATAAAGCAGCCGAACTTCCCGACTACCAAAAAGGCATAGTTCTCCAGCTTTTAGCCTTTTCACTGTTTCGACTTTGGCCTTAACCTTAATGATCGGGACCAAGGCCTCTTCACTCGCAATCGTTTCTTTCCCGTTGTCAATCCGCTTCACAATCCAGACTTTCTGGCAAATCGACACGCCCATCAATTCGACCTCACTGCCACTCTTCGTAAAAACACAACGATCACCTGTCTTCATAATCACTCCTGTCCGTGGTTCTCTCCACGCATAAAGTCTGTCACTTCGGACTTCTTCATCACCGAAATGTTTACACGCTTCCGCTTTTGGGGAACATAAGTAATCGCAGATTGCATCATCGGGATTTCAGCAACCTCAACTCCCTCGTCCATCTCTTCGATCCAACAAGAGTCTTTCCCCCAATCATCCCCAGTATTCTTCTTCGCAACCAATTCGTCTGCCTTCGTCTTATCCAGAAAGACACCAATCGGCTTCGGCTTGCTCTCGTAAGAACAACACTCTTCAATTATTACCACATAGATTTTCATAATCCATCTTTATCCTTCTTGATCAATGTCTCGAAAGGCACACAGGCTGACTCCGGTGGACGCTGAAACGTGTCATGCTGTGGAGTTACCACAGGCTCATGCTTGCTTGCCAGAAATGCCACCAGTTGCTCGGCGTAGACAAACCCATTCTCACGAGCCGCCTTGTCCGCCTCCATTGTATCCAATTGATCCCCGTCCCGGAACAACAACCCATCATGAGTTGTGATCACATTCTGAGGCTTTACATTCACGGTCACAACTCCGACCCTCAGTGTCTCAACATAGTTGAGAAAACTCGCCAATACCTCTGGTTCCAGATAGATCGTGTTGTTCTCCTCTATCCCATTCTCGGTCGTCAACTTGATCATCCCATTCTCAACGTCAACATAAACCCCATCACCAATATATTGCTTGCTCATAAAGCCTCCAATTTGCTGGTTATCAGGTGAATGGTTGCCTGTCTCTCCGGGTTCATATCTTCCGAATAACAGGACACCCATATCCTCCCGCAGTTGTGGTAAAACTTCCCGCCGAACCCCAAACTCCCGCAGAATCTCCATTCGGCATCATGATCTTCAGTCACGTAATGAACGAATGAATCCCGATTGGACGGGTTGGCTCCACCCTCCGTCACCAGAATGTCGTAAATATTATTTGCTTTCGTCTTGTTCATTGCGTCTTAAGTCCATTCTTGCTTCGACCAATTTATCCCACAATTTCTGCATCTTGAACCCGTGTCTCATCTGCGGTGTCCATCTCCATCCCAATTCGGCTTCAAGTTCTTTTTCAATTGCTTCTCGCATGAGCATACCTATACATTGCCAGATTCACTCCCGGATACGGAAGAAATCAGCCCTTTCGTTTCAAACTTCTCTCGGCCTTTTTGACATCCTTAATCAACCCTTCCGCCTTTACCTGTAGAATCATCCAAGTGAATCTTTCCTCCCAGGACTTATCCAGATGATTCATAGTCGGTTGAAATCTGATTGCCATATCACGAATCAGTCCACCAACCTCTTGTACCATACCGTAGTGAAACCCACTTCCCGTATATCCGGTCCCATCAAGTTTAGCAATCCTGGGAGAGACATCAGTCATTAACAATTTGAGCATCTTCTCACGCCACTTGTTAATCTTGACGGCCTCTTCGAGAAGATAATGAAGTTTTTTAGACTGTTTTTCCTGTTCGGGTGTCATATTCATACCTATACATTGCCGAAAACAGGCTAAAATACGGAAGAAATCAGTGTCTCCGAAGCCCTACCGACACCCTGGGTATCCTGGCCGGCTCATAATGCTCCACAACCCTCAATAAGATAGTCCTCTTGGCCCCAGAATCGTCTGTATCATGTGTCTTGATCGTTGCCTTGACCGTATAGGTTTGCCCCTCTACGAGCCTTATGGCACCGTTACTCGCCGCCCAGAAGAGGATGTCCCCATCCGTGGTAATGAAGTCGTGATCATAAATAGGCCCGAATTCGGTCTCCCGAGTCGTTACCTTTTTGACCGTTAATGTGAAAACCCTTCGTTCTGCCGGAAATCCAATATGTTTACTCATTCTGTCTCCTAAAACACAAAAAGCCGCCTTGATAGACGGCTCATTATACTCTGGTCCAGAAGAAGATTAGACGAATTTGACTTTATCGCAGAGTTTCCGGATCTTGATCCTGTGTTCCTTCGCCTGTTCCGGAGTCATATCGGAATAACAGAAGCCATCGCAGAGATCCACAAGTGCCTTGTAATCCTCTGACTTCCAGATTGGGTCCCCAGTCTCGACAGGAGTCACCCATCCTTCTGCCAAAGCCACTTCCAGAACTTGATCAGAGAAACATCTTAGACAATAGGCTCCTGGCCATCCAGCCCAGTTATGTCCGGTAATGACGGAGGCTCCTTTGCTTTCGCTAAAGGTAATAGCCTTTCCAACTCCGCCACATCCAGCTTCCATAACAGACTGCTTCTTCGCTTCCATGTCCTAAATGCCTCCTGAATTGCTTTCTCGCAAACCCCACTACTCTCATTGTTGACCGCCATCATGTGATAAAGAGCCTGGTCATACCGGCCCTTGATCTGAGCTAACCCGATGTGCTTCACTTCGTGACATTTTGCACATAAACAGATTAACCCCACGAGCTTTTGAATACAAGCCTTCTCATTATATTCCCAGACCTCGTGACAATGAAGCAATGACTTACCACCGGGTTCACCACAACAGGAGCATTTGTGACCGGCGTCAGCATAAACAGACCGGCGAATGGTATCCCACTCACCAGTCTTCAATAACGACCTCAGATTCCGAAAGAACGATGTCCTCGGGACCAGATCCGGCACAAGTTTGAGATTACTTGGCATCACTCTTACCTAGTGCATCCGGGACTGGAGTCAGATTCTCATCAATCGGGAAAGGTTCAGTCTCGTCCGGGGCATTTGTCAACTCCGGGTCAACATTGACCTTCAAAGTTTTCGGCTCTCTCGTTTTACGAGGTTTACGGACAACCTTCGCATTAGAGGCTTTGACGAAACTGTAAATCGGCTCCGGAGTTATCAGGCCACCATTAAAGAGTTCAGAAGCAATCCGAACAACCCGAAAAGCTCCCTGTATCTTCTCACCCTTTACAAAGTCCAGAGCCTCGGACGGACTGATAAATCCGTCCTTGATTTGCCCCCAGAGATTCATGGTCCATTCCATATTGCCCAGAGTTTCCCCCGAGCAACATATCAGTTTTTCCACAGCATAGTTCGCCGACTTCTTTGTTCTTTTATCATTCATATTTTCACCCTTTGGTGTTCAACAGTCATCCCATTACGGGATAACCAAATTATTTCCCGTGATCGCCTTGAATGCACTCTTCAAAGCATCCACATTAATACCATCCTGGAATTGTTTCGTGCCTAAGTTTTCAGGCCAGATCACAACCCACGCTTCCGACATCTGATGCTTCATGAACGCCAGTGTCATCTTGACCACTTGTGCCCAGGTGACAATATTCCCGGTCGCATTCTTGATGTTCGTCTCATCATAGCCACAGCCCAGCACACAGTGACCACCCCATTCACCACTGTTCCACTTGTAGTCCCAGACTCCCGAAGCCGTCTGGTCCTGTTGTGCCTCTTCCAGATTCACACCAAGCAATAGAGATCCGAAGATCGACACAGCCGCCGCAGCTTCCTCCAGGTTGAAGAGATTGACTCTGGCAAAGGCCAATGCCTTGACTCCCCCGATTCCACCCCGAACGAGTTCCTCACAAAGTTCCTGAAGCACGACACCATTGTCATTCTCCCCTGTTACCGGGTTAAAAGACGGAGTGGTTGCCCGGCTGTAAAGATCGAGGACATCTGCTTGTGTCGGGAACTTGGCTGCTCCTGACAGATAAGTCGTAATCAAACCACGTTGATTGCCGACACCAGTAGGCCCGCAATCACCATACTTGTCATTCTCATACAATTGGAATGCCTGGTTCACTGAAGAATAATGATCTTCGACCAGAGGATGTTGTGGAACACCAGTCATAATTTTAGAGAACGGAATCGCCTTCATCAACTTTCTCTGATTCGGCGGCTTCAAACCCAACTTTGGAATGTGTATGTGACTCATTGATTATCTCTCCTTTTGTTATCCAAGCATTTAAGCACATCCATGTGCATTTGAGAATTACTAATTTTTAGAATATTTTTGGATATCAATCTCAGTTTGAGCATCATTTAATGAGGCTCTTACATCCCCGTTATTCGTTTCAGCGATCTCGTGTGCAACCTTCCCCAGTTCAGGCCAATGCTTTAACAAGAATTTGGACACCTCTGCCACCTTTGGTGCCTCAAACCTCATCACCTGTGCTCGGCTCTGAAATCTTGTGGATATCCCGGACATCTGTTCATTACTGGTGAATAGGAATGCAACCTTCTTCGGTAGAATATCCAACAATTGAAGCAGCAAAATCTGTACTGTCGGATTAACAGCATCAACCTCTTCAATCCAAAAGACTTTCCATTGGTCCGAGATGTAATTCATTTCATTCATCCAGTCCCGGATATGTTCAGCCGTTACTTGTGCCGCTGAGAGATGCCTGATACCCGAAGAATGACCTGCCACGAATTTAGCAATGATCTTGCAAGTTGCCGACTTCCCGATCCCTGGGGGACCGTAACAATACAAAACGATTGGATCTGTGACTCCACTCTTTACCTTGGCACAAAAGACCTTGGCTATCGTCTTTCCCTTGCCAATCAAGTCGTCAGGCTTCTGTGGTCCATCCTTTATGTATTCTTTAGGTGTCATTTCAATGCATCTCTTCTTCTCTGAGTCCCCGACAAAACTGCCAGGATTCCCTTACCATTATTCTCGACCCAGGTTCTCCCGATATGGATATAGCCGTTACCGGGTGAGAGTTCATCTATTATGCCCTCTTTCGCGATCGCGTTGTTCGGAAGTCTGAAAAGAACTTTCATGCCCCGGTGTTGGTCTGTGATGACCTTGGGAACATTAGCCTCAATCTTCATTCCGTCAAGATCGTCAGCCGGCCGAGATTCTTTCATTTCCGTCTTGCCCGCCATGCCTTCTTCTTTCCTACCCACCATTCACTTAAACTCATACATCCATAGATGATCCCCATTATGAGTAACACCAACAATACGAATCCCACGGCGATTGCGTCGATAACCCCTTTGAATGTCCAAACAAAAACGGCAATCATTTCAGATCCGCCGGCTTCTTCCAGACATCTTCCGCAAACACTCCGATGAACAACGGAAGTGCTACCCCAGGACGCTCAATCCATAGGACGAAAGGCTTGTCAATCCGAACCCAAGGTGCTGCTTCTGCCATCGCACCACACCTCATCGACATCGCCACAGCACTCTGAGCCCTTGCTCCCATCTCATTCATCCGAAACTTCGTCTGTTGCAATGCCTCCGAAATGTAATACTCATCATTCCCCGTCTGCATTCCCACGATCCATCCGATATTCACCATTTTATCGTAATTAATCATCGGGAAGATCACCCCGGAACAACCCTCAATATTGTTCGTTTCATTGGTGAGTGTCTGTAACATTGTCACCTTGTCGGACAATGCGAACGCCTCATTCGGCATATGGTCCAACACCGACATAAAGACCTTGTCCCCATTCTTAGTTTCCACCTGAGCCACCGGGAACGGGTAAATCCCTCGATTGATAAACATCTTCACATTCTTCGAGTGTTCACTCTTGAGTGATACGGCCGGGAATGTCCCCTTCTCATTATATACCGTTGTCACATCACCTTCCTTGACCCATTCGACCAGCACATCCAGGATACTCGCGACCGCGAATGCCGTCCCCGGCATAGCATCCAGTTGAATGTCGAATCCGTTCTCCTTGAGCCAGGCGTTAATCACATTGACATCCAAGTCAGCCTTACGCTTTAAATTGTCTCCCAGTGTATCCACAAGGCTCTTGGCACCAATGAAACGCCGGAGAAACTGATACTGGTCCTCATTCGCCGGAGTCCAGTTCACCATCTTCCCGAGTTTCTCCCATTCCTGATGAGTCCCGAGAAAGTCTTCAATAGCCTGAAGACATCCCAGAATAGTCAGAATGACCTGACTGTCTGATTTAATCTCAGTGTCCAGACCGACCGGTGTAATGACAGGAGCAAGTTCCTTTGACCAAGCCTTCTCCGGGTCCTTGGCCATCTGACGTTCAAGAATGGCAATTGTCTCCGCAAAACTCATTCCCTTCTCCTCGAAGAGTTTGATCCCGTTGAGTGTGAAGATCTTTGTTGGAGCATCCCATCCGAGGACATCACCCTTGTTGACACACCGTTTCATCGGCCCCATGTGCATTCCCGCTGTCATTAAAAATCGTCTCATAACACTTTCTCCTTATGCTTTAAACCACACCAGATACAAATCCTTCTTACTGTTGTAGGTGATAGAGATGACATCGTCAGCCGTCAATCCCCTGCTTTTCAATGCCTCATCAATCCTGTCAAATTCTCCATCGAATATATTGAAATGATCAACCTTCTTACTTGCAATCGTCTTACTCATGATACTTTCTCCTTCACCAGTTTCTTACCACAAAAAATACAAAAATTCATCAACGAGTGGTTACTCAATCTCCATTCGTGATCAATCCAATCCCGGCAGGAACACCATTCCTTCTCCGGGATCAGAATTGTTTTCTTCCTGCGAGCCATACTTACAGTTTCTTGCCGTCCAGACCAATAATCCCACCGGGTAATGTCCGTGCTGGCACAATCTTCCTGTTCTGTTCCTTGGTCTTCTCCTCATTGTTCTTCTTGATCAACTCAAGTTCGGCATTGGCGGCTTCATCCCAAATCTCAAACGCCTTCTTGACCCCAGTCCCATCAGGGAACGGCCACTCATGCCGCTGCATCTGTGCTTGCGGTCCCATCGGAGTGTTCACCATAATCTTGAGAGTCATCGACCCCTTGACCAGCGGTTCCTCTTTCGACTTGCCGAATACCTGCACGAACTCCAGGACCTCACGGCCATTGGAATCCACATAACGATTAACCTGACGAATATCATGCCCTTGCTTCTCAGCCATACTTATCTCCCATTCTTAATGCCATTTTGATTCTCGGAACACCTTCTTACCTGCCATCACAAACTCATTATACGCCGCGTGGACCTTCTTTTTACAAAGATTGCAAATACCACACCATCCCAAGTGACTATGACATATGGAATACTTCACCTTGGAAGAAGGATGCTCACACTCCTTTACAAGACTTGGATCTTTCCCTTCCATGCTTCCTCCCATCTTTTCCTCATCTCTTCCGGAGATGATTGCGATAAGGCCACTTGATACTTTCGATTAAAATCGGACATATTGATTCTTCGAGCCTTCTCCATTACCAGTTCCAGCGACAAGTATCTGTAATGCAACAACTTGAGATACTTATTGTCAGACACGACAACTCTTCCAGCAACAGACTTCGGTGAGTGGCCTCCGCAATTTAACTCAAGCAGACAATCCTCCCGAAGCACACAACACTTGCTATACATTGGATTCGGTCGGCCCTCTTGAATAATATCAGTTAGCAAGGTGTGTCCATCATCCGTCGGAACATTCCTGGAAACCATATCAAACCCTTCTGTCTGAAGAAGTGTGATACCCTTCTGATCACTCAAATCGAACAAGTTTAGAATATCCGGGTGCCAAATGAACTCATCAATATCCACGATGATCTTCCATCCAGGCCCAGTCTTCCGATACTCAAAGTTCTTCATCTCAATCAACTGGTCGTCTCTCAACTCCCCGCCCGTGTCCCAGTTATGAACTGTGACTTTAGGATGACGCTCTAAGATCTCCCGACTGGAATCTGTGCTTCCATTGTCCCAGACAATAATCTCGTCGGCGAAAGCATAATGCCGGAGAAAGAACGGGATGATATGCTCCTCATTCTTCAACCAAGTCAACACCGTGACTTTAGAACCATTCGGTGTCATGCCAAGTCTTTTTCCCGACGTTCTTCCTTCCAATAGAGAAGACTCGCAGAACTGTAGATCCTGGAAACCCAGTCCTTGTCCTGATTCATCGCCTTCAACAAGGTCAACAGGCCAACAAGATGAGGCATCTTCATCTCAAAGGTTATATGGGTTAGCCGATTCTTGTCCCAGTTGTCGGTTATCTCATTCCAGATGACTCCACGTCTTTTCCATTCCCTCGGGCTAACACCTTCCTCGGCATCTGTGTTGTCCCAATATCCATAGAACTTGATCCAATCAGGCATACCCTTGTCAAATTTTACCATTCTGGAGGTATATGGCATCATGTAACACCATTTACCCTTCATCCAGAGGTTGCAGGCACAATCAAAATTCAGGGGATCGTGCTCTGGACGCTTTGACGCCAACATCCATTGAGCCAATACCCAAATGATTCCAATGTCCTGATCCGAGAACTCCTTGTTCACATTCCGTTTAAGTCCGAACAAAGATCTCCGAGTCTTCTTCAAGCCCTTCGGATTGAGATGACCGATGGCAAGAATGTCCTTGCTGACCGCCTTCGCACACGTCTCATCAAAGAGGGGAAGAAACTCATCCAACTTGTTCCGGGGGAACCGGTACGCCTCATATGCCTTTAAGCTCATTGAGAGATTCCTTCTGCCAGGGTCACAATCATTCGGTCCTTCACGATCGCAACCTCTCCGATCATGACATCGTGTTTTGCATTGTCCCAGGAACGAATCTCATCAGCCCACTTCTGAATCTCCGCAGCCAGTGTCTGCACCTTGCATTTCCGGTCGATTCCCCTGAGATTGAATTCTCCGCCCATAAATGTCTCAATTGTTGATTTCTCAAACATATTATCCTCCATCCTTCTTAAACTCGTGAGGAAAAGTAATTTTATTCTCAATCGTATATCCCGAGACATACGATGTTCCATCCGTGTTATGACTCCAGTGCCAGTTGACCTTCTCACCCGGTAACAACCATAACCCCTGAATAGAGCCGGTCGTCATCGGAGAAGAGTGAAACGGAGCAGCCGTCCATACTCTGCCTGCCGTATCTGTCTTCATTATACCTTCTTATTTAGAAGTTCTTTCACTCCTGCCCAATAAACATTGGTAGCCGTCTTCGCATACCCAGTAGGCCCACCATTCCAGATCCTTGAACACATCTCCTCATTCGACATCGTCAGTTCTGGATGAGTCTTCTTGGTGTGAATAAAATAGAATGACAGATACAACCAGCAGATCCTCCGTGCCGTCGCCACATTCGCAGCATCTCGTGGCCAGACATATTGAGTGTCATACAACCGATTCACATCTGCAATCACAATGTCCCAGATCTGCCAGACTCCAATGGCCTTTCCATTATCACCGACTGCCATCGGATTCCAATTGCTTTCCTTCCATCCCAACACTTCAATAAGATGCTTGAGGAAAACGAGACGACTATCATTTATTCCATACGGTTTCATTTTATTCCTTTTTACTCATTCAACGCTAAAGTCTTCTTTCCAAAGATTCCCTGAGTCGCTGAGCCATTCATCTTGGCCCTCATAGACATCAGAAATACCTCTCCATCCGTCATCCCCCTGAATTCCTCATTCTCCGGATCAACAATGTCCGTCTTCATATTCAAACTATCACGACGAACACTCGTATCATATCCATATCTCCTTAACAAGAAATTGATCTCATGCCCATCAATGCTACTTCTAACCTGCCCGACCTTCTGCATCATTGGCAATCCCTGGGACCTCACCATCCCCATCGTCTGCTCCAAAGCCGGGACAAGCCCTCTCCCTTCCGGGGTGCTTACCTTCGCCGGCAACATACTTCCAACAATCTCTAAGGATTTTTCTTCAGTTTTTACTGGGAGCATCTTTCTATCCCCGAATCTCTGATAGTCTGGCAACATCATTGGGTCAGTAGGCCCAGGAAGCATGGTAGGACCGGCTGTGCCGGCCGCAATCCTACGCCCCAGACTCTGAATCGTAGCCAGTTCCAAGTAGTTGTTTGCCACCCTACAGGTGATCTGGTCAGTCAGAATGAATACTTCCTTCTCACCCTTTATCGAGTTCTGAAATCCCTGATCCTTAATCCTACCGAAAGTGAATGAACCGTCACTCTTCGCGTAACAGACATACTTCCCGACAAATGACTTGTCAATCTTCTCTTGCATTCTCATATAACCTGTTAATCACTATCAAAGAATTTTCCTTCAACTCTTTTTCCCAAAAGACTACAACTTTGTGTCCGCACTTACGCAGATATGCAACTCTCGAACGATCCTTGGCCTGCTGTTTTTTCTGCGTCTCAGTCAATTTGGGAAACACTTTAGGATTTCCGTGCCAGTAATCCCCGAAAACCTCGATTATGGTTCCGTCTGATAATAAGAAATCAACATAGAATTTCCCATATAGTGGTGCATTATGCTCAAACTCCACATCTTCCAGATATAAAACATCTGCCACGATCTGTTCGGGTTTTGTATAAGCCCCGCTCCTCATTGTCTTGACTCCTCGCATCAGAGCGTCTTTGGCTATCTTTTTCTGTTCCTCACTGGCTGTCTTCCACCAATTAATCCTATATTTTCTTATCTCATTTTTACTATTTTCTGAATGCCTGTTTCCCCAAAAACTATTCTTTTCCCCAGAGACATCTGCGTGATTGGAAGACATTTTACTTTTGGTTGCATCCGAATGTTTTCTTCCTTTAAACGGATTCACATAACCCGGTCTAAGGCTTCGACATTTAACACATCGATCTCCCTTAGTATGTCTCGACAGTCCCTTGCCGCACCCCTCACAAAGTTTCTGGCTTTTCTTCATAAATCTCCCACTTTTAGAGAATTATGTCGCAGTCCATATCCCTTGTCAACGTTTGGTATTCATCAGTCCTTGTAGGGATCTTTATCGTCTTTTCCAGCCATTGCAACGCCAATCGGTTTTAAAGTGTGAAGGACCCTAATCATTCCTTCGTGAGCCTTCAACACATCCGGTAGCCTTTTATAACAATGCGGAGACTCATCAACCCCTGCTCCTCGAAGTTCTACCCCCACCGTCTTAACCCATTCGTCCATCATTTCCTTGGAGACACGCCCTGGCCGAATACAGACACCGGTTTTCTTATCATATTTACCCGTCGCGTCTGCACGACCCATTACACGTCCGGCTCCGTGAACAGTTGAATACAAAGACTTTAATCCATCAGGATTCTCCATTCCTTCAACAATTACCGAAATATCTCCAAGAGATCCCCCAATGAATGACTTCTGACCTGGGAAAGCAGGAGTGGCACCTTTCCGAACCACCCACAGTTTTTCTCCACCGTGTTCTTCGAGCCAAGCATAGTTATGATTATTATGAACTTCTTCTTCAATTCCTGCCCCGAGTATGTCTGAAACTTCCCGACAGACGAAATCTCTTCCAGCATAGGCAAATCTTCCCGCCAAATTCATACAAGCAATATATTTGGCCCCAAGATCTGAATTAACATCTAAAACAAGAGGTTCGACATCCATTCCATCTTTCGCACCACCGGCTTCCAGAAACCAAGTAGCCATCTTATGCCCTAAACCCCTTGATCCGAAATGACATCCTATCCACACTCGGTCTTTTTCATCGGTAAAGATGTCCACATAATGATTCCCCGAACCAACTGTTCCCAATTGTTGCCGAGCCATACTCTTCAACGGTGCAACCGCCTTCAAAGACCATGCCGAATCATCGAAAAGTTCATGTTCAACCTCGGTTACTGATTTGCGACCGATTCCAAATGAAATCCTTCGACAAATGTCGTCCATAATCTTCGAGATGTTCTTCCGAACATCTTCAGCATTCGCATTCGTCAAAACAGCCTTGTTACCACAAGCCACATCGTATCCGACACAAGATGGACTAATTTGGTCTTTATATGCAACCACCCCACCTATCGGACAAGAATATCCCTTGTGATGATCTGCCATTAATGCGACTCTCTCTGCCGTCTGAGCACATACCTTTATCTGTTTGAGTGCTCCTAAATCGATTGGATTTCCCCATACCGGCACATCTGAGTCATTGATAATCTTAATCTCAATCTCACGCTTCTCAATATAAGTCTTCCGATGTTTGATTATCTCCTGAGCAATCGGAGCCAGTAGATCGTGGTTAATGAACAGGTCCGGGTTCAGTAACATAGCCTTGAACGCGACCTCGACTTGAGGCTTCCCGAATCCCTTTCTTGACACTCCAAGCACCTTAAGAGCCGTCTTATAGATCGGCCCTTCTGCCATACCCCACTCAGATAAATCTTTGCCTGTAATCATGAAATCAACGCCCTTTCACCCTTCGCACTCACAAAATACTGAGTCTCGTCCTTGGTTGCTTCCCGAACTTCACTGACTCGACCACGACCGAACTCCTGAACAGCTACACTCCTGGCAGTACGCTTGTTGTTCGTCTTCACAACGAACCAACCATTGTTACTCTCACAATAATAGTTCTTCATATCCCTTTGCCCTCAGACTTCGCACATTCCTTACAAAGAGGGGTGTGAGGATCAAGCCAGAACCTTGTAGGAGTCCCACATTCTGAACAGTTCTCCGCCACATCTCTTTTGAATTCAGCAGGCTCGTGATGGACGATACGTCCCTTTTTCTTTGTTTTCATATCACTACATTGCTGAAAGTTGGTCGGAATACGGAACTTATTCCGCCTCAATCTTGCAATTCCCTTTCAAATGTTCCGTCGCCTTCTCAGAAAGTTCATCACCATTACTTGAACCAAACACATAACCACAAGTCAAACAACGGTATTCCCTCCGAGCGTAGTTCTTTGAAATCAACTCGAAAAACTGTGAAACCCATTGATTGTCTTTCATTTCTTCTCCTTCAGAACCTTATATTGTTTTGCCCAGGACGCCGGAGGCTTCAGGCACATCCCGTCCTTTCTCACAAATGCACACACTTTTGGCATCAGATTACTCCCACAACATTTCGGATGTGTATTACGACACCCATAGGTGCTTTCACCCGAGTCCCTGATATTTAATGGTTTCCTAAAGACATCCACTTTTACTTTCTTCATCCCTGTTCCAACCCCATCAATAATGTGTAAAACGCCTGATACGCTGCCATTCTCAACCTCGTCTTGGGAGTGTTTTCTTCATCCTTCGCCAATTCGTTAGAATACATATTGTCCGAAAGATCAGCAATCTTTACCTTCCGGGCTATCGGATTCGCAGAAACCTTGGCCACATAATCATCATACTCCTGCCCAGGTGTCTTGGTGAGTGCGGTCAAGGCCAACATCGCCTCAGTCGGAACTCCCATCACCTCTAGATCATGCATTGTAACCATGGTATCTTCAACAACATCGTGAAGCACAGCCACAATCCGATGAAGATCGTCCTTCATTCTCAAGGCGACCCCTG